CGTGAGCTTGGTATACGTGATTCTGCAGACGAATCTAGATTATATGATAAGATGATCAAAGACGATTCAAGTTTAAAATCTATAGATAGAACTGGTGAATGGCAAATTAAGCTTGCAGACGTTAATGCTAAACATGCATTAGAACAAGCCAAAGTTCAAGCTAAAAATTCTGCATCATCATCTAATAATTCTAAGTCTGGAACAAGCACTACTACTAAAAAAGCAAGAAATACTTCTGGAAAAAAGCAGCCAAGCAAAGCTGTAACAAACAATAATAGACCACAAAATCAACATGGTACTACTTCAGTTAAGGTAAAAGAATTAGATTCTTATAGACAATTATTATTAAATACAGCTTATAAAAATATACAAACTAATTCTTTAAATGCCATGAATGATTCAACTGTCACATTAAATGCTTTAACAGAGGATTATAAATTAATTCCAAAAGAAACTATAGATTTACAATTTTTCTATAATATCATGGATAAAAAAGTAGATTATGTTTTACAAGAAGCGAAAGAAAGCAGTAATAATAATGGTGACATATCATTTGATGAATATTTAGAAGAAATAAATGACATCAATAATCATGTTTCTTCTATGGCATATATGTATTCATATATAAAGACAAGTTCATTAAATGAAGCAGAAAAAGCTTATATATTAAGTAATAATGAATATGAAGAAATAAATACTGATACGTTCGATTACGATGATTTATATAAATATGACGTAGAGAACAGTACAGTAGTATATGAAAGGGGTGAATAATATGTACATAGAACTTATAGAGGAATTAAACGTTGGCTTTTCAACTGAACCATCACTTGCTACAGAAGTTAATGAATTGGCGGAATCAGATGGACAATTTAATCCTACAGACTCATTATATGTTCCTGCAGAAGGTGTACATTCTATTATAACAGGAAATTATACATATTATGAACCTAATTGTTTAAAAGAATCTGTACCATTATGGACAACTCCTTATGGCATACCTATTATCTATCATCATAAAGAACATGATAGTAAAATTATCGGAAGAATTAAAAAAGCAGAATACATAAAAGAAAGCAAAAGAACTAACACTCCAGCACTTAGATTTTTATTTGCAATAGGAGACCAAGAAGGTAAAGAAGGTGTTTTAAACAAAACACTTAAAACTTTATCTATAGGTGCGAGAGCTAAGGACTTAAGATGTTCTATATGTGGCAAAAACATAGCCAGAGAAGGTTTCTGTGAACATGAAAAAGGTAGATACTACGATGGTAAATTATGCTACTGGGTAGTAAAAAGAATAGAACCTAAAGAAATATCTTATGTGATAGTTCCTTCTGATAAATATGCATATAGTGAAGAACCTATAACAAACCAAAAAGAGATTGCCTTAATGACAGAATCTAGTAACGAGAAAGAGGTGAATGATTTGTCAAACAATATATTTGAAGATGTTTTTTCTAAGGCATTGGCAGAATCTCAAGAAAATAAGCTAAAGAAAGATGCTGAAGAAAAAGCAAAACCTAAAGAAGATCCAAAGCCAGCAGAACCTGAAGATAAAAAACCAGAACCACCTGCTGAACCAGATCCAAAACCTGATCAAAAGAAAGAACCTGAAGAAGATCCAGTTAAAGAACAGCCTGAAGCAAAAAAACCTGAAGAAGAACCTAAAGGTGATGATGGCAATAAAAATTCTGAAACTGAAGATAACAAACCTAAAGAAGATCCAAAACAAGAAGAACCTAAAGATGAACAAGACAAAGACGATGATAAAGAAGGATTAAGAGAAATAATCAAAGGCATGGAAGACAAAATTAAACATCTTACAGCAGATGTTGCTTTATTCAAAAAGAAATATGAAGAAGAAAAAGGATTAAGGGAATCTGCTGAACAAGATAAAATTAAAATAGAAAGTATTGTAAAACATGACTTAATAGAAAAAATAAATGAATTAAGAACATCTTTTGGTCTTAAAGAAAAAGATTCAGAACTACAAATGGGAACTAGTTTAGATATATTAGAAAGCGAATATAACAGCTTATCTGAAATATCTAGTTCATCTATAAATTGTGTCAAAACAATTCAACAAATTAAATCTTCTGCAATAGTAGACGATAAATTAGATAACACAAATAAACAAAATTTAAAAGAATCTGAACAAGACCAAGCTATAGACTTGGACATTATGTTTAGTAAATTTACTAAGAGATAATAAAAAGGAAGGTGGAATAATAATATGGCATTATATCCTTATACTTTCTCAGCACAAGATATGTTACAACAAGGTGCTAGAGGAGAAATGTTCGTAAATGACGGAATACCAGGTCATAGACATGACGGACAAAGAATCAATAGAAGTAACAATCAATTAAATATCAATGACCATGACGTATTAAATACTAAATATGGTCTAGACCCAAGACTACCAAGTTTATTTAGATATGGTTGGGCTTATGGTTACAATCAAATAGTTATACCTAAAGGTAGAATAGTAGCAGCAGATCCACACATGATGGTTATGGATACAGATACTATGCATTATCATAATGCAGTAACTATAGCTAATGGTGGTCAAGCAGTAAGATTAGCTCAAACTAAAGATTTCCAAGCTGGTGGAGCTTTAGCAGATTGTGCAGACCAAGCTCAATTCTTAGAAGGTAGAATATGGGTAGCATTAGAAGAAGGTACAGAAGTAAATGAAACTGATGAATTCTTATCTAAATCTGGAGGTTATGTTGGTGTAGATGGTACAGTAAGAAAAGACGTTAGACCAGCAAATGTTCCTCTAGGCGTATTAGAAAGAAATGAATATACAAGAGACAAAGATGCATTTAATGGTATCAAATTTGGTCCAATAAGAACAGATGCATCAATACAATTACCATGGTTTATAGAAGGTGAAAAAGCTAAAAAGAATCCTTGGGGTTCAGTAATAGGTAATGTAAAACCTGGAGATTTAGTATGCTCAGATGAAAATGGTAGATTTGTAATGTCTCCTTTAAATAAAAGACATCCTAATCATGCAGCTGTTATGGCAGATAATGAACAATATGAAAATGCAAGACAACAAGTAGTAGGACAAGTAGTAGAAACAGATATGTCTTTATTACCAGAAGGTGCTGCAATGTATGCTCAATGGGCATTAGAAGACAGATTAAATTTCAAAGATTTCAATCCTTATATGTGGCCTACAACTAATAGAGCTGGTGAAGATTTCGTAGAAAATCCTCCAACTTTATATCAATCAGATTTCAGATATCCTGGATATCCTTATGATAGAACTCCTATGACTAATGATTTACATATGTTAGGTGGATCTAGAGAAGGATTATATAACCCAAGATTTGATGAAAAACACAGATTAGACAGAGGTATTCCTGGTCTATTAGATGGTTATAACGCAGTTATAAAAGCTTATGGTTCTGACAAAAAAGAAGCAGATACAACTTTAGCTGGTAATCCTTTATTAACTGTAGCTCATATATCTACTATAGCTGAACAAAAAGTTATAGATGATGCAGATAGAAGAGAAATATTAATACCATTACCAGATACTAATCTAGAATTAGCTAAAATCCAAATAGGTAATGAAACAGCAGTAATAATACCTAATGAAATAGTTAATTTAAATACTGCTCCTATAGATGCTGGAAAATTCGATATAGTATACGTTGATTTACATAAAGGTCAAGTAGCTATAAAACAAAAAACTGTAGTTGATAAAGCAGAAAAGAACGTACCTATTAAAGTTTCTTATGTTAAGAGAGGACAAGCAGGTGTTCCAACTAACCTAGACTGGGACGGATGCAAAGGTATGGTAAGAATATTAATGAATAGATAGTAATTAATTTTAATCGCAGGGGTTTATCCCCTGTGAACAAATACATAAATAAGGAGGAAAATAATCGATGAATTATTTTGAAAAATATATGCTTGATTTACAAGAAATGAGAGCTCAAGCAGAAAAAAAACGTGACAACAAACAAATCACTGATGCAGATTTAAAAGAATATGATAATCGTTTTAGTTTATGCGAAAAAATGGTAAGAAACGCATACGGCGATGATTCTTTAGGTTCAATGACTATACAAGAAGCAATAACTTCTACAGACACTATGCAATTAATACCTAAAGTAATAGAAGGAAAAATGAGAGAAGCAAGTGAACCTCAATATATAGGTACACAATTTTTCAAAAAAGTAAAAGTAGATAGTGGTCCAGCTGCAGTTTATGTTATACCAGTTACTGGTGAATTAATTGCTTATGAAGTTGGTGAAGCTGAACGTTACAACGAATCAGCTTTCGATGTAAACACAATCGAAAACGCTACTTTACAAATCAAAATGAAAAAATTTGGCTGTAGAGTTAGTATAACTGAAGAAGCAGTAAATGATTCTAGTTGGGACATATTAGGAATAAACTTATCTAAAATGGGTAGAGCTATGGCTAGAATAAAAGAAGAACAAATATTTAAAACTTTCTCTAGTAAAGGTCATCCTGTATTCGATAATTTAATGGCTGCTCAACAAGGAACTCCTGAAAGAGGAACTACAGGTAGAGGTAAAGATGGTAAACTTAATGGTACTTTATCTGTTGAAGACTTCTTAGATTTAGCAATGGTATTATTAGGTCAAGGATTTAATCCTACAGATGTTATAATGCATCCACTTGTATGGGTTGTATTTGCTAGAAACTCTATGATAGGTAATGGTTTAACTTATGGTGCATTAGGTGGTAACTATGTACATCCAAATGGTGCTATACAAGGTACACCAGCTGCATTTGGTATGGCTAATAGTGGAGACGGACAAAAGTTCATAATGAAACCTGAACAAATCCAAAATAGATTACCTGTAATGGGATTATCTGTTTCATTCTCTCCATGGGTTAAATTTGATAAAATGAATAAACTTTTTGATTGCTATTGCTTAGATAGAAATGAAGTAGGTATATTAGCACAAAGAGAAGAATTATCTTTAGATAACTGGACAGATCCAGAAAGAGATATCAGATTAATAAAAGCAAAAGAAAGATATGGTATTGGCGTATTAAATAATGGTAGAGCTATAACTGTTGCAAGAAATATAGCAGTTGCTACTTCTTATCCAGCTCAACCAGTTATAAACGTAAGAGCAACAGAAGATGGCATAGGATATCCAGATACTCCTACTAACTAATAAGAGGTGATATTATGGCACAACCAATAGCTAAAATAAGATTAGCTCTAGGTAATGTCGGATTCTATGATTCTCTTACAGGTGTTAGACTAACAAAAGCTGAACCAGAAGGAATAATATATTCTGGGAAAAATACATCTAATATAAAAAAAGCTATCAGAGAGGGTAAAGTAATCTTAAAAGAAGGTTCTTTATCTTCTCTACAAATAGAACCTGTATTAAAAAGAGAAATAGAAGTCGATAAAACTCCAAAAATAAATACTGAAAAAAATTTTAAAACAACAAAAAAGGAAGTAAAACATGTTGAAAAAATAGAAACTCCTGTAGTTTCTAAAAAACAAGAAATAACAGAAAATCAAAACCAGATAAAAAAACTAGCAGTTAATACTGCAAAAAATAAGAAAGAAGAAAAGCCAGATACTAATAATGTGTCTGAGAATAAAAAAGAAGACAAGAAAGAATAATGGCATATACATCTTCTTATCATGTTCAAGGAGCCTATGCAGATTTAGCATTAAAACAAATAATTATTGAAACTAATTTTAAAATAGATACATCTTCTATATCTATGGATAATATTTTATTATATAAATGCCTAGAAGATAATACTCACGACAGAGTTACTAATTATTCTTTAGGTGCAGATAAATCTGGCAAAAATATAATTATACAATTTGAAAATTATCCTGAAGATAATAGTAGATATTATATAATAATTAAAAATCTAGTAGATAAATTAGGAAGACAACTAAAAGAAAATTACGATAGATATATATTATTTTCTTATAATATAAAAACAAAAGTTACTATAACAAATCCTGTAGAACAATACGTTTCAAACAATAGTAACGTAGAAATCAAAATGGCTACATCATGTGAAGATAAAGGAATTAAATACCGTTTAGAAATCTCACGAGATGTAGCTTTTTTTAAAAGCGATTATATTATATTGTCTGATAACAAAGAAGAAACATATGTATCAGATAATGAAAGTTATGGATTAGTTGGATACGAAATAGAACAATCAGAAATAAAAGCTCTTATAAAATTTAAAACTGATGGTCAGTACTACATTAGAGCAAGAGCTGAAAAAAACGAAGCCATAGCGGGAAAATGGTGTAACAATGCAATTTCTTTTTCAATAAGTACTGCAGAATCTCCTTTAAAAGACGACTCTGGTTTTTTAAATGATTTTCTATTTTCAGATGTGTTGTACGATGAGGGCCCAGAGCCATTAAAAATTGTCTCTAGTACTTCAGATGGTACAACATCTCAACAATTTTTTATAGAATTCAATAAAGATATTGAATTTGTTCAAGACAAAGATTCTCAATATTCCGAAGATGGTTTATTGTATATAGGAAAAGCATATATGGTTAGGAGGGATTTATAATGGATACTATATTTACTCCACCTATAACAGATAAGGTAATCAATAGAGGAGGTCGTGAAAAAGTACCAGCATATTTATTTATCGATCCAGATGAACCTAATGTACTTTATGTTTATTCAAAAAATGATATTGAAATAAAAGACAATTCTATATATGAATTAAATATTCCACAAATCAATTTTAATGATAACTCTACAGAAACAAAATTTAAACATACATTTATAACATCTCCTTCACCAGTATATGTTGATGTTGATGATGTATTAAAAGAATGTCGTAATATTCCTATAGATAAAGATATAGTTATACATAGTATAAAAGAAGCTAGCAAGATAGCTGATTATTGGGCTTATCATGATATGGGTGATGATGCACCAAAAACTGAAGATGATAAACTATTTAATTTAGATAATATAAAAGAAGATTACTATCCGTTTTACATGTTTGTTAAACATCAAGCGATTGCTGAGAGTTTAAAAACATTTTATATAAAAGCTGTTTCTCAACCTTATAAATTCAAAGATATATTATCAGATTTAGAAAGAGATGAAGAAATGGACTTAGCCGCTATTAAAGCATTAATAGATGATTTAGAAAAAGATGCGGAAGATTGGTTAGAATTAATAGTTACTATTACAGCAGATCCAAAATGGGCATTACGTGGAAAATATTCATTTGCTATTACTAGTAAGATATATAGACCATATCATCCTACTCTTATCGATCAAACTGGTTGGTCAAGGGGGTATTAGAGCATGAAAATAGATTCTTTAAATTATCGTACTATGCAAAAAATAGTAGACAGATATGGTTATAACTTTTATGTAATTAAAAGATTTACAAATGTTAGATGCAGTTGTGTAGATCCTGTTACTAAAGATGCCAATGTTGATTGTCCATTATGCCTTGGAACAGGATATAAAATCAAAGTTTATAAAGCTCATGGATGTATTCGTGAACAAAAAGAAAGAGAAATAAGTATAGCTCAAAACATATCAGCTTCACCAAAAATTGCATATATTCAAGGATTAATAAGATTAGAAAAAGATGATTTGATTATAGACGATGAAGATATCTATCATATATTCTCTGTTCAGTGGCACAGAGGAGAAAAAGGAGAACCAGGCTTTACTCGTTGTGTATGCCCATATACAAAAAGCAACGATTCTGTATTTATTAAAAATTTTTGGAAGTTAATCAATGAGCATTCGTTACGAAAAAATTAATAGAAAATATGATAGATATGTCAAATTAGATACATCAAAAAAGAATATTATTCTTTTAGGTAGTGGTTCAACTAGAAATGAACGATGTAATATTATTAATCCAGTTACGTTAGATAATGCAGCATATTTATATGGGGAAGATTCACAATTATATAGAGCTTATAAAGATGCTTACAACATAACAAATATGCCTAATATATATACAGTTAATTGCTATACCATAGACGATTATATAGATATAATTTATAAAATAATTCAGTATGATTTTAATTATATAGTTCCATTAGGAATAAATTTTAGAGAAATATTATATTCTTCAGACACAGAAGAAGAAAAATATTATGCATCTATAGTATTAGATGTCATATATCAAGCAGAAAGCTTGTCGACACTTATAATGACAGATTATCATGCATCAGATTATGAAGATATAGATTATTATTTAACTGATCAAAAAAATATTGTAAGCAAATTTATTAGTAAAAACAATAATTATGACACATTAAACAATTCTGGTTCTAATTTAGTATTTACATTAAATATGTTAAAAGACGTAGAAAAATCAAATGTTATTCTAGCAGCATTGCTCTCAATAAATGATTCTTCAAAATATTTAGATGCTATCGATTATGAACCAGTTTATGATATAGATAATCACGATTTGCCTAGTTATTGTAATTATGTTTATTTTAAATATAATTTTTTAAATAAAAACACAAGTGCAGAAAATCTAGTTAATTTTAGATTAACAAACGATGTTTACAAAAAAATACTAATTGATGAATTAATAAAACAAATAATTCGTATTTTAGATTTGAGTGAATTTAAAGGTAGAATTTATACAAAATACGTAGATTTGCAAATCAAAACATCTGTAATAAACAAATTAAAACCATATGATAAAAAAATATTTAAATCTTATACACTAAAAGATATAAGATTTGTAAAATTAAATACCAATACAGGTTATATATATGTAGAACTGTCTATAGTACCTTATGATTCATTTGAGAATGTAAATATAATAATGGAGGTATAAATATGAATAATCTTGAAGATTTATTAAAGCAAAAAGATTTAGACATACTAAATAGACGTTCAGTCATACAGCATTCTGTAATAAACATTCCTAGAAACAAAGAAACAAAATCAAAATATGATAAAGCAGAAGGCAATGCTCAATTATTTGATTTTATAAGTTTAGTTGGTCAAATAGTCGAATCTATTTATTCTGATAATAATGAAGAGAACAAAGTATCGTTCTTTCCTAGATCAAAAACATATTTCTTAAGAGAAGATCCAGATCAAAAATTTAGAAATCCAGCCATTACTTATCAAGTCATGAATAGAAAAATAAAAGATAAAACATCTAAAAATCCACAATTAAGAGAAAACGGTTTTGAAAAAGATGATGATAGAACTTATGAAGTATTTACAACTACTTATGTTTCAGTAGTACGCTTTCAATTTTTAGCGTTAGAATATAATACTGCTTTTAAATTAATGGATGAATTTGAAGATATGATGGTTGAATATGCAGGATTTATTAAAAGCAAAGGAATAGTAAATTATTATTTATTAGAACAACAAGCAGACGATTACAATACAGACTTTAGAGATGTTGTTGATCAATTAACTTTAGACTATTATGTAGAAACTCAGAAAAACAGAGTAATATTTAGAGAGAATGCTAAAACATTAATTATAAATGGGGAAGCAACACACGAAGACTTTAGTCCGATACCTGCTAACCCAAAATATGAAAATAAATAAAGGAGGTAAGATAATGGGTATTTTTGAAAGTGAATTAACATTACCTGGTGTTATAACAGAAGTCGTTAATGACTACTCATCAGGATATGATAAGAGTTCATGGGGTACTACAGAATCTGTAACTATCATAGGGACAGCCTTTAATGGTCCTGTTGGACAAGTTGTAAAAATATATAGTAAGGAAATGGCTAAATACATATTTGGCGATTCTTTTGATCCTGTTACAAAAAGAGAGGCATCATTAGTTCCTGAAATATATGATGCTTGGGATAAAGGATGTAGAACTATATATGCAGTAAGAATATCTGGTAAAGATATGTATAAAGATTATGATCTTGCTACAGAATCACCTTTGAAATTAAGATTAAGTGGTAAATTCCCATGCAATGATAACAAAGCCTGTTATATGACTTATCAAGCTACTCAAGGTTCAGAAAAAGCTTTTGGTGAAACTGAAGGTATATTAAGAATATACAAACCAGCAGATAGAACTGTTATAAGCGAAAAAATGGCTGGAGTAGTTGATAATCTAGATTCTATATTAGTTACTGAAATTAGCTTAGATGAAAATGGATTTACAAAAGCATCTAGATTAATAGATTTAATTAATTTAGTTAACAATAATACTGAAACTAACAACGTATTAAAATTAAGTTTAGTAGATGAAAATGGTGTTGAAAAAACATCTGCTACGAAAGAAGTTCAAGAAATAACTATAGGTGCTTTATTCCCTGGTATATATACTATATGCAGAGACGAAGCAACTACAGATGTTAAAGTAGTTACTGATGTATCTGTAGTAAGATCTTCAGATGCCGAATTATATCCTGGATGCACAGAAAACGTATGGAAAAAATTAGTTATAAATACTAATCCTGCATCTGCATATCCTATATATGGTAAAGTATCTGATTTAAAAATTCATCTTCCAAATTCATTAACTATAGATGAACACTACAATTACTTAAAAAATGTAGGAGCAATAGATACTATAGCTACTAAAAATAAAATAGATTATGAAGAAGTCGATTTAGACGGATTCGAACTTTATAAAAAATTAGGTACTGGTTATGCAAGAACTGCTACATTAAAAGAAATGAAGAAATTAGTAAGCGGATCTGAAGAAAAAGGAGATGCTGTATATTCTACTAAATATAAAGTAGTTCCAGCTCCAGATGGAGATGAATACAAAGTAGTAGGCATTAATGATGGTATTTATTCTACATTACAAATGCATGAATCAGATTATGTTGTATTAGCAGCTGCTACTGCTGAAACAGATTTAACTGAAAAATTACCTAAGAAACAAAGATTCTTAAGAGCTAAATCAAAAATAATGAAACTTAAAAACGATAAAAATGAAAACGGAGTAATTAATGTTTCAGCTAAAATAGACAATAAAGATATAAATTCTCAACAAGTTATGTATGATATAAAAATAGGACAATTACCAGAAGGAGTTACTCAAGAAGGTATATTAAAAGATATATCAAAAGCAAAATTTGTTAGATTACCTAAAGTAACTGAAGGATTAGAAACAGAAGGAGTTAAGAAAAATCAATTAGCATTCACTGGATCTAAAATACAAACTTTCAATGGAACAAAATTTGTAGACTTAGATTCTGCAGCATTTAATGATTCTTATATCATAACAGAAGATGCTGGTAAATTAGCTATTTACCAAAGAGAAAATGCTGATGGTGGAGCATATTCTAAAATGGAAGACTTTAGTGTATTTGGTACAAATAAAGCTTTTGTTATAGCAACTTTAGGAACTAAAGCTAATATTTATATGTTAGATATAGCTGCTAAAACTGTTGAACCTTTAATGAGTTTACAAGATTTAGCTGATGAATCTATAGATGCTACAGATTATACTGTAACTTTCATAGAAGAACAATTCCCAATATTAAGTGAAGATACTCCTAATCATACTTATATAAGAGTATTCTCTAACTTATTAGAATATTGTTCTATAGAAGAATTTGTAGAAGAAATGAAAGGTATAACACCATTAGCTAAAGTATTTGATTTCGAAGTTGCTGATGTAGTTTCTGCTGCTGATGATTTCCCAGAAGAAGCTATATCTGTAGTTGAAATGGACAAAGAAAAAGACCCAGTATACAATACTACTTTACATATACCATACACTACTACAGACAATTTTGCAAGACATTTAGCTCAACATTGTTTATATACTTCATTAAAAACATATCCAACTCATGGTGTTATAGGATGCGATAGATTAAATGCAATATCTTTAGGAACTATAGCTAAGAGAGTTGAAGAAATATGTTCATTAGATTTAGATATGTATGCTAAGAAAACTAATGGTAACAACATGTTAGATTCTAATAACTTACCATATCCAATAGGTAGATGTCTATCTGTAACATTTATGCAATATCCTATAGGAACTGGTAATGGATATATGTATACTTCAAGTGGTGCTGCAGGATATGCAGGTATGATATCTACATTAGATGCAGATAGATCTTCTACAAATCAACCAATAGATATAGAAGAAGATAACTTAATGTTTAATTTATCTGAATATCAATTAAAACAATTAAATACTGCAGGTATAGTATGTTGTAGAGTTTCTACTACTCAAGGTGTTGTTGTAGTAGATGGCATAACTCAAGCTCCAGCTACTTCAGTATATAGAAGATTATCTACTACTAAGATAATAAATGTAGTTGGTAGAAGATTAAAAACTGCTATTGAACCATATATAGGCTTACCACAATCTGATGCATACTTAAATGCTATGGAAACTGCAATTAAATCAACTATGAATCAAATAGTTGGTGTATTAATAAATGATTATAACTATGAAGTAGTTACTGATCCAGCTTCAAGAAAACTTGGAACTGTTAAAATAAATTATGCTATCGTACCAGCTTACGAAATAAGACAAGTTTATAATAGTATATCAGTAACAGATGCTAATAGCTAGAATATAAAATTATCGAGAGGATTATTCCTCTCGGTATTCTGGGTATAAAGAAACATAAAAATTGATTTTCAAATATAATAAAGGAAGTGAATTTTTATGGCTAACATGACAGCGCAAGAATACGCTAACACTTACACTACTTTCGGTGGTGCTGATATAACTGCAACATTCAATGGTAAAGTCATAGGAGAATTACAAGCTATTTCATATTCAATAAATCGTGAAAAAGCTCCTGTATATACATTAGGTTCAGCTGAACCAAGATCATTCTCTAGAGGTAAAAGAGGTATAGCTGGTAACTTAGTATTTATAGTATTTAATAGAGATGCTTTATTAGAAGAATTAACTACTGGACCAAAAATATCTAAATATAGAGCTAATGATACTGCAACTTTCTTAGAAAATGATGAAGCTAGATTCATGAGTATAGAAAGTTGGGATAAATATATGTCTAACTTAGCAAGTCCTAACGGATTTACTGGTGGTGGAGAAACTGGTGGAACAGTTACAGATTTAGTAAATGATTCAGCTACTCCAGTTTATGCCGATGAAATATTACCATTTGACATAACAATAACTTTATCAAATGAATACGGTAAAAAAGCTAAAATAACTTTATACGGTGTAGAGTTATTAAATGAAGGTATGGGATTCTCTATAGATTCAACTACAACTGAAAAAGCATATACTTTCGTATGTAGATCAGTTGATAGTATGGAAACTGTAGATGAAGAAAACAGAGGTAAAATATACTCAACTTGGTAAAATACACAATTGTAAAAAAGTAATAATAGGTAGAAGGTCATGAGATCTTCTACTTTTTTATTATATAAATAAGGTGGTGAAATTAATGGCTACTAAATTTACTATAGATGGATACGATAGTTATTCTGGAGCAGATATAGTTGTAATTGCACAAATTGCAAATATCAATGGTAATAGCGACATAAGTAAAAAATGTTATGTTTTAGGTTCTTTACAAACTATATCAATTTCTACATATCAAGATAAAGCACCAGTAAGAGCTTTAGGTAATATAAATGCACTAGATTATGTAATGGGTCCTAGAAGTATAGCAGGTTCATTAGTATTTGCTGTATTCGATAGACATTTTGCATATGAAATATTTAATGATTTAAAAAAATATACAGGTACTAGTGTACTATTAACAGATGAAATACCACCTCTAGATTTAACTTTATGTTTTCAAAATGAATATGGGAAAAGAAGTAGAATGACATTGTATGGAGTAAAAATGGTATCAGAAGGTCAAGTAATGAGCGTAAATGACTTATTCACAGAAAATACTTATCAATTTGTAGGAACAGGATTAGAAAATCTTACACCAGAAGATAGTAATTATCCGAGCTTAAATCCTACTTCACCTGGTACTAATCCTGTTATAACACCAACACAAACTCCATTTGATAAACCAAATAAAATAGATACAGGGTCTAAATATACATATAAACCAAGTAGTAGTCCTGGTACAAATCCTAAGAATAAAGGTAAAGTAGAATACGTTAAAATAAATAGACCATTTACTGATGATGATTATGGACAAATAATTATCGGATTAAATAATCCGACAGCAGTTAATGCATATTTAACAAGTACTAGTGGTAACGGATTCAAAGATACATTAAACTCTGATCATTTTAGTGGTCTTAATAATTGGACTGTTTCAGTTCCGCAAGGTACGTATAATTTAACATGTTATGACAAGATAACAGGTGAACAAATAGGCAATTATGAAAATTTAGTTGTTAAATATCAAAAGAAATCTGAGAATGTGAATGATTATCCTATAATTAATTATGTTTCTAATTCTGCTATTGAAGCAGAGATAAATAATCCAGAACATGATCAATTAAATCTTTTATGTGATAAAACACTCGTAGATACTCAAAAAGTTAAGAAAAATACACATGTATTTCAAAATTTAACACCTTCTACTGAATATAAAATATATAGTAGTAATTCAGAAGATGAAAATAGCTCTTCTAAAATATCATTATGTAATACTTTAGAGTCTTTACATGAAACAGAAAACGGCTTTAAAAATTTCGTATATAGCAATAAAAATTTATGGGTTAACGATTTAAGCACTATAGATTTTGAATCATTCAATACAGATGATGCATCTAATTTAATAGATAAAATATTAAATATGGACTGTAAATTTAAAGACGAGTTATTATTATATGCAATTATATATCAAAATGATTTTCTTAAATGTGCCAATAGTGAAAATGATATTAATGTTATTTATAATGATAGTATACTAACTCCTTATTTTTCAGCTAAAAATTCTTATAAAGATTTAATATTTTATTATCTCAATGATAAAGATTTTTATTATGGGGACACAAAAAGTTATGAAGATTATAATTTTCGTCTAGGCTATGATGAAAAGAATAAAAGATACTATGTTTATGCACTTGATAAAGACAATATAAAAAGTTTAAAATATGATTTTTACAATTACGATATCAGCGAAAAAGACGAACTACAAAACTATAAAAAGAAAGAATTAAATATAAATGATTATGATTATAAAAATTATAAAAATACATATCCAGCAATGAGCGAAGAATTATTAGAAACTATAATTTATAAGGATTATAATACGCCTAAATATTCTATATTCGAAGCTCCTAAAGTTTCATATGATTCTACAAAAGAAGAATTATACGTAAAATTATATTCAAGAGAGTTGATGAATAACAATACAAAATATTATTTATGCATACGAAAGAAAAGCGATGCATTTCAAAAAGTACCTATAATTAAAATAAAAATTACTAATACAATGGATGATTTAATACTTAACAAATACAAAACTCATATTCTTAGAAATAACTATTATTTAGTTTATATAGAAGATGAAAACAATGAAATAGTTTCTAAAACTTCAATAGTTAGTTCGTATACAGATACGTCTGAACTAGATAATTATAATTATGATATCTTAAAAGAAAAATTATTACAAATAAGAAATTCATTGTTAGATAAATATTCTTGTAAAGATTTAATAGATTCTATATACTTATCTGTTTTATCTTATGATTTAAAAACAAAAGATACATTAGAAGTATTCTTACAAGAATTATTAAATGAAGGATTAGATACTTTACAATACAGTAATTTAGATGAAATATTCTACGATATATATTCTAAAACTTATGATTTTTCAATTAAAAATAATGAGAAGTTCGAATACAACAATGGTATGTTCGGATTTGAAAATTTTGATTTGTCTACAATAGTATTAGATTTTTATATAGATGAAGAAAATCCAATAAAACAATCAAATATATCAGATATGGCCTATGTAGATTTAAATAATAGATCTAGTTATTATACTATAATATACGGAATAAACAAAAAGACAAAAGTAAAAACTGGTTTCTTTTTAAAAAACAATATGAGCAATAAAACGTACTCATACAAACTTGATATGGTGGAGGTGTCTAATTAATGAGTTCTAATTATTATACATATGGAACAAACCTAAGAAATAAAGAATTCTTTACAAGTACTGTAAAAACTAATTATGGTATTAAAAGATATTTTTCAAATATAGATGCCGATGTATATTTTGGAGATAAGAAGATTGAGGATATAGTAGAAATTCAATTTTCAGTAGAAGAACAAAAATTACCTATTTTTAGTTACAATAAATTTTATGCAGACGTTATAGTTCCAGGACAAAGAATTGTTCAAGGCACGTTTATTTTAAATTTTACCGATGGAAAATATATGGACACAATTCTTAGTGAAATACCTGACTCTGTTTATAACGAAACTACATTTGATCAGGAAAAATATAATCCTGGTGGCAATTCAAAAAACAGTGCATTATTTGGTAAAAATTTTGATATTATGTTATGCTACGGAGATTACAAAGAAGAAAATCCTTCTTATAATGCTACGGTTCAAACAATATGCGGAGTACAAATAAATAATACGGGAGTAGCACTGAGCGCTAAAACAGGCGAACCGATATTGGAAGTATATTCATTCATTGCAAAAGATTTTCTAGGAAATGCTTTGGAACAATATACTACAGGAGACAATAATCAAAACAACAATAATAACAATAACAATAATGATCAAAAAGGCGATAACAATAGCGATAAGAACAATTCTAATAAAGACAATACAAATAATAATACAAGCGAAGGTTTAACTACAACTGCATATTATACTCCAAAAATTGGCGAAACTTATGCAAGCATTAATGTGTCATTATGGCATGGTAATTCTAAAAACAAAGGTATGCTTTCTAAGTATAGTAAAACAGCCATATTAGACATAACAGATGAAAAAGTTATTAATTTTAACGTCGGAGATAAAGCTACTAACTTTAGTACAAAAACTACTTTAGAAGGTACTTATAAACAAAAGACTTCGCAAGGACAAAATGAATCTGGAGAACATATGGGAGATTTTGTTTATGAAATGCTATTATACTCAGTATCTATACAACCTAAAGAATATAACGGTGTTGAACAAAATGGACAATCAACCAGACCAATTATAAAAAGATTAGATAGATATTTTGCCGAAAATCCAGATGCTGCAGTGAAAGGCACATTATCGTATTCTCTTACTGTAGGTGGAAAAACTTCAGATCACAAAGAAGATGTCAATATAACATTTAATAAAGATGGCACATTTAACTTAGATACATTTATAACTGCTAGAGTTAAAGATAATCAAAACAACAGTAAAGATGATAAAGATAAAGGAAGTTCATCATCAACAAAAGGCTCATTGAATGCGTCATCATATTCTGTATTTGAAGAAGACAGTACAGAAGGAAATAGCGATTTAAAAGTATGCTTTTATAATAACGATAAGCAAACTAGTAATTCATTTAATAATCACAGTAAGACGGCAACTTTAAATATTACTGATGATAAAGTGCTTACTATGGGAGATCCAGAAACTGGTCGCCGTAGAAGTATGGCAAGAGATGTTCAAAATTCTAATACAAGTTTTAGTACAAAAACTACATTAGAAGGAGAAATACGCAAGATTGGAACTACTAAAGATCAACGAGATATCTTAATGTATTATGCTAAATACGATGGTTCAAGACCATTGATGAGAAGATTAATTAGATATTTTAGAGAACATCCTAAAGACAGCATAAGAGGTACTATAGAATTTTCTGTAGCGTCAAATGGAAAAACTGTTGAATATAATGAAAATGTAAATATGGTTTATAACAAAGGAAAAATAGATGTAGAAAAGAAAATATATGAAAATATGAATTTTAACAACAATGGCAATACTGGAGGTTCATCAAATAGCAATAATAAAGACGATAGTAATAATGGTAATAATAATCATGACAACACAAGTAATAAATATAAAACATTTGGTGGATGCGAAGAATACAAATTTAATAAAGAAATTGGTTATGATATTGGAGTAATGTTTTTAAATGAAAAAGCTACAGGCAAAGGTACATTTAAAAATCATAGTAATACTGCCCAATTAGAAATAACAGACAGTAGAGTATTAAATTACGATTTAAAAACTCTTGGATTAACTAATCCTTCATCTAACTACAGTAAGATAATTACTATGGACTATGTAAGAGAATATGTTGGAGGAAAAACTGACGAAAATGTAGCTGGTAATGCAGTGTACTATAATGCTCATCTAGAACCGAAATCTTTCGGTAATTATAAGTTAAATGGTTATATGGAAAAACCAATAGTTCAAAAAATTAGAGGATTTTTCTTAGCTCATCCAAATGAGTCAATTTCAGCTACTGCAAAATTTTCAATGGCATCCAATGGAAAAACCAAAGAATATAAAGAAAATGTCAAAATACCATTCCTTACAGCTCAAGGCAAAAAATTGACCGATGTTGTAGAAGACTATATGAATAAATAATGGAGGTACATAAATGAAAACAACAGAAAAAACAAAAACTCAAACAGAAGAAATATTAGATACAAGTTCTATAGAATTTGATCAAATGGTTCAAAAATTAAAAAAACAATATGGTGCTATATATCAAATAGAAATAGCAGATCAAAGATTTATATTTAAACCTTTAAGTAGAAAAGAATACAAAGAAGTAATGTCATTAAAAACAGACGAAGATGATGATTCTATATTAATGAAAAGAGAAAATCTAGTTGCTAAATATTCTATAGTGTATCCTTCAGCTAAAGAAACTGAAGTTTTACTTGAAAGATACGCTGGTATAGCTGAAGTTATATGCGACGAATGCATGAAAGTTTCAGGATTCTTAAATGATCAAGAAAGAACTATAACTAAGTTATAAAATGAAAACTAGATCAAGTAATTATAGTGCGATCAATACCCTTGAATCATTAATAAATAAATATTCAAAGCAATATAAGAATATTGAAACTTTTGCAATTGATAATGATATATTTATTACTAGACCCTTAACTAGAAAAGAATTTAAGGAAATTAATGGCAATACAGCTATATCTAATATAGATAAAAAGGATATGATATGTAAAACATGCATATTATATCCTCCAAATTTTGATTTAGATAATTGCATTGCTAGTTTACCAGATGAACTATATGAAAGAATTATAGAACAGTCTTGTATTAAACAAGAAAATATTTCAGAATTGATTACAATATTTAGACAAGAAATGGAATACATAGATAATCAAATGACTTGTATCATAGCTAAAGCATTTCCAGCATACAAAATAGACGAACTAGAAAACTTAGACATGATAGAATTTTGTAGATTATTTTCCAGAGCAGAATGGGTTATAAATAACATAACCGAAAATTCTGAAATAGTAGATTTAGTTGAGGCCATAAATGGAATTGATACAGAGGTATCTGAGGATAAACAAACCGTTCCTCAACAGCCAAGTAGGCCAGAACCAGTTAAGCCTCAACGAGATGAAAACATAGAATATGATTTACCAGATACGAGCCTAGACGATAAGCCAATAAGTAAAATGACTCCTGAACAAAGACAAGCAATGGATGATTTTTATAGACGTTATCCTCAATTTGATAAATCAACAGATTATGCTTATACTGGTAGAATACCACATGAATACAAAGATCCACCTGCTCTTAGACCAAACTGGGGCAGAAGAAAATAAGGTGATAATAATATGTTAGGACGTAGAAAACATTTTTCTAAAAAAAGACTCGATGAACAACGAGACGATAGTAGATCAAAGCGTTTTCTTAAGGCAGGTGGGACTGCTCTGGCTTTAGGGGCTGGAGCAGTTTTTTTAAATCATTCTGGTTTAAGTAGACGTTTAGGAGAAGTAACTGAGGCTATGGCTCCTATCGCTAAAGATATTCGTAAAGATTTAGCTGGCAAAAATCGTCGTGATTTAGGTGTATTAAAAGATGCTTACATAGATCACATAGGCGCCAAAGGCTCATTAATTAAAAAGAGAATAGAAGAAAATAGATTAAAAAACAAAAATAAAAGGATTACATTATCAGACAAAAGAGGAACACTTAAAAATATTAAAGATATAGTATTGGCTACTGATGGAGCTGGTAGAAAAACTATGCTCAAAACAAAAGTAGCAGATCCAAAATTAAAAAAAGAAGCTTTTGACAAACTTAGACGAGATCCAAGATACGCTCATATTTCTGATGATAGATTAAGACAATTAATAGAAAATGTTTACTTAAAAGTTAATGAAGATGTAGATGTTAGTAAGATTACAGAGGATACAATGTTAACTCTTATATCTCCTAAAACATTTCAAGAACAAGGTATACATCCTATTAATCAAGTTGACTTTGTCAAAGAAGTTGCGTCTTTTAAAAATCGTAGAAAAGTTGAAACCAAAGCAGCTGAAAAGAAATATAAAGATGTAATTAAGAATGATATAAAAAATGAAGCTTTGTCCTCTAAAGGATTAAGCAGAATGAGTGGCAATAAAAAAGCTAACCGCTATAAAAAAATAGATAAAATAGCTAAAGATAAATTTGGAATTGATATAGATTCAGAATATTTAATTAAAGGTAGCAAAGCATTAACTCTTGGAGATTTAGTAGAAATGGACAGCACTGGTAAATCTTTATTAGACAATGCTGATTTACAACAAAGTCTTGTTAATTTAATAGAAGAAACTACTATCAATGGCAAAAAGATTGAAAGATCACAAAGTAAAGAATTTGATATTAAAAAGAATATAGAATTCTTAGTAGATAGAGCAAAAAAAGATCAAGAATTAAAAGATATAGTAATAGATGATACTATACGTTATAGATACAATTTACTTGGTGAAAAAGACTATTTTCAATTATCAGAAACAAATAGTTTAATCAAAAAAGTTAAAAATACCTTTAAAAACACGTTGCCTGGACAAATATTATTCAAAGGTATAGATGACAATGAGCAACCGGCTATTGCATTTATAGAAGGTGGTAAACGTTCAGCAGTTGCACATTTGCAAAAACAAACTAGAAACATACCGGATGAAAGATTTGACAATATGACTGAAGGACTCATGGTAAGTATAGGTGGAGTTCTTCGAGATATGACTGAAGATACATTTGGTAATATTGGACTAACTGCTGATCTTGGCAAAGTAAAAGTAGTTACTGGCTATAAAGAAAAGATGGCTCAAAGATTATTAGGTTCTGGTGATTTATATAGACCAGGAGCCAATAAAGATGGCTTTTCTGAATTATTTGATCTTAACCAAGAAGGAAAAGGTGGATTCTTTTCAAGACTAAAAAGAAAAATATTTAAATATAATGATCCTTCTTGGGGCATGAACAAAATAGAAAATACTAGAGAATTTTTAATAGATGCTCATCTAGAGAAAGACGATTTGTCTCAATTATCTAAAACAGTAATGCAAGATACTTATGATGATATGCGTTATACATTTAATATGCTAAATAATAGAATTCAAGGTGTTACAGATGACATGCTTGATGCAGTATTAAATGGGCGTTACAATAACAGATTAAGTGATACAAATAAAACATTACTTGAACAACTATTAAATGGCAATGATATAGACGACATATTCAAAACCATAGAAACAAATCAAAGTTCTATAAGAAATCAAAATCTTTTACAATTATTAGAACGATATAAGAAAGACCCCGATTCCGTAGAAGATTATATTAAAACTAAATATATAGAACGAGCTAATTTTATGTCTACGTTCTTCGGTGAATATGCATTAGATGAAGATGTATCATTAAATGCTCATGGTCAAATGAGAATTGAAGTATTAAAAAATATATTCCAAGATATAGATAATACTTCTGATCTAACAAATAGCAACACAATTAATATGATAGAAGGTTTAAGTAAAGATCTTAATAACCTAGAATACGGAACAATGAAAGATATTAACATTGTTGCTATGTATGAAAAAGATATTAATCCCAATACAGTTAGAGAATATTCAGATGATATAGATTCTGTTTTTACTGATAATAGACTTGGAAGATTCTTTGATAGAATTAACAATAATAGCAATTTTAAAGATGAACTAAATATGGATATCGAATTTATGAAAAAAGATATAGGTATATCTAGTAACAAATTCGATAAAGATATCAATGAAATTATAGGCAGTCCATTTACGCAACAAACATTTGTTAACGATAGATCTATCATAGGTCAATTCCTAATAGAAGATATAAATGGAAAAATAAAAATAAATGGTGAAGGTATCAAAAATTATGCCAAAAGTTTTAATGCTGGAAGAAATGATACAGAACATCTTACAGAAACTACTTTAGGAATACAATATTTAATAGATAGACTTGATTTAGGAGTAGAAGCATTTGGTTTAGGATTATCTGATAAATCAACAGCATCTCCATTTGAAACAGCTAAAAATATTGCATTAAAACGTGTATTACCTGCTGCTGTTGTAATTAGTGCAGGTAGCGTTTTAAACTATGAGTCAGAAAAAATAACTGGAGTATCATTAGTAGGTGCAGCAGCTAATGGATTAAAAAATGTTGACATGGCTGGTAGACGTTTCTTGGATGCTACACATCTAAGTGATGCTTTTAACTGGGTAGCAGAAACTTCTGTAATACATGAATACTTATTCGGACAAAGACATTTTAATAATTATGAAGAAGAACAAGATTGGTACGATAATGGATATTCACCAGTTAGAGGTGGTAGATTATGGTCGTTTGGTTCAGCTTCAGAACTTAGAGGAAGTAATATAAATTATTTCCAACCTAACTGGTTAAAAAGAGCTCATAGTGATTATCATGATGTATCAGTATACGGTTCGATAGATGCAAAATGGGCACATAGTTGGATACCAACTCCACAACATCCATTGGCTCCTATTAGAAGACTATTAGATCCATATTGGTTAGAAAAATATCATTTAAAAGAAAATGATAGACCTTATCCTCTTACTGGTAAAATGTTTAGTGAAGGTACACCATGGGGTGCAATATTAAATCCTACTATAGGTCAAATATTAAAACCAGTACGTATGTTACCAGAAGTCAAACATAGATTAGGTAAAGACGGTAGAGATGCAAAAGCTATAATAGAAAATTTAAATACACGTATAAAACAACGTGGAAATGAAAATGAAGATTTATTAATAGCTAGAGGAACAGATATAAGAAATGCAGAATATGTACCATATGGCAATCCAGAACCTGATGAAGTTAATATACAATTTAGCAGAGGCCGTGGAGAGATTAAGGGCGTTAACTTTATGGATACTGTTCAAGACTTAAAAGAATATGAAACTCCTAATGGAGAAACATATCAAGAAGTTGAATATGGTCAACCAACTGGCAACGTTAAGCAAGTAGATAAAACTATTAATAAATTGGATCAACAAGTTCGAGAAGGACAAATAAGTGAAGGTGGAGCTAATGCAATAAGAATAGTTAAATCTATAAATACTGCAATAAAAAATAAAGCGACACATCGTAAATCTCAAGTTGCATACCAAAGAAATATTAATGCATCTTCTGGGCCAGATAGAAACGAAGGAGTATTTGTATATAGAAATCTAGTTAACGAAAAGCTTAGAGCTGATGAAAATTACTATACTGATATGGATACCAAACGTATGGTCGATAAAAGCGTATTGAATGATTATAGAAAAGATGCTATATATAGTTTAAAACAATTAACAGGTATATATGGATTCCTAGGAGAAAAAGGCTTTGGAGAGAATGCTTATACATATAGATATGAAAATGCTGGCAATATGACTTCGTTCACTAGAGGATTCTGGGATGCATCTATAGGTGGCGTAGGTGGAGAATTTATGGAAATTGCTCGTAGATTCTTCCCTAATCAAGATAGAAGTAGAATTAATATAAATCCATTAAGAAATAATATGCCCGATTGGATTCCTGAAACATATCATTTTGGTGATCCATTTACTCAAATACCTAAAGGTGAAATGCGTTTACCGGGTAAAGGATATGAAACATTAAATGCACTACATCCAGACCAGTTTGGTGAATACGGAGCATTTGATAGATATAAAATATTAGCAGATATAGCTCCAAACTCTGCAGAATATAAAGCATGGAAAAAGATAGCTGAAAATACAGTTACTGATCCAGATTTACAAAACCAAATGGAAGACATAGCAGCTCGTACTGCTAAGATGTCTGGTAAACATGAATTCTTTGATTATAAATATCTACATAACAATACTAAGTATGAAGATGCAGTAGTTAAATCTATTAACTCTGATGGTTCATTAACATTAGTAAATAACCAAAAAGTACAATTAGCTGGTATTAAATCAAACGAATATACTCAAGATTATTTAAAAGAAATATTGATGCCTGGAGACAAAGTTACTCTTCGTACAGATAAAGATATGAACTACGACAAAGATACAAATACATCTACAAAAAAAGTAGTTCTATATAAAGAGTCTGAAAATATAAATCAAGAATTATTACAACAAGGCGGAGCAAAAGAAGATAAAGAAGACAATTCTGCTTTGGCTATTCTAGGTAAACAATCTGGTACTCAAGAAGTTCTAGGTTCAGCAATAGAATTAGTAGCACATGCTCCTATACCATTAGTACACAATAAACTATTAAAAGTAGAGTCTCCATTAGAATCATACAAAAGCGAATCTATTTATGGTCATAGTTTTCAAACATGGGATCATCCTATAAGAAACTTTATAGAACCCGCTTTTAATAGACAATCAGATAAAAGTATTATCAATGAAGCACTGTCTTTAGGATATGCAATGTATCATTTTAGCAATATTTCTAATAAAATAGAATCTAAGGGTTTACACTTTGCTAGTTCTGCATTAACTGCAACATTGAATCCAACTGCATTTGTAGGTGGAACAACTGCGATGTTTTTCACAGGCATGACCAACATTAATGCATTTAAAGATAGAGGCAGTTTTAAGACAGCATATCAATTAGGTTCTGAAATAGGAACAGCTCTAGGAGCTGTAAAATATGCATGGGACAATGCAGATAATCCTATTAAATCTACTGCGTCTATGGCTCTAGCTGGTTTAACAATGTCAGAAAAACTTGCTAAGTTTGGTGGAGCATTAGAGGATTTAACTCCTAAAAAAGGTGCAATAATAGGTGCTGGTATTGGATTAGGTTTGTCTGCATTAAAAAATCCAGGATTTGATAAAGATAAAATGTTTAAACCTCATGTATCTAATTATGTTAAAAAGAAATGGGAATTAGACGAATACTTTGATAGATTAACTTATATAAAATACGAAGGACTATACAAGGTTGCTAGTGCAAGAGCAGCTTTATTTGAAAAAACTCCTGTAAGACAAATATTTAAAGAGATAGATAAAAACAAAGAAAAAATTGCAAAGCTTAATAGAAAAGAAAAGAAATTGGCCGAGCAACAACGAGGAGATCTTACAAAAAATCAATATGAAATAGAAGAAATAAGACAAAAAAGAATGGCCCTAGAAGAAGAAACTAATGTATTCTTTAAAGGTGGCAAATATACAAAAGCGGCTGTAGCTTATAAGAAAAAAGCAGAATCTACTATTTACGGCTTAAGCGAAACTGCTACGATAGATGAAATATTAGCTTCTATACCAGATCAATATAAAGATCATTTTAAAGCATTCATGGATATTTCAAATAAGAAAGAACAAAAAGAAATATTAAAATATGTCCCTGAATACTTACAAAAGCCATTGAAAATTGCTTGGGGTGAAAAACCAGATAAGTTAGAATCAAATAATAAATATTTTAGAAATCATGATTTGCCTTCTATGGCATGGAAAGGTTGGAAACCTAATGTTAATATGAAGCATGTAAAAATAAAAACCATAGAAAATGAAGGTATGATAATGTCCGACTTTGGATATTATGATTCTGAAAAATCTAAAGCTTCATATGAAATGGCTCCAGAAATAAAACATTATGATAGAAGAAATAGAGGTGGAGCTATATTTGGCAAGGCTAATATAACAGCAGCAATGCATGGTGTAGGATTAAATGCATCAAATGTAACGGTAGAACAAACATCAAGACCTGGTTTATGGTTTGTATCTGATATCACAGGTACAGTAGATGATGTAAAAAAAGCAGCCGGTTACCAAGCGTATAATGCTGTGCAATCTGTAATGTCAAATCTATTTTAAAGCAGAAGGTAACACTTCTGCTTATTTTTTATGTAATAAATATTATAGAAAAGAGGTGCATATTATTGGCTATTAAATTTAAAGACAAAAATAACACTAATGTTTTTACTAATGAGCTAGCTATGAATCATTATGAAAAGCAAACTAAACAAAGTGTTGATGATAAAATTATAACGGTTGAAAAACTTACTAAAGAAATAACCGATCTTATGAACGGAAAAAGTATAGACGATTTAGACGAAAAAACTTTGAAAAAAGTAAATCGTAAACTAGAAAAAATTGAAAGATATAATAAAATGTTACCTTATGAAATTATGAGTGCAGGAATAAATTTGCAAGCCGATGCAAATAAAGTTTTACATTCAAAAGATACGGTAACATATACTTCACAAGTAAAAGATTATTCATCTAAGGCTAACGATACGCTTTTAAATAAAATAATAGAAACTTTAAATAATAAAGGTTTTTTTAACCTAGAATCAAATAAAGCTATTAATTCTGTAGATAATTTCTTAATAGATTATACAGATTATAAAGGTATAAACATGACTGCATCTATTGGAGAAATACAAAAGATACATGATAGAGTTAATAAAATGATTAATGCTAAACAAGGTGTTATACATTCTATAGATACAGAAACATTAGGTGCAACTTCTGCTACCAATGTATGGAAACCATCATTCGTTACTGAATTTGCTAAAGTAACAACTGATTTATCTAAACCAGGGCAAACTACTAAAACAAATATTTTGTTAACTGGTGATATATATGATCAAGAATACAAAAGAATAATGGAAGCATTAGAAGGTGGAGCAGCAGGACAAAAAAGAATAATGAGTGATCCATCGTTAAGAGTCTCTATGGAACGTTTTGCTTTATATGGTCATGACAAAACAGTTATAGATTACAATGCTATTCTAGGATATAGCCAAGTTAAATCTATAGCAGATGCTGAAGACGTTAAAAGTATATATGATAAAGACTTAATTAAAAAAGGTTACTATAAATTAAAAAATGCAAAAGTTAGAACAGATACTATAACTATAAACAATAAAGATATAAAGATAAAAGCTGATGTTAAACAATATATAGATTCTATAGCAGAAATGCAAAAATCTATAGTTGAAGGCAAAGGCGTTATAAATGGATATAATATAAATAAATTCGACTTTAAAACTATAAATTCTTCATTACAAAAAATGATTAAAGAAGACAGTACAGGAAATTTATTAGAATATGCCAAACTTAAATTTGGAGTAAAAGACATATCTCAAATAGGTCTTAATAATTTAGATGGCTCTGTAGTAGATATGCAAAACTTAGCCAGAGCATATACTGGAGCTTATGGAAATAAATCATTAGTTGGAGAAGAAATATTTAATAGAATACATGGACAAAGAGTAAATAGACAAGAGTATCTAGGTGAAAGATATTATGCAGATTTAATGCAAAAAGCGTCTCATGCTGCTTTAGCAGATACTGAAGTTGTACATGCTATGCTACTAAGCGGTAGTCAAGAACTGAATGGAGAATCTCTATTTGAACATATGTTTAAAGGATTACAAAACGCTGATTACTATTCTACAGATATAACTAAAAATAATATACTTATTGCCAATAAAGGTTCTATGTTCAATAGTGATAGAAATGTATTAGACTTTGTAACAGACTTAAGTAATAACGTATATTTTTCTTCTGGGCATTCTATTGTCAATGGCAATTTAAAACATGATAATATAAATGTTTCACCATTTAACGGCATAAAGAAAAATAATTTATATTCTATAGATGGTATGTTTACTGCTAATACTAAAGATTTTTATAGTGACTTAGGCATTGATTTGCCAGAATATTCTAGCGGTGATTTACACATAGTTAAGCTAAAAGCTTTTCGTGGCGATGATTTTGGCAAAGGACACATTAATGAAGGATACGTTTATAAAGTATTTAATTCTAAAGAAGAGGCTACTGGATTTATTCAAAGTAATTTTTCTAATGTTGGCGCATTCGATGAAAATGGTGTATTTAAATTAAATACAGATATGGAAAACAGAATTAAAATAGGATGGCAAGGCAAAAAGAAAAAAGCTGTCAAAGTAGACAAAGGCTGGAAACAATTGTCTGATATAGATAAAGTTAAGAAATATGCAAACTATATGGATGAAAGAACAGTTGAAAATAAAGCTGCAAATTTCTTATTTGGTGACGACTCTGCTAAGAAAATATCTAATGCTTTAGATTTTTTAGACGAGATGAGAAAGTTTGAAGTAGAAAAAACATTTAAAAACGCTAATGGAGAAGACGTAACAACAATATTAAAATATGAAGACTTGTTGAAAAAACCAAAATCTTTAGCGAAACTATACAATAGCGGTGGATTAAGAAATGGTCATACAAAAGACGGTATACCTATAGATATTAAAGACTTTGAAAATATACAAAAAATGATGAAAAGAAATATAGGATTCTTCCAAAAATCTACTGGAGAACAAACTATATTACCTTCTACGGCGTCTAATGCTTTATACTCATTAGGCCATATACAACAACTAGAAGAATATTATAAAAAAGCATTAACATCAATTGCTCAACAAAAAGGTAGTAAACCACTGGGCAAAAATCCAAGTTTTAAAGATATTTATAAAGATTTAATTAGTCAAGGTGTAGATGTTGATGCAGTATTTAAAGAATTAAATGAAGAACTTCTTGGAAATATTGTATTGGATCGTACTCATGGCAATGTAGACAAAGCTATACAAGCTGTAAGTCATGTAAGAACTGACTCTGAAACAATACAGCATTTTAATGACATATATGATTTTAAATTAAGTAAAAATTTTTACTTAGGAAAGAAATCTAATAAAACTCAAAAATTTAATGCATTTAATTCTGCTGAAGATTTTATGACTATAGATCTGGGCAAGGTTAATCCTGTCACTTCATTTATAAATGATTTAACTAAAAAGTATACAAGTGATGTACAAATTAGAAATGAAAATATAATGTATCGTTATCAACGTGCTGCTTTCCAAAATTTCGCTAAAGAAATAAGACAAGATAGAAGAAATCACAGAGAACTTTTCAGAGATGAAAGTTTCAGAAATATGATTGATAATGTATTAGACAATGATGATTTTGACTTAGAAGATAGTGTGCAACAATTAATAGAAAGTATCAAAGGTGTAAAAAAAGATGGTAAGAATTTAAAAGCTGGATTATTAAAGCCTAGATACGATAGAACTATACGAGTTGGAAGAAAGAATGCAAAAGCACTAAATCAGTTAGATAATAAAACAATAGAAGAAGCATTATCTAAAATTAACATAGTTAAATTAGGCAACAATAATAGGGCCTCATTAGTAGAAGACATTGTAAATAGTCGTATGTTTGACATTAAACAAATAGATAATGCTTATTTTGCATTCGAAGCAGATAGGGATAGAGCATATAGATTGTATGAAGATTTTAAAAAACGTATGACTGCAACTGTAGAAGATATGTTAAAAGCAACTCAAGAATCTGGAACAGACGTTACATTTAATAGGCTAACTGGAGATGTTATATTAAGTAGAAATGGCGAATCTAAAGTAATGACAGAATTAGCCAACTTAAGAATGAAAGATACAGATATCTATTTACAATCATATGGTGGTACTACTACAGAATTTCATGAAGCTTTTTATTTTGATAAAAATACAAAACGAATTAAGCTTGGAACAAATTTAGGTTCTGAATTTGGTGAACATGACAGAATAACTAAACGTGTCAAAGAAGCCATGGCTAATAATAATCCTGATATTTTAGATGTTATCAACCAAAGAATGATAAGAAATGCTAGTGAATACAAAGAATCTACTTTAATGAATTTCTCTGCCAAAGATTTTATAACTGGTAATGGAAAAATAGATTTTTCAGGAGCAGATGGTGTATTCTCATATATGTTTGGTGAAGATGCAACAGAAGAAGGAAAAGCTATATGGAACAAATTAGTTGCTAGTGGCAAATTAAATACTACTAACATAGAAAAATATGTTGACACATTAAAAGAATTAGATCCAAAAGAATTGTCTCCTATATTAAGAACCATGACTGTTACAGATATAACTACTATAATGTCTGAATTTGTTGACAGAAACGATCCTAATGCACCAGCAATATTAGATGTATTAAAAACTGTGGCAATGACAAATAAGGATACAGATGTTGATAGAGGTATTTATAGTACAGGTTCTCGTAATGTATCTAATACAATGAACTTAATGGACAATCAAGGTAGACCTACAATCATATCTCAACTTAATGCAAAGTGGTTGAGATATGATAAAGATATAAGTAAATATGATAATTTTTTATTAGATACTCCAATATTAGAAGATGAATTGACTTCTGGTAACATACTAAAAACATTTGACATAGGCTTAAATGAAAAAATGACATTGTCTACGGATTTCGTACATAATGCAGCACAGTTAGGTACTATGGGATTAGAAACAACATTTTCTAATGAAATGGATCGTGTTTTAAAAGAGTTTAAATTATCGAGTGATTTAGATATAAAGAACCATGAACAAGTAGTTAAAGATATGTATACTAAAGCTATTAATACATATGTGGGTGGAACATTTGAACAATCTAGACTTGTAGATTCAAGAATGATTGATACTATATATGGTTCTATACCTCAAGATACACAAAAATTAAGTACGCTAAAAGATTTAGATAATGCATTACAAATAATGAAAGAAGATACATTAAGTGGAAAGGCTAAAAATAAAGTTAAAGAGGCTATGGATATTCTAGGTGATATATCTATAGATGAACACGGCAATGTTACATATACTAAGTCTGCAGGAACTATTGTACGTAGAGGAGAAGGATTGTTTAAAACATCTTCCGCTTATGGGGATCAGATAAGTCCGTTTGCATCTAAATTCGATACTGGTATTCTTAATTTTAAAATAAAAACTGAAGAAGGTATGGAATTAACAGAAAAAGAAATTTCTGAATTATTAAGCAAAAAAATTAAGCAAGAACTTCAAGGCAAATCAGCAGAAGAAGCACAAAAGGTTTTAGAAAATTACAAAAGACCTGAAGGTTTATTTAAACTACTGTTAGATGGATTTGATCATGGCGTTAAAGGAACATACGAAGTAAGCAATGTAAATTCTGCAGAACTTTTAAAAATGGGTAACTCAGATAAAGGTATGGCTTATGTTATGCTTACTAAAATAGGCTCATTATCAGATACACTTAAAGAATTTATGACAGATATAGGCGAAGAAAGATTCGTTGGAAATAATGCGATATCTTCTGAAGCTTTAGCTGCATATATAAGTGATATATCAAAAAATGATCCAGATAAAATGCAACAACTGTTAGCTAAATATGGAGTTAATACTGCTGAAGAATTAACTAAAAAGATGACCAATTTAAGAGATATAGAACAACATGAATTGAGTCGTATGTTTTTCTCTAAACAAGGTATATTTAAGGGTGAAGTATCTGCCGTAATTAACGATAATTATATAGGACATAAAAACTTTGGTACAACAAATTCAGCTACATTAGCAAGAGCTACTGAACTGTATGGTAAATACTACGGAAAGGGTGGCAATAAAGTAGACAAGTATGATTCTGCTATGGATGATATTATTGAAATGATCAATAATAATGCAGATTTTCAATTCTTACAATTACATACCAAACAAGGACAAATGCCTCATATATTTGATAAAGATTCTACTGTTTATTTTATTGAAAATCCATTAGAAGCAGATATAGATCAATACTCTTCATTTAATCAAGAATCTTTTAATAAACTTATAGAGCATATAGATAAAAAATTAGAAGATGCTGGTGCAGATATAAATGATAGAATGATTTATAAAGATGTATATGCATATGATAAAAATGGAAAACTTGTTAAATACGACAAAATCATGGGTAACTTACGTACCGTAGAAAAAGAAATTGACGGAGAGAAAGTTAGAATAGTTACTGGATTAAATTCTACTGTAAATTCTAAAATGTATAACGATAGTGAAGTACAATCATATGTATCTAAAGATTTTTTATTAGCACAAGAAACTTTGCAACAAAAAAAAGCAGAGCTTGCTCGCTTAAAAGATACTGACGAAAAAGATTTAATTGATTCTTTAAAAAATGAAATTAACGATTTAGAGCAAAGAATATTTAACGAAGAACCATATTCTAAAAGAATAAAAATAGATGATCAATATAGAAATATACTTAGTGCATATAAATTAGATTCTGTAATGGAAGACGATTATAATAAAGCTATTAAGCAAGGTAGAATAAATCAAAAATTTATTGATGCTGCAAGAGAGTTTATGATTCAAGATGATAAGGGCAATTGGAAGTTTAAAGAAGATTTAAAATCAGATAATGTATATCATGGTTTTCTTGAAAACATAAGAGGTCTTATGACATATGATCCTACTAAAGAACAAAAGCTTACTAAAGATATGTTGCAAGATGAAAAATATGCTCAGTATGCAGACTTATATAAATTCATAACAGAAGATATGAATATGGAATTAGGCGTAGAATCTGCACAAAGGATTCATGGCATACAAGGAGCATTTCAAAGTTATCATTTTAACGATACTGGTTCTCATACACTAGAAAAAAATCTAATTAATAAATATGGATATGAAAATATAGACATAGCTGATTTTGCAAGTAGCTTTGGTAAACAAAACAATCAGTTAGATGCGTTAGTTGGACAAGGATACATAGTAAATCTTGGTGAAGATTTTAATAATATAAAAGTAGCCGTTCCAGGTATGGGATCATATGCAGGAGACCAAGAAATACGTAAAGAATGGCAACAAAAATTTAATTCGTTATCAAGTGCATGGGAAGAATACAATAATTATATAGGTGATACAAAAAATACAGATAATACTCATATAGATAATTTAAAGGGTAGAATTTTAAATCAAGTAAATGAAATTAAAGAAGCATCAAACAGAATGGTTTCAAAACAAGGCGATTTAGGAATGTTAAGCAAAATAGAAGCTAATATGCCTTATACTCGTACTAAATTATTCTCTATGAATGATATGGCTACAGTAAGATCTTGGGCGAATACAGATGCTGTAATTCCTTTGTCTGATGCTGCTGAAGATGCTATAAAAAGTGCTAGCTTTAAATCAAAAGCAATGATTAATGGTAAGACTATTGCAGAATGGGAAAAGGGCGGTCTTAAGAATGGCGTATATTTTGATTATGGAGTTGCTGGTATAGGTGAATTTGAACGTATGGGATTCTTTAATGAAAAAGTACTTAAATCTATGAATATGAATAGAACACAAATGGAAGATTACCTAGAACAACATGGTACTATGGAGTTAGTCAATCGTTATCCAAATATCATTGACCGTTCAGTTCAAAACGTTAGAATGTTTTTAGATAAAGATAGACCAGACAATGGTGTAAGTATAGCAGAATGGACTATGAGAAAAATGAATGGGGACTCAGATGGTGATGCTGCTTCTAAAATGTTAATTGAAAGACATGGAGTTAACTATACACAATTCGATTATAATAGACAAATGGCTCAAGATTATTTTTCTAAACGTGGAGTACAAGCAAGTGATGAAGAAATAAAGAAAAGAACTGTTTCTAATTTAATGTCAATGGAAGGATATAATCTTACTCAAAAACAAGCAAATGAAATATTTGATCAAATGAGAGGATATGAAGCTTCAACATTTATGGAAACAACTAGAAACATAGATGCTGTTGCAGAAGATGTATTGCCTACTTTATTCAAAGATGAAAGTAAAAACTTCAGACTTAGTGGCGGTATTATAGATGGTAAGCCTGCTAAAGGTCAAGTTGCTGGTGTATATGTAGAAGGTATGACTAATGTAGGCGCTCAAATAGAAGGTGGAAAATCTATATTGGGTAAAATAAGAGTAACTAATTTACAAAAAGGACCTGGACATTTAGATGAAGAAGGAGGCTCTACTTTCTTAATAGACAATACTAAAAAATTAAATTCAATGCTAGAAGATGTATTTAAGAATAAAGATGAATTAATTAAAACAACTGGAGTTAATTTTGATGAATATACACATCTTAATAATCTATTTACCAGAGTATCTAATAGTGAAGGAAATATTAATATACATAATTTTAAATATGGCGAAGAACAACATCAAGCATTAGATGAATTATTAAGTTTGTTTGAAAAAGACAAAGCTACTGGAAAACCTATATTGTCTACTTCTCTTAACGAAGCGCAAGACACTATTATTAATAGAATACGTGCAGATATATATAATCAAACTGCAACTGGTAAATCCAATAAAGGTGTAATCGGTGAAGTCAATGCTGCATTATATTCTATAAGACAAGCAGCAGGTGATGTTTTAGGATCTAAAACAGGAGACAATCAAGCAAGTTTTGTTAATGGAGTATTGCAAAAAGTAGGATATGAGTTAGAAGAACACGTAATATCTTCTAAAAAAGCAGTGTTCGAACCTGGTGATACACGTTTAAAAAACGTATCAGAATTTATATCTAAAGCAAAACTTCCTCAAGGAACAAGTTTAGAATCTACTAAATCTGATGTATCATCATGGATATATGACTATATGAGTGAAGGCAAAATCAATGAAATCTATCAACAAACAATTGGTAGATCATCTGGTTCTCCTTCTAGTTATAGTATAGAACAAGTTGATATGAGAGCGAAAGCTTATTTTCAATCAGCTAGTGGCATGCTAACACAAGAACAAGCTACGGCTAAAGCTCAAGCAGATATGATAGGTGAAGCTTTTGTAACAGGCATACATAATCTTAATAATGATGAAGAAGGTAGAGCTGCTATTAAAATGTATGGTATATTTGGTAGACGTAGTGGTACTATAAAAAGAATGCATGGAGTAAACATGAATGATACATCTAAGGAATCATTTAGTGGTACTGCGTACAGAATAGCATCTGGACAAAAAGTATTAGAAAAAGTAAACATACCAGAGCCTAGTTCTATTGATCCTAGAAATATACAAAAGCCTAGAATCAATGATGTTAAAAGTGCTACTAGAGAAATGAAAAATATTGCAACTGATGTATTAAGTAATGTAAGTAGTTCTGGAATAGCTTTAGGTGTTCTAGGTTTGGCTGCTGGATTAATGATAAGCGGCTATGCTTCAGGTAATCCATTAAAAGATCCAAAGAATGACAATATGGAAAATCAGCCTCAAGAAATAAAAAATACACCTCTTCCTACGTTTTTTAATGAACAAGGTGGATATGCACAAAATAATCCTCAGCAACAAGGATATATTATAAACATAAAGGCAGATTCAAGAAGAGGACAACGCTATACAAAAAAAGCTATGAAACAGGCTGTTGAAGCATCTGTAGGCGGCGGTGTAAGTATAAATATGAATTTTAAAAGTAATAATAGTGGTGGATTCTCACAAAGTGATATTGAAAATATTATTAATAATTATTTGAGCTAGGGGTCAATCCTAGCTCTTAATATAAAGGATGTGATTAAATGACAGACACATTAAAAGATCTTTCTAAAAAGTATAAAGAAATGAAAAAGAGTAGACAAGAATCAAATGTAATAGATATAAATAATTTTTTGCCTACTCTTAATGAAATGATAAAAGAAGACTGTGTTATAGATGTATTACAAGATACGGCAAAAAAATTAAATGACAAAGATAAAGCTATAGATGCAGCTTATTATACTCAAAATCCATATTCTGAAGATAATGGATATTATGAATCTCAAGGTATATTTGTTATAAATCCTGGACCTCCAGCTTCGAATAATGCTACATGGGAATATAATAAATTTGATGGAGATACTGTAGATTTTTATTTAAGCAACATAGATACTAATGGTAAATTTACTATAGATGGAGTTACATATGAAAGTTATGAAGATTATGTAGTAAAAAAATGTATAGCTTCATCTAATAGTTATGATAGATCTAAAATATCTGTTAGATTTGCTGGCTATAACGCAGCTGAAATTCCTCATTACGAATCTGTATTAATATATAATCAAGACAGTATAAAAAAAATGACGATTAAAGAATTAAAAGATTTAAAAGCAAAAGGAGAAAATGCACAATTTTTAACTTTTGATATAGACAAACACAAATATGTAGACAACCCTGAAAAATGGACAATAAAAGAAAGATCAGATGATAAAAAGGTAGATGTTTATGTAAGAGAAGATGATGGTAAAAAGAACTATTATGAAATAGACAATTCTAAAGATGCAAAAACATATCTTAAATTAGATGCGTTAAAAGATCATAAAGATTACATACCAAAAGTAATTGTATTTACTAATTCTAGTACTAAAGATACCGTATTAGACGGATATAAAGCTCAGTATAGATTAAGAAATTTAATTGTTGGAGATTCGGTATCAGAATGGAAATTAGTGTTAGATGCAAATTCACAAAGTTATACTAAGACTTATCCTACATATACAGTATATCAAACTTTATATAAAGCTCCAGAAAATATAAAAAATTTAATACAAACATGGATAGACGATTGTAATGGTCTTGGTGTTCCATATAGTAGACTAAATTACAAAGCATTTGGTACAGATAGCTACGGTCGTAACCTAGGTACATTATATGCAAAAATAAAAACAGATGCAGGAGAACAATGGATTGATGTTTCTAAATACATAATAACTGGTTGTGATAATTTTGAATTAACAGATACCGATGATTTAGGAAATGGGTTTAAGGAAGCAACAGATTTAGGAAGTTACAATCATGGTTCTTTTACATATGCTGACGGTGAAGATAAAAATGGTATAGCTTCGTACAATGAAAAAATAGAATTACATAAAAAAATAACAGGTATTGATTTTAAAAAAGCAAAAGAATATACAGTTATGATAGGAGATTTCTTAGCTTTAATACCTCCACAAAGTATAAGAAGTTTAAATAATATAGATTATGAAAGATTACCTATAATGCGTGGTAAAGGTACTATGACAAAGAACAGCGCCAATAGAGAACAACTATTAGAAATGGATCTATATTTCTATGGTCAAGCAGGAATTAATGGTATACCATATGACGAAAAACTGCCTAATGGCAAAACAAAAAAATATTATATGAATGGACTAAGAGCATTACTTTCTCAGTTCAGACTTACGCCATTCTTACCTATAGAAAACTCTTATATAAATGATGTTCTAGGAATAGAAGCCGTAGCATTAGTAAATTTTACAGCAACAACAGTAGATGGTTTTCCTAGACTATTAAAGGCTACATTAACTTTAAGAGATTTTAATTATAGAGTATATATGCCAGATTTGCCTATATACTATTATGGCAATGAAGATAATTTAAAAGAGTTAGGTCAATCTCAAGTAGAACAAATATTCGGCAAATGTTTCGAATGGAAATTATTTAGATATTATTATCAAAGAGCATTAGAACATGGAGAAGAATTAGGCTTATTAAATTTTAATACATTTGAATATGGAGAACAATTTTATTCATATAGAAATCAATTTCAACCAAATGACTTAAAAGATAATTATATGGAGTTTTATATCCCAGACGAAGAATGGTTAAAAAGTGCTTTGGAATATAAAAAAGCCGTAGATTACAGTGGGCAATCAGTTGTAGATTTAACATTAACCGATAAAGATAAAAAATTTCTTCAAGATGTTGCAAGCTTAAAGGGCAATATAATGTCTGATAGTAAATACGGATTAAATGATTTAGATATATCTTTAAAAGACACAGATTCATATATATATAAGAATAATAAAAAACACACTGTTAATGACAGTGTTAATGTCGATAATGTTCCAGAATATGATGAAAAAATAGTTCAAATACTTAACATGAACGAACCTAATTTTACCGATGAACAAAAGAAAGATAAAAAATCATGGGAAAAATATTCTAATCTAGATAGCAAAGGCAGATGTGGAGTTGCATTTGCTAATATAGGAAAAGACTTAATGCCTAAAGGTGAAAGAGGAGATATAAGTAGTGTTACTCCTTCTGGATGGAATGACGATGCAAAATATGATTTTATAGATGGTAAAAAATTATATAATCGTTGTCATTTAATTGGTTATCAATTAACAGGACAAAATGCAAATGAAAAGAACTTAATTACTGGTACAAAAGCATTAAATAATAGTGGTATGCTTCCTTATGAAAATTTAGTTGCAGGATATATAAAGAATACTGGTAATCATGTTTTATACAGAGTTACTCCTGTATTTAAAGGAAATAATTTGGTTGCTTCTGGGGTCCAAATGGAAGCTTACTCAGTCGAAGACAATGGTGCGGGTATTAAATTTAATGTATTTATTTATAATGTTCAAAATGGAGTAAAAATAGATTATGCTACAGGCAAATCTGAAGAAACCATTTATAGTGATAAGGACTACAAAAATAACAAAGAAGAATCAGACAACAAAACATTATCTACATATACATATGAAGATGTTATAAAACATAGTGCAACTAAATTAAAAATAAGAAAAAGCGGAGGACATAATTATAAAGAAGGTTTAGATATAATCAAAAAATGTATCAAAAATGAGATAGCAAATAAAATAGCAGCCAATCCTATAGTTAAAAGTGTTAGAATAGATGAAACTTATTTGGGTGATGGTAAACTACAATGGCCACTTAATATAAAACTAGACACTAGTAGTTGTACAGATATGACAATGATAAGAGAAAATATAAAGCAATTAACTGGAGCAGCTAGCTCTAAAAAATGTTTACCTGATGATACAGTTATGCTATATATAAACTCTGAATGGAATGATGGAGATTACATACCAAGCTCTGTTAGTTTTGAATATGGTGATGAATTGGATAAAATAATAGGAGCTTTTGGTGATGGGACTTCAGATGGCAATCTTATTGCCGACAATCAAAAGATGTTCGACTATACTAAATACAAAGATCCAAAATATATGAAATTTGTACCATTTATGTATGATGAATTTGGGAATAGTAAAAAAATAGATGTAGATGCCATTACATTTAGTATGTCCAATACTTTTACAGAAATGCGACTAAAGGCATGCGATGGATATGCTCCACAATTTATGGGAGGATCTGATGTAGTTATTGAAGCCAAATTTACATTAACCGAACAAGACGTAGTTCATGATTTAAATAAGCTTCCTATGGTTGTAACACAATACACAAAAACATATCGTAAAATAATGCCATGCTATCCATTAAAGGTTAAAAACTCATATCTTCAAACATTCGGTTTAAACGAAATGTTAATTGATTCTATACAAGTAGAAACTGTCGATGGATTTCCTGGTGTTTATGAAATACATATAAGAATGACGTCAGTGGATAGAACATTAAGACAAAGAGAATCTTTAAAGAAATTAAAATCAAAACAAGTTACTGAAACTATAGAACAAGCATCTATAGCAAATATGTTTGACTTACAAGACGAATTAGCAAAAGCAGAACTATATCCAGATTTAGATTTACCTACATTAGATGACTTATCAAAATCTGGATGGAAATATTTAAGATATAAAGGAGAAAAAAGAGTATTCGTTGATCCAGATTTTTACATAGTATACTCATTTAAATATTCTGCTCAATTAACAAAAGAAATGGTTAATAAGTTTGTATATAAAAGATTTTTAACAGATGATAATTTAGACAAATTAAAAGACAGTTCTTATAAATTTGAAGATTCTATGGGTATAGAAATGATTTCTAGATTTGATGAAGTTTTGGGATCTTCTTGGGAAAATGCAAATGATTATGCAGATTTATACGATGATATAATAGAACAAGTATCCGATAAAGCTAAAAACGAAACTTTATTATCTAAAAAAACTCAAAAGGCTTATAGAGATCTAGAAGATATATCAAATATAGGAACTTCTTTAGAATACCTTATAGCTTCTGGAATGTTTGATGGATGGAAACTTCAAAATGATTTTTCTGCAGTTTTAGCCGATCCAATTACAAATAAAAATGTTAGAAAATTATCATGTTCTGATCTAGATTTAGAGGCTGATGAAGATGAAAAAGATAATAAAATATATCAAGATATATATGATATGAGATCTAAAGCAATTCATTATATTGATAAAATATTAGAAGAACCATTAAGCACTACTGACTATAGCGACAAAGATGTAATAAAAGGATGCAAAATTGCTTTAGTTAACGTTTTTGTTAAAAATGATGCAGGTAAAAAATTATTTAAATTACTTAATGGCGGGAACGAGCCAAAAGTTCACAATAATTCTGTCTTTATAAAAGAGTATGACAAATATTTTACATCTCCACCAGGCAATTTCTTAGCTTTTGTAAATGTTTATTTAAGAAGTTATTGGGCAATGAATAGTACAAAACCAGATTTAATGACTTATATGCTATGTTATTTGTATGCAACCACTACTGCCTATGATTGGCATAGTCCTACTTGTTTAAATTTAGTTGAAACCTATAAAAACGAAGACAATGATCCTTCTTATATAACTATACCTAAATCTCATCAATATGAAAATGATAATCCTAAAGTATCATTAAAAAATTCAGATAAAAAAGAAACAAAAGTATTATTATACGATGATGATCCTGATGGAATCAATGGGGATTGGGATAAACTCTTTAAAAAAGTTTACGATGCAAAAGGTGGAGGAAAATTCGGTGTATGCAATATATCTACATTTTCTACTGATGATATAATTAAAAAATTAAAACCAGAAATAACTATTAAATATAAATATGATAATAAAGATTTGAGTAAGATGTATACTAAAGAAAAAGACGACAACGTATTTTGTCAAGACAATGCTTTTATAGATCCGTATTATAACAAAGCTGGACATAGAAGTAAAGAAGGACAATTATATAAAGAAAATATAATAAAGTACGCAAGTTGTAATGCAGAAGCTCAATTAAGAATAGTCCTATTATATCTTAAAAAGATGATATTGGAAGGATATTTCTTTACTGAATTAGATTCTATTCAGGGAGATTACAATATTGTATCCGATTCCCTTGAAAAAAATATAAAAGATTTATCTGAACAATATAAAAGTGAGCAGACTAATAATAAAGAAATCTATGAAATGGCACAAGAAAACGCCAATTCTGGGAAGAAAAAAGTAGAAGCACCTGGTAGTATTTTAGATTATGAGGCTAGTCAAGAAAATATTATAAATGAAAATATAGCTTCGGTTTATGGTATAAATATAGATAATATGAAAAAAATATTAGAAAATCTTCCAGAAGCATATAATAAAATGTATTGTGGTAGAATGATATATCCTTTTTTAGCGGCTATAGTTGGATACGATGATGATTTTATGACATATATAAGAAATAGAGATTATGACGCTTTAAATACTTTAACTACTGGACTTACTGGTAATGGTAGAAGCAATGATATGATCAATAGATTTTTAAATACTTTGGCTTCAATGTATGTAATAAATGGTGATGATGATCCCGAAGGAAGTAAAAATAATACATCTATATCACAAAAAGTTAATAATTTAATAATGCAAGAAGCATTTAGTGCATGTTCAGAAGATCCTAGACAATATGTTTTACATAGTTTTTATGATATGTTAACTACTGATAAGCGTGGTAGATTACTTAGAGCATTCCCTACGTACTATATTGTATTTATAGATGAAGGCCGTAAAATAGGATCATGGAAATTATTTGATAATTTCTATAATATGTCAGCCATATCTGATATACAAATAGTAAAATCAAGAAAGATACCAGCAGATACTTGTACATTTACTATGAGTAATTTATATATGTCTTATGCGGATACTTATGATAATAGTATATATCAACAATATGTCGATATATATGGTGTAAAAGATGTTTTTGATAGCATATTTAATCCAATGACATTGTTAAAAAAAGAAGATATGATACGTAGAAGAAAACAATTAAGAGATACTACAGTTATATCTCCTGGCGTACGTATACATGCAAGAATGGGTTACGGTGCAAATGCTGCTAAAATACCTACGGCGTTTAACGGAAAAATAGCGGAAGTTGATTGTGGTGAAGCAGTTAGTGTCGTATGTCAAGGAGATGGACATGAACTATGTAATCCACTTAATGCATTGGGAGAGATTACCGCTAAAAATTTCCAAACATCTCAACATTACATAACTTGGTTTAAAGATATTCGCGGTAGTTTCATGCGTGGTGGAGAAAGTCCTAGAAACTTAGCTGCTAAATTATTAAATGCAGAATACAATGGAATACAAAAAGTATTTAGAGATATAACACAAAACATGTATTATGCAGATAACCCTTTTGGTATTTATCATTTTGGAAACAGGAGATTTCAAGATATATTTATAGATGGTGAAACTGTTCAAAATTTATATGAAATAAGTAATGATAGTTTATTAATAGATTACAATACTTTAATAAACGATAAGTCGGCTAATGCATCAACACCTATATTAAACTGTACATTACAAGATAAAACATTTTGGGAAATATTAAATTTATGTGCCAATAGTGGAGATGGATATTACGCAGCAATAAGAGATTTTGGATTCCGAAGTACGGCATGCTTATGTAAGTCTAATCATTATTATGCCTTTGAATATAGAAAAAAGAACAATATTGTATATGAAAAACGTAAGCCATTTCAACAATTTCATTATTTTGATTCATATAATGACATAATATATAATACTATTAAAGCAAGTGAAAAGAATATGAAAACCAATGCAGTTGGTACATGGCAATCTACAGATTATATATGGGGTACTTCTCAAGATACTGTAGGTCCTATATTCTTAGATGCTAATATTTATCCTGAATATCAAAAATCTATGACTGTAGATACAGGTCTTATAGGTGGAGGTAATGGTGGTCTTAATTTAGGTGTTACTACACATTTAGCTGAACAATGGGAAACTAGTGAAAAATCTGATAAGGTTAATAAATCATTAGTTGAAAAAGTAACAACAAATGTTTTAAGAAATAGTGTAAAAGATATGTATGAAGGTGAATTATGTATCATGGGGGATCCTTCAATTAAACCGTTTGATTCTATGTGCTTTAATGATGTATATGAAGACATGAACGGTACAGTTGAAGTGGAAACTGTAATACATAGCCTCAATGCTACTACCGGATATACTACGACTATAATTCCTGACATAGTTACTTGTACAGAATCTATAGAGCAAAGATCTGGTGCTACTCAAATATATGGTAAATTTATTTCAGCTGCTGGAGTAGGAGCTTCAAGAAAAGCAGCTTCTACTATGATAAGTGCATTGCCATCTTATTTAACAGATGTTGGTGGCAAAGTAGGTGGTAAAATGTTAGATGTTGCAAAACAAAAAATAGGTACAATTGTAGCTGAATGTCTAGGCTCTGCTGGTAAAAAAGTTGTAGTTGAAGGAACTAGTCTTGTATTGACTGATATAGCTGCTGATGGAGCTGCAGCTGCTGCTACATTAAATCCAGTAAGTATAGCTGTTACAGCAATTATGGCGGCAGCATCATTTATATTCTGTCAAAACATGAAAGATATGTTATATAGAACATTAAAAAATATACAAGCTATAACAGTATTTCCTATACAAAAAAATGGTAGACCATTGATAGCTAACATGGCCGGACATAAAGGCTCTGTATATGGTTATCCATATCCTAATGATTCAGAAAAAGATAGCATACAATGGATGATAATGAGTTTTTATAATGATGTTCCGTTAGTTAAACCAATAGTTAATACTATTGCCAGTGATTATGATTTCCAAGGAATATTTGAAAACTGGAAAGCAAACTTACCAGTGGGTGAAGATAATGCCGAACTTTTCAATGAAAATTTTTCAGCAGAAAAAAATAAAACAATATTCATGAATACTATTTATAATTATTTTTCTCAAGAATATTCTGCTAGAGCAGCTTATATTCAATCTTTGAAAACAAAGCCTAGAATTAAAAGATTTGATACAAGTAATAAAACTTCTGAAGAGTTTTTAAGATATCAAATAGGAGGAATTTATGATAATCCTGATAAAGAGGAATATAAAGGACTATCAAAAGAAGAGAAAGCATATGTTTCAAAAGCAAAAATGACAACAAATAAAAAACTTAGTGCCTTATCATTAGTAGAAGAGGATGAAGAAGTACAATTAGCAATGAACAAAGCACATTCTACTATATCAGATTTTCAAGTACTACATGCCCAAAAAGAAATTGGACATGTAGATTTGTACAAAGAAAGTGGTAATAGAAGAGTTTCTTATATAACATCAAAAGTTAATGACGGAAAAGACCATCATGTATATGATTTGCCAATGATTCATGAAGATGCCATGGCTGTTTTGAGACTTATAATGAATGATGAAAACATGAAAGATCACGATATAGTATTTGAATCTGGAGTCAGAGTAAATGATTTGAATTCATGGAAATGTACTGGTCTCTCTTTTTCTATTTCAAGTGATTCTGGTTCCGCACTTAAAAAAGCCGTTGAAGCAACTAAAAAAAGTACGCAATGGTATAATTCAGATAAAGAGTACAACTCATTTGATTACGCTATTAGTGGCAATAAAGTTGCTATAACGGTATATGCACCAAACAAAGAATAATAATTTTAAGGAGACGATATTATGGCGATAAAACAATCTATAAAAAATAATATCGTCTCTGCCAATAACAAATATAATTTACCTTTAGAAAAAATTGCAACAATAGTATCTAAAGATAATGCTAATAAATATAGTATTTCTGTTGTTGGTAGCGACGGTATAAAATCATTATACGAAGATATAAGTATAAGATACGACGGAAGTGATTCTGTAACAAAAACAGAGCCAAAAATAGGAGATCATGTATATGTAAAGGAAGATAATGGACGTTTCACTATAACTGGTTTAGCTACTAATAATCAAAACACTTCTACAATTTCTGATATATATACAAACATAACTAATGGTATTCTTGGTAGTTTAATACAATAGGAGGGATATAATGGCAAATTCAAAAACAGAAAAATCAAAATTAAACTTATTTGATATAGTTCAAAAAAAATCTAATAAAATAGATCCATCTAAAGATATAGCTTTGTATAATAAAAATAGCAAATTGTCCGTTGTATACAAAGGAGATGGCTCTATGTCTACATCGAATGGATTTTTTGCACAATATAAAAATGATTCCGAGTCTGGTGTTGCAACTGAAATATCATTACAATCTAATACTATAACAGTTCAAAAAGATATAGTTACAAAAGATTTATCAATCAATTGTCACAAATTTAATTCTCAATTATATGAACTTACAAACATGAAACAAGTTATGAATACATCAATTGGTAACTTAACTATGATGGGTACAGTATTAGTTAAAACGTATGAACCAACTTTAAAAAAATGGGTTCTAATGAGAAGACAAGTAAGAATGCCAGTATTCTCTAATTTACTAGATTCAGCGGTAGTAGACGATAGACTTGATTTAGACTTATCTAATTCTTATGACCAATTAATAAAATATAAAATAGATTTATCTAATAATGACAAAGATAAAAATAAGTAGGTGATTACAATGAAAGATTTTATGCTCAATAATTCTGGAGATATAATGTTTGCAACAGCAGAAGAATTGGCACCGAGTTTTCAATTTGACTTTTTTATATCCGACAATTCTATAATGACTTTGAATTTTTATATAGAAAACTTAAAGAAATCAAAATACTTAAAGGGCTTAACTCCAGGGCTTATATTCGATTTCAATATTTCAAAAACAGAAAATGACAAAGAAATAATATATAACATAGACGAAGAAGAATATTTGTATCAGCAATTAAAGATTAGAATATCATCTGTTCTTGGAACTATCTTGGGTAATGAAGATATCGGTTCTACTATTGAATCATACAAACATAAAAATATAGATGATAATTTAAATTATATATTATCGTCTGTTAAAGATGCTATAGAAGATATTATGCCAGAAGCGATTTTAAATATAAGAAAAATTGGTGGAGGCTATTATACTTATTCAGATAGTGTAGAGATAACTGTGTCCAATAAGGAATATAAATTCTATTATTATCTATAGAAAGAGGTGAGCACGATTATTACTTTAACTGAAATATACGACAAATTAAAAAATAGATTTTACGAAAAAACAAATATAGATGTTAAAAGAGGAACTGTCATAGATATGTTCTTTAATTCTATAGCAGATCAATTTTATCAAATATATGACACTATTGAAAAGAATAAAAAACCATATTTATTTACTCAACAAACAGGCAAAGAATTGGATGACACTGGAGCTTTTGTTGGTATAGCAAGACTCGAAAATGAAGCAGACGAAAACTATTTATATAGACTTTCTGAATGGACTTTAAATCATGCGTCTTGTAATGCTACATCCATAGACAATAAATGCAAAGAGTTAGTTTATTCTACAGGCCATAATTATGTTCCTTATACCAAAGGAATAGGCACTGGAACAATATATCTTATACCGTTATCATATACGGAAGAAGATATAGAATTAGCAATAAATGAAGCAGTTGAAAAAGTGTCATTAGTAATAGACCCAACATCGAGAGTTGAATTTAGAGTACCTGATCCTATAACAATAAAATTAGTTGCGTATTTAGATGTTAAATCTAATTCTGACAAAGAAACTATAAAGAGTCAAATAATCTATAAAATAAAAGATTATATAAATGGAATCGCTCCAGGTGAGTATATGTATCTAGGAGAAATAAACAAATTAGGACTGTCTGTAGATGGTGTTGAATATTTTAATATTGTACAAGTTTATGAAAATGATGAAGAGGCTACAGATTTTGAAATATTACAAACTACTGTAGCTAAATTTTTATTCGACCAAATAATTTGGTGGGACGTTGAAAGTTAGGTGATAGCATGTTTGATTATGAATCTATGATTAAAAGAGCTATAAAATTTTTTCCTACTTGGAGTGACATAAGAAAGAGATACAAGAAATCAAATGGAGGTAATTTATTAAGTTCTATAACTGAAGAATCGGTGAGTGTTGAAGACGCTATTCAAGAATATATAGATTATTATTTTTTAGTCAGTTATGAGGGAAAAGAATCAGAAGTTATGGCTTTTGCTTATAGAACAAATATAGGCAAGACTACAAACTCAAAAAATTTAAAAGTAGAATATAATGGAAAGCAATACTCTGTCACAACAAATATAGATAACTTTAATAATAATGACAGTAAATTTTATTATGAAAATGGATACATATATATGCGTTATGAATTATATGTATCAGACTCTATTAAATTATTTGTTAATAACGATAATGGTTTAGATTATAAATTAGAGCTTTATCACGTATGGAACATATATGATGAATTTGCTACATTTCTAGGAATGCAAAGACATGAGAAAGAAACTAATTTAGAACTATATAATAGAATGCTATACTTTAATAAAAACAAACCAAATGGTACAGTCGAAGGTTTAAAACATGCACTTATATCTGAACTTATGATATATGAACCAGATATAAAAGAATCTGATATAGAAATAAAAAAAGCTGAAGTCGAAGATTTAAGAAGACCTTACCAAGATTATGATTCGCTTTTAGATAAACTTAATGAAATGAACAAAGATGTCTACAGATGGAAACGCTGGGATTTAGATGAATGGACATACAGTTTTAAAACTTTAGAATATTTACCATATAAATGGAATGAAACATTAACGAAATGGCAAAATGGAATAGGCTATAATGATGATTTAAAAGTCGTTGTATCAAGTAACACAAATAAAACTAATGCAAATATAACTTTATATGAAAAATCTCAAGAAAAATTATTATCATATATACATAATAATGATATATATAAACCTATAAACTTTAAGCTAAAACAATATAAAGATGTACTTAATTCTATTCCAGTTAGTTATAAAATACAAGCGTCTCCAATGACAGAAATAAAACCTTCCGAATTCAAAATGAATATATATGAAAATACATATGTTGATGAAAGAGTCTCTGTAGAGAGTATATGTTCTACTACAATCAATAAAGACGTAACAAAGGTAGACAACAGTGAAATAACAGATATATATCCATACAAATTGCAATTCTTGCCTAGAGATGGAAATTACGATATAGAAATAAAAAAAGCTAGAGTACTATATAAGAAAGATGGGCAAACAGATCATATACAAGATTTATTAATTCCAAATTCCATGTTTATTTTAAATTCGTTAGGATATTTAGTAAACAATAGCAGCAAAAAAAATATAAAAAATTTAGCTAAATTAAATTCTTACAATGGATTAATAAATGTAGATACTGGTGGTATAACCCTAGCAAATAATACAGTACAAGGCTCAGGCAGTATAAGTATTAATGGTCTAGGAGGAAGTATATTAAGTTATGCAATAGATTGTGACTTATCTAAAATGCCAAATAAATACATAAAATATAACACTGCAGATTGCGAATGGAATAGTGCAACAGAGCAATTATTTTTATTAAATAATGGAAGAAACAAAACTGTGGAAATAGATATAGACGCTAATGAATTGTCTTTCGATATACAATGTGAAAACGCTGTTCTTGTATATGTTTACAATGAAGATACAGACAATTGGAGCCCAGAAGAAGTTATAGGTCCTAATGCAACATGGTCATCTAATAAGACAAAAAAATTTAGAAATATAAGAATAAAGATAGAAAGCAATTCTGATGATAAAGTAGTAATTGGTAATTTTAAATATTCAAAATATGAACTTCAATTTAGTACAAATAAAAATAATTTATTTGAACAAAATGGTATAACATATTTACCTAACTTAATAGAAAATACTTTATATTTCAAACTTATATCTTATTCGGGATCAAATCCAATAATAAAAGGAATATATATAGGAGAAGATATAACCAATGCAGCTTATACTACAGTATCATTTGATTACGAAGCTGGCTTTACCAGAGTAATAGAAATAGAATGTAATTGTAAAATAAACTTATTAAAAATGAATTTTTCATCAACAAAAGTAGATACAATATACGAAGATTATAGTACCTATACGTCTTATAAAGGAACAACTGATGAAGCATGGATAAGACTCAATTTAGAAAATTATAGTTCAATAGAACAAATAATAACTCCTAAAGGTAGCATAGAAATGATAGAAGAAAGCGGAGTTACATATTATAATCTTAGATTAAACAAAGGCGATGCAGTATCTTATATAAGAATTATAGGAAACAAAAACATAGAAAAACAAGTATTGAGTTTATATGATATGATTCTTACATACAATCCTAATTTTAATATAGGCAAAGATAAAGTGTATTGTAGTAAATTAACTAATGGATTAATTATATCTAAAAATGGCGATAACTCTTCTTTAAGTATAATGCAATTAGACAATAATTTATTTGCTGGATTAAACATATTAAAATATGAATTTAGTGAAATACCAAATGATTTAAATATAGTATGGGGAACATCAGATAATAAAAAAAATTATGGATTTGTTCATACTGGTGATTTTGAATATATAGCTTTTTATAAAGCAGATTCAGAAATACATACGGCATTAAATTCATATAACTTATTTATAAACGAAGTAAGAGATATAAAAATAGTGAATAATTTTAATCCTACATTGAATTCTGATACATTAAATTTCTATACTGTTGAACCATATGAACATTCTACAGATGTAGACATAAGATTCAATAACGATTTAGATGCAGATACTGATTTTAATAAATTAAAAAAATGGTGCGTTGGTCAAAAAACATTAAGTATAAAATGCGATTTAGATTTAATGAATTCTATAATATATAATGTATCTGAAATGTATGTATCTGAGGAAGTCAAACTTAATCAGTTAATTCCTATAAAAGAAACATATAATGATAATACTGTTCATACAAATAGATGCGTCATAGATTCTACTGAAGATATGCAAGTTATTTATAAAACATATGATGGTACATCAGATACAAAAGATTTATTAATAAAAGAAGCAGTTGAAATACAAAGCGATGGATTTAAAAAATTAGAATATGCCAATATAGATAGAATATTTTATATTGGTTCTGATATGGGAGGAACTGCATCTTCTACTGATCAATTTACAGATTACAATTTATTAAAAGAAGAAGGAATAATTATATGGAATAATTTGGCTAATAATTTAGGTAAAATAATTTATATTCAATATACAATTAAACAACCTATAGCGTTTTTATTATCTGATGAATTTTTATATAAAACTATATCATACAATATTAATGCTTACAAAGAAATAGCAAGATATAATATCAAAGATATGAGTAATGGAGATACATACAATTTAAATAAATTAGATAAATTTAAAGAATGTGATTTGATATATGTATCATGCACTGAACCTACATTTGAAGCTATAATGACTGATGATATAATTAAATTTAATAAATATAGTACAGAAAACAATGTACTTGTTAAGACTGGATATTATTATATAAATGGTAAAGAATATTATTTGTTTAGTAATGACGGAACATTAAAATTAGATACCGACGACAATATGTATAGTGAAAATATAGACATAGAAGATGGACGAATATTGACTTATAAAACAACAGACAATAGATTAAAAAACACTTCAATGATTCAAAAGGGTATAAATAATCTGTTTAATTTTGATTATAGAAATACGCTTGTAAAAGGTATATCTAATTTTAATAAATTTACATCTTGCGATTCGTTTTACAAATGGCGCACAAATGGTATGAAAATTTCATTAACAGATAAATATGGAGAATTAGGATGTAATGACTTAGCTTTGGCATTTACAGATGCTAAAGACTGGGGCTATAGTTATATTAATATAACAGATTACTTATATGACGATAGAGAATCTCACATAAGTTTTATTTCATCTGGTGTTAAAGTTTATATAGGTCACGAATCAAAATTTTTAAATATAGATTTAAATGACTCATTTAATATTAAAATAGACGAAGAAATAAAATCTAATACAAATCTTAAATCATATACATTATCAAAACAGAAAGATACTAAATATTATTTAATAGTAAAAGGAAATGGAATATTAGATGACATAATAATAACAGATAATGTCTTAGATATATTTTCATGTCATAATAGAAATATAGATCAACTGGGATTTGATTTAAGTGATAACAAAACAGAAGGAGATATATATAGATTAGAACTAGACGATAAAGATGCTTTAAATAATTATTGTGCAAGCATAGGTTCAGATGGATGTATTAGAACTACTTCTAGGCTTGATTGGAATATAACTAAATTGGCTGAATATTCTACAAGAGAAGAATGGTTAAAATTTGATATAAATAATCTTATTGTTGAAGATACATATATACAAGCACCAAATAATCAAATAGGAAGTGCTATGATGACAGAACCTATATTTATAGAAAATCCATATACAGTAAATAGATTAGTCTTTAAGGTTAATGATATTGATTTAGATGAATTAAAAAATATAAAAATATATATCTACACTTCAAATGAAAGAAATGGTCAATATAGATTATATACATTTTTTGATAATAACTATGGATTCGTTTACGGCGATTATATATCAAGATATATAAAAGTTAAATTAGAAATTCCGAAAAATAAAGTAGTTAATAATTTGGCTATATATGCAGAATATAAATCTGAAGATAATAATATTATAAAAGCAGAAACATTAAATACTGGCTATTTAACATCTAATATTTTTGATTCTCAAGAATGTCTAAGATATAAATTAAGTAATATAGATGTAGAAGATATAAGCGATTTAAAAGATATAGAAATATCAATAAGAGCAGCAGGAAATAATATTAATGTATGGACCGATTGGCAATTAATTAAATTAAAAGAAGCAAATAATATAGTCTTTAATAACGCTAGATATTTCCAAATTAAAATACTTTTAAAATCTAAATACGCTTATGTTAAATTCAATAATATAGATTTAGAGGTGATTTAATGTTTCAATCAACTAGTAGAATAGAGTCTGATAATGGTATTAAGTTCTACGAAAAAGATGTATTATTTGATGATTATGTTTACAATAATAATATAGATGTTGAAATTACAATAGATTATATTAATACTGGTTTCGGTATTATGTTTATCAATAGCGAGGGCTCGTCTTTACAAGATAAAGACGAGAAATTGCTATTTAGATTAGTTAATCAAAGTATTCAAGTAATATATAAATCAAAAATACAAGAACAAACTGTTATACTGACAGCTCCATGTACGGCAGTAAAAGCTGTAACAAATGATTTAAGAGTTAAGATAGAAAAAAGAAAAAATATATATACAGTATATGTCAATGACACTAAGACTATTTCATATACTTCTAGTTTTGATATAACTAGCTATAATTTAGCTTACTATTCAAATAAGAACAATGTAATAAAAACAATAAACATAGCTTCAGAAATACCATATAATTGGATAGTCAATATGAGAAATACTAACGGTGGTTATATTTATTTTTCTAAAGATACATTTGAATTAAAGAACTGTAAAAATGAAGCAGAGATAGAACAGATAGATATTAACTTAAAAGCTGGTAAATACTATTTAAAATATGAATCTAATGACGATTGTGATATAAAACCATATATATTTATATTTAATGATCAAAGAATAGACAACGATGAAAAAAACATATTATTAACAGATAATAGTTTTACATTAACTGAATCAACAAATGTATCATTAAAATTTGTTGGGAGAAAAGGCAAAATAAAAAATATATCTATTACATCAGCTAAAGATAATGCCTATATAAGAACAGATATTGACTCTAATATAAAACAAATAGAAGGTAGTAGAATAGATTTTGATTTAACACAAATTAAAACTATTACATTTAAAGGGAAGATAATAAATACGCCAGGCTCTAATGATTATAGACCATTTGATTACTATGTCATATCAAATGGTGAAACAAATTGGGGAACAGGTGATTTAGTAATGGCCAATGAAATCGTATATAATTATTCGTACGAAAATAAAAAAATAACTATTACTAGAGACAATTCTACATATGAACAAATAATAAACTTAAATTCTGATATATTATCTGTATTTCATAATTTAAATGGAATAATAACAGATTTGATAATCGTAGATATAAATGGAAATGAAACAAATATGACAATACAAAAAACTATAATAAAATCTGTACCTGGTTTAATTAAGTCTCCTATTGTCGTACTCGATCCTAATAATAATCCACTAGAATTATCTGCATCTTATAGAATAATAAAGAAAAACGGAGAAGACTATTATATATTTACAAATATAGAAAGAGAGTATTTTTATACAAAAGATATACTAAAACATAATGGACAAATACAATTATCTAATGCTTTAAACAGTAACGGAAAAATAACTATGTATGGAATATTAAATGATATAGAATATGATCTATCTAAATTAATGAATATACCTTCACAAGAAAGAGATGATATAGGAGAGTGTTGTAATAATTGTTTCCATACATTCCATGAATCAAATATAAAGAAAATAGGATATATAGATATTCAAGGAAGATCTATATATATAACTGATACAGAACGTTTAGATGATTATGAAGTAATAGTTGTAGATTATTTAAAAGATGATTCTTATAGTATAAATTATAGATATGACTATAACTCTTATGATGTAGAAATATCTACACAATATACAGATGATGTAAATATACTTTATGACAATACAGAAAAAGAAATAGGAACTTATGAATACATAAACGAAAAATTATATTTTGATTCTAAAATAACTCCTACAGAAAATTGTTATATTGTAATAGGAAGATAAGAGGTGATTCAATGAAAATATACCCATGTAATCATAATGTAAAAGTTGTGACAGATAATTATATAGATACAGATCTTAATGTTCCATTATCATATATAACAGTTGATTATTCTAGATACAAAATAGATAAAGAAGTAGACGGAAATTTTAATACTGATAAGAAGAATATAGTTTTGCCTGGAACAGAATTCAATAATGGAAACATAAAGATATTTAATCAATATAATGAAGAAGTAGATACTAAAAACTTATTAAAAATCAAAAACGATAAATATATATATTCTCCTAATAATCAAATAGAATTTGAGCCTAAAAAATTTTTATGGAAAGCTACAATTAAAAAAAATCAGGAATACAAAATATCTAATTCTTACAATATAAATCTATCTGCATCAAATACAAATTTGGCAGAAAGAATGTCTTTAATATTCTCTAATCCTTCAGAGCGTGGTTTGCTTCCTCCAAATATAAAAATAAATAACAACGAAGTGTCAGAAAACACATTTATAAATTCAACTATGAATGATGTAGATTTCGCATTTGTAGAAACTCCTAGTTGTGTTTATTACGATGATTCTGATGAAAAAATCAATATATATGACTACTTAGATTATAATACAAATCTATGGATGTTTTGTAGAGACGCAAGAGGATTTAATGATAGCTTTACTTTGCTTACTACACAAGATAATTATACATTTGAATTAAAGAATTCTATTATCCATAGTGATGTTTCAATTACCGGCAAAAGTTATTTTGATTTAGGATTAACTATAGCACCAGAAGGAACTATTCTTCATAAAATATTTACAGAAGATTTAACTACTCCTATTTTAATTTTGGAATATATCAACAAGGGATTTGTTATAATATCTCATTTTGAAATGACAAGAGACATAGAACAATATAAAGATATTATATATGAAGTATTAATGTATGTATATCTTAGAAGTTATAAAACAAGCGAATATAAGAAAGAATGGATAGCTACAAAAGTTCCAGACTATGAAATAGTAGGTGGAACATTAAAAGCTAAAAAGAATTTTACATCTAATGTAAATTTAGCAAAATTATTTAAAATATCATCTGGCGATTATAATATAACAAAAATAGATATGCTTACAGATAATACACAGAAACAAGCACAGACAGATAATGATTTATCTTCTGGGATATCGTTTATAAAATGTATTGGTAGTAATAACGATAGATTAATGTTTGATACGGATACCGATAGAGGATTAGATGGTTATGCTGAGCCAGAAAAACCAGTAGGATGGATAAGTATATATAGCAATGGCAGAATTTATTATTTGAGCGAGCTACATTATCTTATAGAAACAAATATAGAAGACCTTATATATTTAATAGAAAATGATTCTAATTTATCTGTTAGAATATATGGATTCAAAAGTAGCTCTTTGGGAATTAATATAGAAAACAGTACCAATTTAACTATTCCTTTTATTAAAGCAGATAACGATTCTATTAACAGAATAAGAGAACAAGAATATGTAATATATTTATTGAACAATCATATAGAATATTGTTTTGCTGAAGACTATGATTCATCAATAGATAATCAATATATATTATTTAAAATTATAGTTGGACAAACAGATGATTCTATAAATGCATACGATATAAGACAACTAGGTGGAGGTTTGCCAGAGTCTGAGCCAGATAATTATAATTTATTTGACATAGGTCATATAAACGGTAGACCGTATAGAGAAGCTGGAACAATGATAATTACATTGCCTAAGAAATATGAGCAATACAAAGACTTAATTGAATCTACTATCAATAAATGGAAAGTAGCGGAATCGTATGCAGTTATATACTATAAAGACAAGGAGGAATAAGATGTTAAAAATAATAGATTTTTCCAATGGCATACGTTCTGAAGAAATACAAGAAAATTTTGAAACATTGCAAGAAGAAATAAATAGAGAACGTGTTAATATAGGAGGTACAGGAGTCGCATCTGGATTAGAAATAACTCCTGTAATAACATCAGATAGATTTGCTATAAAAATAAGTGCTGCTAGTATTGTTACATCGACTGGCGAAGAAATATTTATAGATGAACAAGTGGTAGAAATAGAAAAACCACAATTGATAAGTCAATGCGATATACTAACAGCTAATACATCTAACCAGGTTACACTAAAAGAAATACCATATGGATTAGATCGTTTAAAACCAGCAGAATACCTGGAATCATTTGCATCAGGATATTCTGGTATCACTGTCAATTATCAAAACAGTGTAAAAGAAGATGATAGCATTAGAATTAAAGCGATAGATGGATATACTTTAACTCTAACTGGGCTTATAAAGAGAAAGGTAAAAGTTAATTATTATTATTCAGCAAAAAGACTAGACACTGTATATATAGACAATAACAATCATATACAGGTCAAAACATCTAGTATAACTTCTACAACTCCTTCTGCTATCATCCCTGAATCATATAAATACTTAATAGCATTTATACTAGTAGATGCTCATTATCAAGAAGGAAGCAATGATGTACCTCATGCAAATATAAGCATCAAAAAAGATTTACGTGACTTAAGAAACATATATACGGATGCTAATGGGAACCTTTATTTGTGCGGTACAGCCTTTAAGGACTTACAATTTATATCTCTAATAGAACCTAAAAATCCTAGAGAGAATCAGCTATGGTTAAATACAGACAATAATACGTTATACATGTGGAAAAGGGTCTACAATACAAACTTCAGAAGAAGTTATACTATAACTGATGGTTATAATGGCGACTACACTTATAAAGATTTCGAAACCGATATATATTATAATATTAACCAAGATGAATTAAAAATATACGTCAATAATGAATTATTAAATGAAAATGAATATGTAAAATTATACAATGACATACCTATAGATATTCAACAAATAGATGACACTAAAACTTCTAATAAGTTTAGAGTTTATAAAATACTTCAATCTAATGATATCTTGACTTATAATATAAAAATATTACAGTCTACAATGATGTGGGTTCCTATTAATAAAGAAACATATGTTAATACAAAAGAAGTTAAAGTATATGGATTAGATGATTCTTGGGAAGGCGGTAATTATTGGTCTAGTATTAATGCAGAATGCTTAGGTGAAGATGAAGACGGATATAAAAATAAATATAAATATTTCTTATTTGATTGGAATAAAGATAAGAGATGTTTATTCACACCAAATAAAAATGAGTTATCTATTATGATAAATCAAATACCATTACATAATGATCAATTCGAAGAAATTTCATTAGCTAATGCTTTCGATGTTTTACCAGAAAATATTATTAAAGCTATGCAAAATTATTATGGATATGATGAATGGACAATGAATTCATTAAATGAAGAATATGATAATTTCGGTATAGGCTTTATGTTAAAAGAACCATTAGATGCTCTTTACCTAGAAGGCACATATGACACATTAAATAATAAAATTATTGAAGAAGAATTATATGTAGAATGTCATATAAACAGAGCTGTGTCAGAAGCCCCATCAAAACGTAAATTGCAAAGATTTGCTACTTATATATATGAAGATTCACTAATAGTAGATAATACAGATTCGAAAGTAATAAATATATCGGACGATAATTATTATAGATTTAATGAAAACCAATTAGAAGTTTATTTAAATGGTGTTAAACTCGTTAAAAATATAGACTATGAAGAAGGTGCAGACTTAACATTAGCTGATAATTCATATGATTTAAGATTGACTCATAACATATCTAGAGCTTTTAAGATACTTAAAGATATACATATTGGAGATGTTATCCAATATAGAATAACAAGTAACTTTATAAGTTATGATCATATTAATTCATTATTAGACCAATTAGATCTAGACTATAGTTCATGTTTATCTAAGGTAGAAACATTATATACTGAAACAAGTAAATTATATGAAGATACTCATAGTATACTTGATAACATGAATAAAGAGATACAGAAATTAAAAGATAATACAGCTATAGATACCGATAGATTTTTAACTACTAATTCAGTATTAAAAGAAGAAAATCTTCCAGGCTCTGTTATTAATAATTTAATACAATCCTTAAATCATATTAACGAAGTTATTACATATGATGGAACAAATGATATTAATGTAACTTCTAAAGATATAAGACAAAAAGATTATGTAACAATTATTCATAGAGATTTAGTAAATAATAAAGATTCATTCTTAATAAGAGATATTGATTATACATTAGTAGATGTATCATTAAATGAGTCATATAGTCAAACACGTCTAACATTTACTAATAATATTATATCATCATTAACTTCAGGAGATATGATAATTATAAGTGGTATAAAATTAGGAAAGGATGGTAGATAGTTATGGCAAGACCTATACTTACATGGTTTGTACAAGATAACGATAATTCTTATAATGTATATAAATCTTATAGCGAACCAGGGTCAATACAACCTGGAGATACATTAGAAAAAAATATAAGAATCTATAATGGTTATGGAGGTCAAATAGTCGATAATTCATATAATACTAAACTAATAATAGCATTCAAAGATTATGAAAGTAATTTCTTATTAAATCTATTTGAAGTTAAAGTTAACGATGGAGAATTCGAAAAATTAGAAATAGATATTGACAGAGGATCTGTTAATCTAGGCACTATTTATAAAAATGAATATGTAGATATAAAAATAAAAATAGGACCTATACCAGAGAATATAAATAACGGTTTGAAGTCGGTAATATTCTATTTAGAAAATGACAAATTTTAATTATAAAGGAGACTGAGAAATGTTAAATAAACAAAGTATTAAAGATTTAATTGCGAGTTCGTTAGTAGGATATCATAAAGATATTTTACCTGGTAAAATTAATGAGCTTATAGCTACTCATAATAATTTTAAAGCTACAAGTACTCAAGATGGTCATATGACTGCTGCTCAAGTTAAAAAACTTGAAGGAATTAAAAATCTTGATGGAGAAAAGAACCAAAATGCATTCTCTAATGTAAAAGTTGGTACAGCTACTATAGCTGCTGGAACTGCTACAGATACAGTTGAAATAGCAGCTGGAAGTAATATGTCTGTTACAGCTGATGCTGAAACTAAAAAAGTTACTATAGCTGGCGCTTATCGACCATTCTCTGCTACTGCAGAAGGGTTAGTTCCTTCTCCTGCAAGTAAGGCAAATACTAATTTCTTAAGTACTGCAGGATGGAAAGAAATACAAAGTGCATCTACAACTGCAAAAGGTATCGTTAAATTAGTAGATAGTACAGAATCAGATTCTGTTGCTGATGCTGCTACTGCAAAATCTGTTGCTTCTGCATTAACTGCTGCTAAAGGCTATACTGATACTAAAATAAGTGACTTAATAGCTGGTGCTCCAGACACTCTTGATACATTAAAAGAAATAGCTGACCAATTAAACAAGGATGATAATCAAACTATAGTTGGTAGTTTATTCGCACAAATATCAACAAAGGCTGATGCTGGACATACTCATAAAGGTGCAGACTTAGCAATTGGTACTTATACTGTACCAGATGCCGTTTCTGATGTTGCAGTAACTGATACTATCGCTGCTGCTTTAGCAAAAGTAGATAAAAGAGCAAGAACAGCTTCTGCTGGTTCTGACAAATGGAATACTGCTAGAACAATAAATGTTAAAGGTGCAGCAACTGGTAGTGTTTCTTTAGATGGTTCTAAAAACGTTGATTTAACTTTAACTTTAGCAAATCATGGAAGTGACAAAGTTAACGCAATGACTGGATATGTGCTTCCTGCTAAAGCACCTACTTCTACTGCAATAGCTGCAGCAGATAGTTTAAATACTGCTATAAGTAAATTAGAATACAGATTAAATACTACTAATATGGATTCTATGATAGGAACACTTACAGCTAACAAAACATTAGCTGATTATAAAATCACTGATGCTTATTCTTTATCAGCTGGTAATGCTCTTGCAGGTAGAGTAAAAACTATAGAAAATAATATGGCTACTTTAGGTGGAGTAGAAACTGTTGACAAAGCTGATGTAACTGCTGTAATAGAAGCTGTTAAAACTGCTTTAGCAAAATAATAATTTAAAACAAAATATACAACAATAAAGCTACAATAAATTTTATTGTAGCTTTATTAATATATAAAGGAGGTTTAACAGTGTTAAATAAAGATAGTATAAAAACTCTGGTAGCAAGTTCTTTATGTGGTTTTTATGATAACATATTAAAAAATGAATTTGCTACCAAAAAACATGTAGATGATAATGAATTAGTTAAAGTTATTACAGATTTTGAAATAACAAGTAATGGAAAAATTGCTAAGATTTATACAGATAGTTTGATAGCTGGTAAAAGATATAGATTTCCATTTGAATCATATCCTAATGTTTCATCTGCTGCAATAATTAAGAAATATGATGATGGCACTACTAAAACTTTAACAACAATGACAAAAAATACAGATTATATATATGTATCAGCAATGTATAAAGCATTTGATATATATCATAGATCTGCATTTGGAACTATGTCTAGAGTAAATGGTTCATTTGGAACAACATCTAGTGAATATACTTCTACAGTTACAAAAGTTGTATTAGATACTTTATCAGATAAACTTTTTGAGCCAACAAAGGATTATCATCCAACAACTAAAAAATATGTCGATGATAAAGTAGCTGGAATAGTTAATTCAGCACCAGAAACTTTAGATACATTACAAGAATTGGCTACAGCTTTAGGAAATGATCCTAATTTTGCTACTACTGTAGCTACTCAAATAGGTAAAAAAGTTGATAAAGTTGATAGTATGAGCTTAACTCATAATGATTTAACAAACGAACTAAAAGCTAATTATGACGCTGCTTATAATTATAGTCAAGCTAAACATAGTTATAATGATTTAACTGATAAGCCAACTATACCTAGTATAGCTGGATTAGCTACAGAAAGTTATGTAGATACAAAAATTAATGATAGAATGAATAATTTAAAAATAAAAACTATAACTCAATCAGATTATGGTTCTTTATCTAATAAAGATCCTAACACATTATATTTAATTACTGATTAAAATTAATATTAGAAGGGAGAATTTCTATGACTATAATGAAAATTAAACCTTCTGGATATGATGCTGGTACATGGGATAGTAAAACCTATCCAATGGAAAATGCTTATGATGATGACTTGACAACTGTTGCAAGATGTACTTTAAGAAGAATTAGTGGTACAAAAAAATGCACATATAATTTTTCTTTACCAGAACTTCCAGAAGGATCAATTATCAATAAAGTAAATTTACGTTTACTTTTGAAATGTGCAAATAGTAATTCAACAGGAGCTTGTTATTTAGCTATAAAACTAAACGATACTGAGTTAACATTAAAAGAAATACATTTAGAATTTGTAAATGATGGTATTAATTATAGTATACCTCTTAGTGAAGAGCAATATAAAAGTTTAAAAAGTTTAAGTTTTGTTGGTAGATATGCTACAATAACGTTTACTTGTTATGCTTATATATTTGATATGTATATTGAATTAGATTATACAGATTTAAATCAAACTATGTTATCTGATGATAGTGAAATTTGGATAGCTAAATTTGGATAGCTAAAGGAGAAAATCATATTATTAATGTAAATGCATATCCAAGAACATCTATAGCTTGGAGTTCAGATAAACCTGATATAGTTAAATTAGTACCAACCAATAATGGATTTTCATGTAATGTTATTGGTAAGAAAATTGGAAGTTGTAATATTACTGCAACGCATAGCAACAATTCAAATTGTACTAAAACTTTTTCTGTCAATGTTAATGAAATAATAGAAGACATTTCTTACAATTTTTATGCAGGTATTAATAATATAAAAGCATTATCAATAGGAGAAAATAAAATAAAAAAAATATATTTAGGAGATAAAAAATTATTTACAACAAGTAATCCACGTATACCACATACTAATTTTAATTTCAGAAATATTACACAAGATTTGACTATGAATTTATATACAAGATTAATACCAGAAAAATATATTAATGGTATATTATGCCGTGTTAAAACTTATATAGATACAGCAGGACATTTAGCTGGTGCTCTTAGAACCACTAATGATTCTAGTGGTATTACTGGTGATGATAGTTCGGCAACTTATGATTTTATTCCAGTATTTCCTGGAGAAGATATAATAATAGATATGCCAACTACAAAATATGGAATAGGATTAGTTGGATATGGTGAAACTAAAGAATATTATCAAACTTGGTTTGGACCAGACAAAGGATGGGCATATTATAATAAATATACAGATGGTGATATTGAGAATTATAATAATATGACTTGTACTATACCAGCAGAAGGAGTTAATTATATTAGATGGTGTATGGACTCTTTTGATACTGATAAATATTATTTTAGAAGATATAGTGCTCAAGTTATTGATGCTATTGCTTATCCGTTAAATAGTACAGAGAATAATGAAATACATTATGAATCTTTAGATGAAAGTATAGCAGTAATTGAAAATAATAATAGGATTAGAGCTAAATCTGCTGGTTCGTGTATTATAAAAGCTACGTGCGGAACAATAACTACAAATATAAATTTAACAATAAATGATAATAGTAGTGATTTTGTGACTTATACAAATCAAGCAGATAGTAATGGTAGTGATGATAGTAATGGTACGGAAGAAATACAATAATATAATTAAAAATAATACTAAAACAATACTAATGTTAAAAAATGTATGTAGAAAAAAAATATTGTATATAAAGCATATCTAGGAAATACACGAATACTTTAATCATACAGAGCCAAATAGTTTTATGCTATTTGGCTTTATTTATATCATATATTAATTAGTAATAATACATTAGAATATAAATGAATAAGGAGGTAAAACTAATGGCATTATCTAAAAAAAATGTAACAAATTTATTAAAAGATACATTAGTTAAATTTTATACAGATGTTTTTAAACCCGATTTAGAAAGCCATACTCACAAATACGCTGGTTCTAGTAGTGCGGGAGGAGCGGCTACTAGTGCGAACAAAGTCAATAGTTCTTTAACATTACAATTAAATGGTACAACTTCTAAAACTTTTGATGGTTCATCAGCACAAACTTTTAATGTAACTCCAGATGGAATAGGAGCAGCATCAAAAAATCATACGCATAATTATGCAGCAGCTCCAGCACCAGGAGGAGCAGCTACTGCCGCAGTTAAGCTTAATGATTCTAGAAAAATAGGCTATGCAGATTTTAATGGTACACAAAATGTACCCCTTAATTCGATATTTGGAGAAATAGTCACTACTGGTTCAGCATCTACTAATAAAAATAAATGGACAAAAATAGCATCAGTAGACGTATCTGGGACTGCTCCATATAAAACATGTACTGGCAATTTTTTAATAAATGCAGCAGAAATATATAATTGTTCTGGTATATTATTTTTCTATTTTAGATTAGAAGACGGATTAAAGAAAACATCTATAGCATTAAAATGGATTGCATTAGATGGTCGTGAGTATGCAAATTCTGTTGCTGCAGTTAAAACAGCAGACGGAAAATATGATATATATTTTAAACAATTGCAAGACTGGTGTACGGTTCATATAGCTACTTATACAAGAACGCCAGAATATTTAAAATTATATTCAAGTCAAAGCTATGTAGCAACTATAAATCCAGAAGTAGTAAGTTCTTATGACAATACATCTACTAGTTCTGCTAAAGTAAATAATCCATTAACTATACAAACTAATGGAACAACTGTTGCTAGTTTTGATGGTAGTGCTGCTAAAACTGTTAATATTACAGCATCTAGTATAGGAGCAGCTGCTACTAATCATACTCACTCTGGATATGCTCCTGCTTCGCATACACATAATTATGCAGGTTCATCATCAGCCGGTGGTGTTGCTACACAAGCTGCAAAAACTACTGGAACTTTAACAATTCAAACTAACGGTACCAGCGCTGGAACATTTGATGGTAGCGCTAATAAAACTATTAATATTACACCAGCCAACATAGGCGCTGCTGCTAGTAGTCATACTCATAACAATTATGCTACAAATTCAGTAGTCTTTACTATACAAAATAATGTAGAAACTTTACAAAGAGATGTAAATAACTTAAAAACTCAAATGGGAAATATAGATACAATATTAGATGAAATAAACGGTGTTTCGTTATAATAAAGGAGGGATATAATGGCAACGTCAGATAAATTACAAAATGTATTAGATACAAAACAAGGGCTAAAAGCTGTAATAGAAGATAATGATAAAACTGCCCCAACAAAATTTGAGGATTATCCTACTATATTAGATGATATAATAGATGGAATAAAAGGCGCTATGATAATAATGGATACCATAAAACTTAATGCTAATACAACATTGGCACAATTGAATGCATTATTTTCATATTTGCCAGAAGCAAATAGTTACACAGCTAGTACAAGAGTTGCTACAATTAACAATGGTATGAATGTAAGAACTTCGGGATCCAGTTCTGGTACAGCAATAGGTAAAGTTGGTAAGACTGATGTAATACCTATTCTAGGAACGGCTTCAAGTGGTTGGTATAGAATAAATAAATATAGATATGGTACATCATCTACGGCATATGATAATCCACTTAAAACATATAATAATTCTTCTGCATATATTTCTAATGGTTCAAGTTACAGCACAATTTCTAATATAGCTTATCCATTAAAACAAATAGATATAAGTTCATTATCAACTACCATACAACAAAATTGTAATTACAAAATAGCTGAAGCAAAAGGATGGATTATAGTATTCTCTACTTCTTCAGGTAAAGATACAGTTGCATCAACTTCTAATACTACAACTTATGCGTTTAATAACTGTTATACAGATAACTATTCATCAAGTAGTTATGGTAATAAAGTAGGTACAAATACTTCTGTTATAAGACAAGGTTATTGGTCTGGATATTATTATTATAAAGGTAACTTTAGATTCACTTCTAGTAGATTAAAAGAAATAAAAGCAATTATGAATAACTCTACAGTATCTAAAATGGAAGTGTACGTAGAAAGAGCTAATACAGCTCATGGTAGTGCATCAGCAGCTACAGTATGCTTATACGCTTGTGATAGTACTGGTAGATATTCAGATGTAGCAGTTGATACAAGTTCTACATTGTCAAGAGGTGGGGGTAGATGGATCACTGTTTCTGATACAGTAAAAAATGGATTTGCTTCAGGAAGATACGATCATTTTAAAGTTTATAAACCATCGACTTCTATGTCATATTATATAATATACAATACTAATGCTAAAATAAGATTAACATACACAGCTTAATTTATTTGTAGCCCCATTCAAAGGGGCTATTTTTATTTAGTAATAATATAATAGCAATGCTTAGAAAATGAGGTGATATAATTGAAAAATAATGTTAGTCCTAGTGATTTAGTTGTTCATCCTCACTATAACGAAGGTAATAATCAGTACGATGTTAAGGTAGAAGATATTGCAAGCGGTTTAACTAAGGCTGGTTATAAAATAACTGACAAAGGAAATTGGTGGGAAGACGATGATATAATATCTAATACTACATATAGACTAGAAATACATAGAGACAATGGAGACTTCAAAACATCTCCTATAATCTTATCTGTAAAATTATATTCAAACAATAAAGATATTACAGATACTGTACCTTCAGATAATTTTATATGGACAAGAACGTCTGGAAATTCTGAAGTAAGTAAGTTAGAAGACCAGTATTGGAATGACGCACATTCTACTGGCTCTAAATCAATAATTGTGAACAAAGAAGATGTTAATCTTCATGCACAATTTTCTGTATCATTTGTTAAATATGAAGACGATACAGAATGGGTTAAAAAAATATATGAAACATATGCAAACCAAATTAAACAATAAAGAGGTGATATAATTGGCAAGAAAATACGAAGCTATTGCTACTGCTAGTACAATAATTACAGACGAAACTGATGCATCGTATCTTACTGGTAATTTAAGCGTAATTAGTGGTAGTAGAACTCAAATTTATTATACAGGTCAATCTAATCCTTATTCTCCAGATTGGACTAAAAACAATTTGGTTTTAAGACCATATTTAATAGCTACAAATATTTATAAAGTTGGAGATACTGGTAGATATAATCCTGATTTATTTGATCCAACTGAATATAGAACATTTGATGATTTAAGCAATCATAATTTTACTACTCCAATGATATCTGATATTCACTGGTTTAAAAAGGATTCTTCTGGCGTAGAAAAAGAAATTACTAGAGGAACAGATGGTTATTCATTTACATGGACATATAATATAGATAAAAATAACACTATTTCTTGTAACGATGGTAGACAACTAGTTATTACAGATAACATATTACAAGCAAACACTACTTGTGAAATAGTATGCAAATTTAGTTTTTATGATCCATATGCAAGAATGTATATACCTCAACAGTTCTCTATTACATTAAGTGATATTGCTACTGGTCAAGGTGTTAATAAAGCAGTCATAGAAGCCTTGAATGGTACATCTATTTATAATGGCACTCCAGATTATTTAGAATTAGAAGCTCATTATTATAGATCAGGTGTTGAAATAGATTTACAAGATGAAATGGACGATGCTACTTCACAACTAAAAATTCAATGGTACATAAGAGATATAATAAACGGAGGCTGGAAATTATTAGATTCAACTGCACAAGAAGAAGTTAATGGAACTACCGATAACGATGGAAATAATTACGATATATGTAAAAGAGTATACAATGAAGAAACTGAGAGTATCGAATACAATATAACAACTAATGCCAGAGGAGGCATTATGTTGAGAATATATCCAGATTTAATAAGTGGTTCAGACTCTATTAAATTAGTAATAACAGATGATAAACAAAATGGTGCAAAGCTTAATGATATAATAGTTGTATACGATAACACTGATGATACTAGAGCTTATATAAGTTTATCCAATGGTAATAAATTAAGACGTTCTGCGACTACTACTGGTACAACAGCTAAGGTAGTTATAACATATAAAGGTGAATTACTAAATGACGATTCTGTTTTATATAATACTGAATTTGAATATTATTGGTATATATATAGTTATGATAAAGACGAAACAAGAAATGTATGGTCAAACACAGATAGAACTAAGCCCTTAAAATATCAAGTTATAGATACTGAAGATGAAAATTTTAATCCAGTTAGTGATGAAAGAAGTTTATATATAACTTTTGAAGACATAACAAGAGAGGAACAATTAACAGTAGATATAGTTGAAAAAACTAAACAAGCTGCTCAAAATGCAAAAGAACAATTAATGAATCAGTTATTAGTGTCAGAAGACGAAATGAATCAAGCCGAGGCATTAAATTTAGAACTTGGCATTGATGATCCTGAAGCACAAATATTTACAGCAAATGAATTAAAAAATAATAGAGTCGTACAATAGGTGGTGATGTTTAATGATTTCTTATAAAGCATTAACTTCTGCCAGTACAATACTTGAAGCTTTAGATGAAACTACATTATATGAATCAGATATTTTTTCCAGCAATGGTTCTATATTATATCCTTATGATTTGGAAACGACTTTAACTGGTGTTATATACGAAGACTTAAAAGATGTAACTGATAAATTCGAAGACATAAGATGGACTATCTGGAATAACGATAGTGGTAAATATGAAGCTGATCAAAAATGGAATAAAGAGCATAAGGGTAAGAATCCAATAACAGTTACTAAAGATGAAATCAATGGAAAGGCAATAATACAATTTGAAGCATATAAAAACCTTTCTGGTATACCTGGTGATGATACACTAGTTGCATGTTCTAGGATATCAATAGTAGATACAAATGATTTATTATCTTCTGGGCTTAGACCAGATAATCCATATATAGGTCAAGTATGGATAGATAGTTCTACTGATCCTGCTACTATGTGGATGTGGAATGGTACTAAATGGGTTCAAATAGGTACTGTAACATCAACTGTAAAAAATTTATTAAGAAACTCTGCGTTCTGGTCTTATAATTATAAATATTTTGATATTGTTGGAGACACTACTTATTCATTTACTCCTGTAGTAACTACAGCTAATGATAAAAAATGGTTAAATCTAGTATCTGAAACTGAATATACAGAGCCTAGAGGTATTAGTCAAACAACACAAAATTCAGAAAAAATATATATAAATGATACTTATAGTTTTCAATTTTTAATTAAAAATAATTCTGAAGATTCTAATAAAGTAAGGGTTAATATATATTCAATTAATTCAAGTAAAGTAGAAACTTTAATATTTGAAGAAGAAGTAACGATAAAAGAAACCATTAAACATTACTTCACAACTTTTAAAACATTAAACGATACTACAAATATTAGAGTAGAAATACTTGGAACAAGTGGTTATAGATATAATTTTTATATAACAGAGTTAGCATTATTTAATACTGGAAACGTATATCCATGGGAACCTTCTCCTTATGATTCTGAAATAGAATACGATCCCGAAGCATTATTTAATGCCTTAACATACAATGGTAAAATACAAGGAATCTATTCTATGATAGATCCTAAAACTGGTCAATTACAATATTATTTTAATGCTACATATATACAGTCTGGAACATTAAAAGGAAATTATGTAGACGCTAAAAATCTTGTAGTCAGAAGAGATAGCGATAATGTTAAAACTCTAGAAATAGATGAGCATGGTAATGTTAATTTAGTTGTAAACAGTTTTAAATTATCTGCTACTAATCAAACCATAGAGGACTTTATATCTAGTAAATTAGATCAATTAAGCCCAGAACAGTTAAGATATTTTTTACATCAAATAGAAAAAGACCATGAACAAGCTGAATTTGAATACGATCAATATTATAATGATGACGTATTGGCTAAAACAGATTATGATGGACTGTGGAGTGATTGGTTAGATCAAGATATGATTGACAGAGCTAAATCAGAAAATGATGATTTAACTAATATACAATCAATGAGATTTAATGCAAACAGAACAGTTACGCTTACAGATGACGATGGTAATGACTTAACTTCATTTTATCTTGGACAAGCAAAATTAGGTTTGTCTAGATTAGGTATAGGTTCTGGTGAACCTGTTGACAGTTCTAAGCTTAAAAAATTATTGTATTATACTCACTTAGCTTATTATGAATCATATGAAAGACTAATAGAATCTATTAACGATAAGATAAATGAAAAATCAAATATATCTAGTTATAGTATTCAAGTATATGCAGATGAGCCAAGTTTAGATGATAACTATACAGACTATAGTACAAAGAATGCATTGCTATATAAGTTATTTGTGTTGTGTGATAGCTATGTAACAGACAAGAAATTAACTATGGTTACAGATGAATGGGCAGATTTTAAAATCGAAGCTGACAAAGTTATTACTGAAGTTGGATCAATAAAAAGCTTATATAAACAAGATACTTTATTGGGAGCTATAGGTTCAATAGCTAATGAAAAAATTACTGCAGATTCTATTGTCAATAAAATAGTAGAAGGTGTAGCTAATCCAGCTAATAAAGAAATAACTGAAAAATATAGAGAAACTATATTGGATCAAACAGCTAAAGGCTTTGATATGTCTGCAAAAGATTATCAAAAGAAAATGGAGTCATCTTTTAAATTGGCATCAGATGGTATAATGATGGATGCAAATGGTTCATTAATTAATATGAATAATAAAAAGATAGTGTTGTCATCAACTAACGTTGACTTGGAAGGTTACGTTACTTTTAAAAAGTTAGCATCTAAAGATCCAGATGATGTTACTATTATAGATGGTGGATACATTAAGACTGATACTATGGATGCTAAAGCTATTAAAACTGGTACATTATCAGCAGACCAAATAACTACAGGCAAATTATCTAATCAAGATAATTCATCTGTATTTGATTTAGATAATGGTAGTTTTGTTCTAGGCGACAAATTGAGATATGAAAATGGTAAGTTAACATTTAGTAATGTAACTATAAAGGATTCAGATATAACATCTGGTTTGCCTCAATGGGTACAAAAATGGGATTCTAATAAAACAGAAATTAGTGGCGAAGAGATAGTTTCGCCTAGAGCTTTCTTTGGTCGTTATGAACCAGAAAGCGAATCTGGACTTACAGGTGTTATGTTAGGTATCGATTTAGCTTCAAGAAACACTCCTGGTCAAGAAGGATTAATAGATGCTGGTATTGTAGGTTATTATTGTAACGAACCTTCATTTAGATTAAATGTAGATGGCACAGCACAATTCGGTAGAGATACTGATGAGAAAAAAGTATACATAGATCAAAATGGAGCATTACATTTTGGTAGAATAGATGGAAATGAAATCAATGCAAAAAATTTAACAGTTGAAAATGAATCTGGGATTACTACTTTTTCTATAGATAGTAAAGGTGAAATTTCATTAAATCCTAAATCTTTTTATTTGTACAATGGTGCAAATCCTGCTATTAGTTTAAATAAAGGAAAAGTATCTATTAATGCTAATTTTATTACAGCTGGTAAAATGTCAGCAGGACGTTTAAACGTAACCGATGGTACATTCGTTGTTAAAGATAATGATGGTAGAACAACTTTTGGAATAGATGAGAATAGCAATGTTACTATTAATCCTAATAATTTTCAATTGAATTCAACCAATGGTGTAGTAATTTCATTGGTAAATGGTAAGGCAAATATAAATGCCAATGCAATAACAACTGGTGAATTAAATGGTCATTTAATAAAGTCTGATTCTATAGAAGCAACTAGCTTACTTATAGGTAATGCTGCTAAAGGAATTAATAATCTTACTAAAAAAGCTGATTGGTACAAATGCACAAGTACAAATGAAATAAGTAATCCTACTGAGATTGTAGATTGTACTTTAGGTAAAGCTCAGTACGATAAGTATTATGATTTCCAAATAGATTATTCTGGGAATATTTTAAACAATACTGAAAAAGTTTTTATACAAGTAGACTTAAGACAATTCTATAATATAACAGCGTCTAAGATTTATTTTAAAAACAAATCCTCAAAAACATATTATTATAAATTACAGTATTCTATAGATAATGAACATTGGCATAATTACTATTCAGATGATGATGATCAATGGTTAGCAACTACAAAAGACGGTTTTGATTATGCGCTAGATTTAAAAACATCTGGAGTAACTGCAAAATACTTTAGATTATATTTTAATGGTAATGATACTGATGTTAGTCCAGCTACTTCATCTATATCAGCATGGGAACTATATTCTGGAGGTGCAACTACTGGAATAGATGCCAGTGGTATAATTACTGGGCAATTAACAGCAGATAAAATAGGTGCAAAAACTATATCAACAAGTCATGTCAACATAACTGATGATAATTTTAGTTTCAATAATGGAGATAAAATAGTATTTTCAATTACTGGTGAAGATGAAGATCATTCTTCTGTATTAATAAACCCAGACACGTTTGTTCTAGGTACTACAGAGGGTGATGCAATAGTACTTGAAAATAATAAGTTAAATATTAATGCGTCTTATATAAATACAGGAGAACTTAATGCAGACTTAATAACTACTGGACATCTTAATGCTAAAGTAATAGAAGCAGGTAGTATAACTGGTGATAAAATCAATGCAAAAGGATTAATCGTTAGTAGTTCAAGCGGAGTAAATACTTTTGAAGTAACTAATGATGGAAAGATAATAGTAGATAGTGATAGTTTTTTAATTAAAAACTCTGCATATTCAGATGATGATGCTAATACAACTATAGATGGTGCAATAAATGCTTACGACAGAAAGCTTAGTGAATATATAGAAATGAAGGGCGATACTATAACACTAGGAAAAAACACTGGGGAATTAAATTATAGAACAGTTATTACATCTGAAAAATTAGCGTTCATGAATAAAAATACAGAAGTGGCTTATGTATCATCTTCTAAGATGTATATCATGAATGCTGAGATTAGAAATAAACTTACATTAGGTACGAATCAAAATCAAGGCTATCAAACTCCTGGGTTCTTTGATTTTGAATATCGAAATAATGGACATATGTCGTTGAAATGGAGGAATCAATAATGGCATACGCAATAAGTGGTACATTTAAAGACAATAATGCTAATTTAAAGCCGTACTTATTTTATTCTTACACACAAGATAAAGACAATAATACGTCTACTTTAAAATTAGAATTAAAAATAAAGAAATTGACTTCATATGCAAAAACATATACAAGTTCTGCAACAATTCCTTATAGTATAAGTGTTACTATAGATGGAAAGAAAACTAATTTAGTCAATTCAAAAACAAAATTCGACTGCAGAAATGCTGCAGTCGGAAGTTATATAAGCATAAGCTCAAAATCAATTACGTTAAATCATAACTCAGATGGTTCATTAAAGTTAAAGATCTCTGCTATATTTGATTTAACAGGATTTAATCCAGGTAAAGGTGTTATTGATCCGTATGAAATAACATTAAAAACAATTCCTAAACAAAGTACGATTCAATTAACAAATACTTCTTATAAGCTGGGCGAAAATATAGTAGGAACTATTCTTGCAAATGATTCTTCATTTTCGCATAAAGTAACGCTTGAATTAGATAACTCTAATACTGTTACATATAATATGCCAAGCGGTACAGCAGTATTAAATAAGACAATACCTTCTTCTTGGATAAATTCTTCTATATTTAAAGATTCAGTTTCCGCTACATGCAATTTACTCTTATATACATATTCTGATTCAAATTACTCAACTTTAGTTGGTGACGTATACACTACTACATTTACAGTAAGTATAGATACTGACACTAGTGCTGGTGGAGGCAGTGGTGTATCTTCTTATTTTAACTTTACATTAAATGGCGCTATTCCTTGGCCACAATCATATAAATCATTTATCATAAATGAAACAAAATGTAAATTTGGTGCAATAAAAGTAGAGTCAACGAGTGGTGCCAATATTAAATCTATAAGAATAGTTGGAACAGATGGATACGATAGTGGTTCTATTGTTTATTTATCAAATGGATTATCTACGGCATCCATAATGACTCCTACCTTAACAAAGAGTGGAACAATTACATATACTATAACTGCCACAGATTCTAGGGGCATAACTGCTACATGTCCTAATAAAATATCAATAACTGTATTAAATTACGAAGCACCAAAGTTTTTATCTGTTATAACATCAAGAGCTTCCATAAATGACGAAGGAAATTATGAAGAATCAGATAATGGATCTATATTAAAATTAACTTTAGATTTTGATTATTCTAAAATACAAAACAATAATTTAAAACTAAATATATCTTGTCAAAAAGCATCCGAAGAATCTTCTACGACTATAACTAGACAATACAGTTTAATAAATAATAGTTATTTTTCTGATATTGACAATAATAATTTTTATTCAATAGAAAAAGATGATGGTGGACATTATTATGAAATATATTGGGCAAATAATTTTGAGGGAGACGCATCGTATAAGTTAACATATACGTTAACAGACTCTTATGGATCTGCATCGTATAATGATGAATTGCTTACTTCGTATTTTATAATGGATATAACATCTGGAGGAAAATCAATTGCCTTTGGTAAATCGGCAGATGAACTAGACGATGGTGAAAAACTTATGGATATAGCAATGCCATTATTAGTAAGAGCCAATGGATGTATGTATGAGTTTAAAAATACTGGTCTATATATAAATGGAACAAAAGCAAATTTTGTAAAAGAAATATTAAATACATATAGTACTTCTGCTACGGTAACTTTAAATAATGAAACATGTAATTATTCATTCAAAAAAAGATTAGAAAATTTATCCATAGCTGTTTCTAATTCGACTTTTTCAAATCTATATGCACATACAAGAATCACATTTACTACAAGTAACAATACTTTTACTTTTAGCACAGCTGGAGGCATAATATATATTGGCGTTGATTGTGCCGATAAAAGTTTTGCTCCAGTTGCTGATAAATTATATACAATAGATTTTGATTATGGAATTAATAATATATTGGCTTCAGTATCTGGTGTCGCCTTAAGTGCTAGTAGTGGAGGCGGTGGTGGAGGAACTATAGATCCTGGTCCAATTACTCCTCCTGATCCAATCGTTCCTCCAAGTCCAGATCCAGGTCCAGGTGAAGATACAAATACTATAGAAGATTTTCCATATGCAGATGATTTAGTAGCTACAGCTAAAACTTATTGGACAAATTGTAAAAATGAAAAAGCTAGTGGTGGAAGCAACTGGGATAATGGTTTAACATATAGATCAAAATCTACTCCATTAAGTGGTACATGCTCATCATCAACAACAGCAACTGGATCTTTATGGGTTAAAACTACTCGTAGTAGTGAAACAAGATATTATAAAGCTATAGACTGTAGTACTCTTGCTGGTTTAAGTGCTAAAGGATATACATATGATCAAAGTCCATATAAGAGTTTGTCTAAATTCAATTCGTTTAGAACAGATAGATTACAAAAAAATGATAGTGTTACATGGTCATTTAATATGACTAAAGAAGATGGAACATTTGCCAGAGAAGCGGCAGCTCAATGTGAATATTTCGATAGACTTGGCAAGGGAATTATTTATTATAAGAATGTAGATACTGGTGTTACATATGGAGATTGCGGAAACAAATCAAATGATTTCTCTCCTATTAAAAAAGGTGACTTTGTATTCTACGCTAAAAAAGATCCAACAACAGGTGGTTGGAAACAAGGTGATCGTCATATGAAAGTATCACACGTGGCTATATGTTATGGAAATAATTCAAGTGGTAAGAAATGCGTAATAGAATCTACCAACGGTACAATGGAAAGTAACCATACATTTAATGATAAAACAACTTTAAACGCAGGTGTAAGAATAGTTTCTATAGCTGGCAATTATGGATATTCAGACGATATAGTAATGGTTGTTAGACCACAGCCTATACATTGGAAAAAATCATCTTCATCTACTGGCACTCCTAGTACAGGAACAACAGAGTATATTAATTGCGTAAATGAAACAGGTACTATAGATGGTCATAATTACATATATAAATTACAAAAATGTAAAGTAACTGGCTATGGTGGAGATAGTGGTTCTGGTTGTTCTATACCTTTAAATCTTGGTCATACATGTGGATCATTTAACCTTCCATATGGAACTAAAGTTTATATTCCAAAACTTAATGGTAAGAAAATTACAGATGGCAAAGGTAAGACAGCTACTTGTGATGGAATATTTACAGTCAATGATACAGGCGTGGGATGTACAGATTTTGATTTATATATGAGTACAGCTTCTGATACTAATGCAGAAAAAGTATTTGGCAATACTCTGCGTGAAGATGTATATATCTTATCGTATGGTTCTGGATATGGTAGTTCATGGAGCTATACAGAAAGTTATGCATGGGCAAGTAAAAATGGAACATTAACAGCATACAAAGCTGCTTTTAAAGACTACATAAAATATGGTGGAACTCTAATCAACTTCCTAAAATTCAAAACAAACGATAAAGATATTAGAAGTTCGTCATACTGGCGTACGCTTAATAGCTAACTTTTTTAGTAATAAAATAAGGAGAGAAATCATTCTCTCCTTTATTTGTATTTAATAAGTGAGGTGAGAATATGGATTTTACAGCTAAACATTTTAATGATCGACAAGTATATTATGCTGCTGATGTCAACAGACTTGAAGATCAAGTTGAGGCTTTGACAACAGCTTTAAAATCAGTTATGGCATTAAATAATGTTTGGATAAGTTATGAAGAAGGCGACGAACCTCCTGACAAAAACATGCTATGGATCGATTTATCTGATTCGGCAGATGGTGTCAGAAGTGAAATCGATTCGATAATGCAAGAATACAGTGCAGTAATACAAAATATGAGCGAAGAGATTAAAACGCTCAAAAAACAAATTGCAGATATTATTGCTAATGGTGGAACTGGTGGAGGAACAAAACCAGATATTCCTAGTGAAGAAACTGATACTAATAATTATATGCTGTTAGAGAATAACGGATTAATGTTGTTACTCGAAAATGGCAAGCCGTTATTATGTGAAAATGATTTTGCATCAGATGCACCTAACACAACTAAAATTGACAATGCAATATTAAATGAAGATGGTACTTATACAGAGCTAGAAGATGGAACTGTATTGTGCCTAGAAAATTAAGGAGAGGAGAAAATATATGGCTACTGAAATAAAAGGTACAAAAATGAGTGAACTAACTGAAGTCGTTAACGTTAATAATGATGACTATTTGCTATTGTTAACTAACGGCGAAAACAGAAAAGTTAAAGCTAAACAATTAAAAGGTGCTGATAATTTATCAAACAAATACTTAGACTTAGTTGATGATGATGGACAACAATATAGAATGACTATTAATACAGATGGCACACAAACAGTATATCCAATAGAAGCATATACTGGACCAGATGCTATGCCTGGTTCAAAAGACTATAGCGGTCTTATAATAAATCAAATATATGGTGGAGGCCCTTCGTCAACAGCAGGTACATCTGTAAGTCATAGTTTTATAGAGCTTTATAATGATAGTGATAGTAAAAGAGATATAAACTTAAAAGGAATGTATTTGTTTTATAGCAATACAAACACAAATGTATGGCAAAGATTAAAACTTACTGGAGTCATTCCATATCAACATTCTTTTTTAATAAGAGGTAAGAGAACTTTTGAAGACTCTAATGTTACAAGTGATTTAATAAGATGTAAAATAGATAAATACGATCAAGAATGGGACATGGAATTTGACCCAACTGGATTTACTGCTTTCTTGGCAGTAGGCGGAGAAACTCCTACTGCTGATGATATAGTAAAAGAAAAAACAAATAGTGCTACTGGAGAAACTATAACTAGCTTACGTTTTATAGACATTATGGCTGGCAATAGTGAAGATGGTAAACATATTGCTCCAGGATATGCTGCTCCTAACAAAGTAGCTGCATCAAACTTTGCAAGAAATGCAATGAATAAAAATACTGCTATTAGAAAAATAGACTTTGGTTTTAATAGTAGTACAAAAAGAAGTTATAATTGTTTTGCATCAGTAGAAGCAATTAATTATGAAACTTGCGATGTATCAATTTATAGACCTAGAAGTATTGCAGATGGTTCTTGGGATTATTATGTAGATAGAATTAAACTTAATCAAAATATACCTAATTTAGTAAATATATGTTATGGAAAAGATGGAGAAACATCTAGAACATTTACATGGCAATCTAAAGTAACTGATACTGGATATTTAAAATACAGAATGATTGCAGATGAAAATGGTGTAGCAAAAACCGAACCATGGGTAAAAGTAGAAACCAAAAAAGAAATGGTAAAACACCATGACCAAGATTGTACAATACATAGAGTAATAATAAAAAATTTAAAACCTGGTAAATATGAATATCAAGCTGGTGAAGAAGGTGGATGGTCTGATACAGAAACCTTTGACGTAAAAAAATACTTAGTAAAAGATGGCGAATCTGTTACTTACAAACCTATGAGAATATTATGGACAACAGATCAACAAGGTTGGACTCCTGATGAATATCGTGCTTGGAAAACTGCAGTTGAATCTATAGCATATCACGAAGGAACTAATTTCGATTGGCATTTAAATACTGGAGACGTTTCACAAAATGCTTCACGTTCTTTTGAATGGAGATATTATTTTAAACACTCTAGAGAATTTACTAGAAACATGTGCCACGAAATTACTTGTGGAAACAATGACCTTATAGATAAAAAATATGGTAAAGCATTTAATTATTATCTAACAGCAGAAGATGCTCCTAAAATGAATGATTATGTAACAGAAGTTCAAACACCAGGCAATCCTGATATGGTTTCTACATATGCATTTGATTTAGGATATGTTCATTTTGTATGTGTCAATTCAAACGAAGAACAAATGTATAGTGGTGTTACTGTAAATAACTTTATAGCAAAACAATGTGCATGGTTAGATGCTCATTTAACAGAAGTAAAGCAAAGAGAAACACAACCTAGATGGATTATTGTATATATGCACTTAAGTCCATTTACTTGTGTAAGAACTCCTAGAGTTCAACCATTTGTTCCTATATTTGAAAAGCATAAAGTAGATGTTGTTTTATGTGGACATAATCATACATATACAAGAAGCAAATGTTTATATACAGGATTTAATGGTGTTCCTTATAAAGAAATGGGAGACAATGGTGGTACAGGAATAACATACAACAGATATGTAAAATTAAAACAAGTATCTGATGGTTCAATTGAAAACCTTATACCGGCTGATAAAGAATATAAAGATTATACTAAACCAGAAGGTGGAGTAATCAATAGAGCAGAAGATAAATTAAATGGTACTTATTATGTTATGAATGCAGCAACTGGTTTTAAATCTACTGGGAAAGAAACCGGCATAACATTTGCTATACCTTCTTTAATAAATAGTGAACATAGTAACAAAGAAATACAAAGTGGTGTATGGCCATGGTGGTATGCATGGTGGGGTGGAGTAATGAGTCAACCTGCTTATATGACAATAGATATAACTGGAGATCAAATCAAATTCGTTGCAAAACAAGTACCTAATGTTCTGACAAAAGAATACGGAGTAGTTACTGTAAATGATTTTGATTATAATAATCCAGATAAATTTAAACCAAATAGTGACTATGATCCAGAAGGTTTAATTATTAATTATCAAGAAGAAAGACACACTAAATAAGTTGGAGGTGTTATTAAATGTCTATTAAAAGATATAACCCAAAAACTAATCAGTGGGAAGTGGAAGCTACTAATAAAGCTTCCGCTATCTCAATATTAGATTTAGAAGAAAATTTTGAATCTGACAATGTTGAGGGTGCATTAAGAGAACTTGGTAGTAGCAAAGAACAATCAAGTATAAATGCAAAACAAATAATAACTGTAGCTAACAGACTTAATGATCATATTGAACATCATCCTGGCGGCAGTGGAGGCGGAGGAGCTCTTCCGACAATTGAATCTAGTTTTAATTTAGATTCAGCTGATTCTCAAGATATAATAACTATACCTATTTATTTTGTGTCACCTAATTTAGGTGATGGTATATGTTATATAAACGTAAATGGTATAGAAGTTGCAAAACAAACAATACAACAAGGCGATAATAACATTAAAATAGGGCCTCTAGGCAATGGTGTATTTAAAATAGAAATCAAAGCCAAAGATAGAGGCAACATGTATACTAATAAACTTTCATGGACTATAGTTTGTGGAGGTATCGAAATAAATTTACTAAGTAATTTTAATACTTTTATAGCTATAGGACAAGAAGTAACTTTTGATTACGAAATAGTAACAAATCTGACTGATGACACATATTTGCATTTAACTGTAGATGAAAAAGAACAAATTATAAAAACTTCAGCTGGAAAACATAGCCAAGTTCTAAAAGATTTAGGACTGGGTATACATCCTGTTACGTATTATGCTGAGGTTGGTAAATATAGAACTATATCATATGACGTCAATATCGTAATAACAAATTCTGAAAGTTTATATTTGTCATCTAAAACAAAATCACCACTAACAGTAATCGATGGTAATCCAGCTGTTATAGATTATACTGTATCTAAAATCAGTGAAGAAAATTTTATAATTACATTTACACTTGATGGAAATTCTTCAACTGGTACTATAAAATCTGGTGCATATACTTGGAGTAATAACTCATTGTCTATAGGAACACATACGTTAAATATAACAGTTAAAGATAGTGATAAAAATACAGCATCTTTAGATTTTACTATACAAGTTAATGAAGATACTGAATTTGAAAAAGTAGAAGGATCCAAATATAAGCTTGTAGCTTGGTGGGATGCTAGTGACAATAAAAGTAATTTATATCAAGATAGAAATATATGGAGAGATAAAATAGGCGGTATAGAAGGAAAATTACATAATTTTAACTACGCATCTAATGGTTGGATGAGTGATTTAGATACAAAAGAATATTGGCTTGAATGCAATGGTAATGCTTATGTAGAAATTCCATATGCCCCATTTAAAAATAATTTTGAGAATGGCGGAACTATAGATATATTATTTAAAACAAGTGATGTTGGTAACGTCGATGCTAGAGTATTAGACATAACAGATAGTACTAATGAATCTCTAGGATGTTTTATTAATACATATCAAGCATGTATTAGATCTGAAAATCATAAATCAAATGTAACTATAAGTGAAGATGAATACATAAGAGTTACGTTTGTTATAGATAGAGATGAACGCTACGGTAAAGTATATGTTGATGGAATACCTACTGACGGATTTTCATTAACAGATGCACAGTTATCTAATAAAAAAATATTAGAAAATTTTGCACATGATAGTTACATATACTTAAATTCTATTAAAGGTGATGGTTACGGTACATGTTGCATTAAACATTTAAGAATATATGATAGAGCATTAACTCATAATGAAGTTATAACTTTAATGATATCCGATATAGAAGATAGACAAGAGCAAAGAAGAAAATATAATTTCTGTTTTGATAATAAAACATTAGCAAAAATGTATTTAACATTTAATAGAGCAAACCTAGACTCAGATAAAAATAATAAAATACCTTTAACTATAACTTATGATTCTCCAGATACAGAAAATTGTGGTACAGGTTTTAGTTCTAGTAGATGTTCTATATATGCTCAAGGTACATCATCTTTAGGTTTTGTTATACCAAACTTTAATATAGTTTTGGCAGATGATTCTGGTGCTGATATGTATTACAATCCTTTCTTCAAAACAGGAAAAGAAGAAGTATTATTTTGTCTTAAAGCAAACTATATGGATTCATCTAATATAAACAATGTAGGATTAGCTGCTATTGCTAATGACTTATTGTTTGATGAAAATACATATAATCCAGCTCAAATAAAAGATATGCAAGACAATGTCCTAGAAAAACCGGAAGTAAGACATACTATAGCTGGTTTCCCTATATATGTATATGTTAAAGATACATCTCAAGCTAATCCAGAGTTCGTTCCTTATGGAGTATATGATTTTAATACAGATAGATATTCTGCAAATACATTTGGCTATACTCAATACGAAGATGGTCAATGTTTAAGCTATGAAGCAGCTGCTAATACTCAATCTGGAGCAGCAGCATTTAATGCTTGGACAATAAATTCTGGTAAATCAAAAGTTCAATATTATAAAGACGAATTTAAATTAATATACCCTCCTTCTAGAGAAGGAAATGATACATATAACGAAATAGCTAAATTAGTTGAATGGGTAGATAGTGCAGGTATTGAAAACTTCAAAGAGGAATTACCTAACCATTTTAATGTGACACATTTAATTAGATATTATATATTTGTTAATGTATTTGGTCTTGTCGACTCTTTAGGTAAAAATATGAAACTTACATCATTTGATGGAGGTACTATATGGTATCCTCAATTATACGACATGGACACATGTATGGGTCTTAACAATGAAGGTTTAATTAAATTTGACGTAGATATAGAACCAGAACATGACTCTATAAATGAAGAAGATAATACTGCATTCAATACATCTGCTTCTAAATTATGGGTTAAATTACATGATTTTATGTTGGATGAAATCAAAGAAGAGTATCAAAAACTTAGAGTTGGTAATTTAACATTAGATAATATAATGCATTATCTATATGATTTAAATATTGCAAAGATTCCTGAAACATATTATGCAGAATCTATGCAACAAAAATATTTAAACTTTAGAAATGATTACTTAACTGTTATGCATGGTAGTAGATATCATCACATAAAAAAATGGATAAGAGAACGTTTATTATATATGGATACATTATTAGGATTTGATGCTGCTACTAGTGATTGGGTAACAATAAGAGCACAAGCTGCTGACACTGTTAACATAGGATTAGAACCATATTCTCCAATGTACGTTAAAGTTAAATGGACCAATGCAGGAGATGAAGACTCTATAGCGTATAGTACTGTAAGAGTTCGTAGAGGTGAAACTGCAGAACTGGAATCAAAGTTAGATGCTAATGACCAAGAAGTTATGATATATGGTGGTAAATACATAAAACGTTTAAAGAACTTAACAACCTTGAAACCTAAATCAATGCTATTATCATCAGCAACCAAATTAATTGATTTAGAATGTCATTCGCCTATATTGTTACAATTAGCCATCAATGAATGTAAATTATTACAGAATGTAGATATAAGTGGATGTTCTAGTCTTGGTACAGATTCGACTGGTTCTCAAGTATTAGATTTAACTGGTTGTACAAACTTAAGATTTGTCAATGCTTACAATACACAATTAAAGAGTATTACAACAGATACTACTGGTGGTAACTTAGAAGAAATTTATTATCCATATTCTACTAACACAATAGAGTTATATAATCAAAATGGACTAAAGACTGTAGGATTACCTACTGAAATAATTTATGATCAAGAAATTAATCATAGCTTAAATAAACTTCCTACAAATCTTATAAGGTTCAAATTATATAACTGTCCTAATGTTAATACTTTAAGAAAAGAATATTCTAAATACAATTATTTTAATGACAACTTTTTCTTATCTTTATATAATACAAATATTATTGATATAGACAATTCATTAGATTCATTAGAAGAATTAAAAATATCTTATGTAAATAGCTTAACTAGCTTGGGATTATACAATTTAAGTAAATTAAAAACATTAGAGCTTTCAGACTTGGTAAATACGACAGGAAGATTAAATCTTATTGATATTTCTGGATGTGACAACTTAGAAAATATCTATATAAATCATAATAAAAATAATGCGCATTATCCTTATTTTGCAAAAAATTCTGTTTTGGATTTATCTTTGTGTAGAGGATTAAAGAAGATATCTGCTAATTATCCAATTAAAGGATTAAATACAGTAGTACTTCCAGTTACAACAGCAGATGATAGCGATGAATTATATAGTAATTTTAAAGAATTATTATTTGAAGATATCTACGAAACAAATCAGAAATCTGATATACGTAATATCTACGCAAGATATTCAGAAAAAAAAGATAGTATAGATTTTAAAGATATACAATTAGATAGATTAAATTTGCAAACTATAGATATACCTACAGAAATAACCAATTTATATTTAAATATAAAAAATTCTGCAGATGTTAATATAAACAAATATCGTTCTAGTAACAATAAAATATCAGTTGATGGAATATATGACTTTTCTAATTTTGAAGAAAATAATATGACATCATTATTTAAAAATATGAATCTTACAAACATAACTTTAAAATCAAATAACTTTTTAAGTGATGTTAAAGACTTTACTTCATGTTTTGAAGGAGCAACAATATCAGATAAAACTGATCTTAATACTTTTTTAGCTAAATTAAATAATATAACTATTGGTTATAGAATGTTTAAAAATATTAATGGATTGACAAACGGTCCGATACTTGATACAGGTGTGTTAACCAATGCTTTTGAAATGTTTTATGGCTGTGATAAATTACAAACAATACCTACATATAATTTATCGAAAGTTGAAGATGCTAGTTATATGTTCTATGGCTGTAGAAATTTAGCTATAAGTCAAGTATTAAATTTATTAAATTGCATTAACATAGATTGTATGTTCTATGGTTGTAAAAAAATAACAGATTTAAAATTTGAATCTGATAATAAAATAACTACTGCAAGATACTCTTTTTATAATTGTGAAAGCTTATTGAATTTGCAAATGTTTAATACAAAATTAACTGAAACATTAGAGTATGCATTTTATAATTGTAAGAAATTAGCAAACATTCCAAACTTACAAATGAATGCCTTAACAAATTTAGCTTATGCATTTTATAACTGCAAGGTTATGACTGGTACAGCAGAGCCTAGTAAATATTGGTTAAATGATAAAATAACAGAATATACTTTATGTTTTGCCAATTGTTCTAAATTATCTAACTTTTACCCAGAACCTCCAGAAGGTGTTCCTGATGAATGGGGTGGAATATATGATAATATAGGCGAAAACGATATGGAAATAAAAATTATACCTAATTCAAGTAGTTATTTGGTATCAAATTATCTTCCTAAATTTTATTCATATTACAAACATAATTTAATGAAAACAAACTATTCTGCATGGACTTATGACGATGAAACTTATATGTCAAGTTTAAAAGAACCTGTTGCAGTTAATGCTGGAGAATCATATACTTTTTCTTTAACATCATCACAATATGTTACAATCAAAGCATTTGATAAAAACAAAAATGAGAAATCAGTTATGATCGATTATGAATATATTTCTTCTCCTACATCATTTGTTATTCCTGATGAATGTTATTATATTAATTTCTATATTAGTACTAGTTTAAGTAGTATAATAAATATAAATCCTACTTTAACTAATACAGATAATGAAAATCAAACATTAGAATATGTAAATATTACAGTTACAAAAACAGATGGTTCAATAACTTCAGATTTGTCAACATTGACTATAGCCGAAGCAGATACAATTTATATAAAATTTGATCCAAATACAACATTTATAGATTTCGAAAGAAATGGTTATTTGAAATCTATAAACTCAATAGACTTATCTAACTGTCCTATTTGCGATAATATGTTTATTAACTGTGAAAATTTAGAATCGATAGAAACATTAAATTTATCAAATGTTAAAAGCATGGTAAACATGTTTAAAAACTGTTTAAAATTAAAATCTATAGGTTCATTCGATACGAGTTTATGTGAAGATATATCTGATGCTTTTTACAATTGTACAAAACTTGAAGCAGTTCCTTATTTTGATTCTGAAAATATTAAATATATGGATAGAGCATTCTATAATTGTAATGCATTAAAAGCTGTAGAATACAGTACTTTTGAAAATGTTAAAGGAATGTACTATACATTTTATAATTGCACTTCTCTTACAGCATTAGGAAATATAAATGCTAGTAAATGTGATAATTTTATTTATACATTTGCTGAATGTAGAAATTTAATTACTATAGAGTCTATAGATGTTTCTAATTCATTATCAATGGATTACACTTTTTATAATTGCAGAAACTTAACTAGTAACTTATATCTAGATACAAACAAAGCTACTACCTTAAGATCTATGATGAATTATTGTTCAAGCTTGAAGTCATTAGCATATTTAGATATAACCAACTCGACAAATATTCATAGTATATTTGCTAATTGTTCTAATTTGTTAAGTGTACCAATTTTAAATTATTCAAAAATAATTGATATGACTAGTGTATTTGATGGATGTTCATCTATTAAAGAGATAACATTGGCGAACACAGAAAATGTTCAAAATATGTATAGAACATTTAATGGTTGTAGAAGTTTAATATCTATAGTAGGTCTAGACACATCTAAGGTTTCAACATTTTCATATACATTTTATAATTGCGTAGCCTTAACAAAGTTAACAGTAGATGTTAAAAATGCAGATAACATGAATTATATGTTTGATGGATGTAGTGGTTTAACTGAATTAAAGTTTTTAAATAGTACAATAAATGCAACGTCTATGAATAGTATATTTGCTAATTGCTCTAGCTTAAAAGAAACTCCTGAATTAAATACATCAAAATGTACTTCAGTAAATAACGCTTACAGCAATTGCACAAGTTTAGTTCATGCACACTTGGATTCTTGGAATATAAATACTATAAAATCAATGTCTTATTTATTAATGAGCTGTAGAAATATTTCTCAAGATGATTTATCTACAGTAGAAAATTGGACTATGGCAAATGTAGAAGACATTCGTGGATTATTATATGATACTGCAATTACTACTTTTAATGTAGGTAATTGGTCATCATATAGTGTTCAAAAAGTTTCATATCTATTTACAGCATGTTCAGAACTTATGACCATTACTGGAATATCTAATTTAGTTACTGAAAATATATCAACTTTAGCTCATATATTTGATGGATGTACTTCGTTAGTTAGTTTAGATTTATCTAACTGGAAAACTTCAAATGTAACAGATATTCAATATGCATTTCATAATTGCTCTAGTTTAACTAACTTAAAAGTAAATACTTGGGATGTATCGAACGTAACTAATTTTTATAATGCATTTTATGGCTGTGGATTACAAACTATAGATTTATCCAAATGGGATTTTTCATCTGCAAAAATATTGCAATATATGTTTGGATATTGTGAAAATTTAGAATCAATAAATATAAATACAAACTATAGTGGTATAGAAGATATGCAACAAATGTTTAGTAACTGCACAAAACTTGTAACAATTCCAGAAACATTTTATTTGCATGGACAAGCAAATAGTATATTCAATAATTGTTCTTCATTAAAAAATATAAGTAATATAATTATTGATTGTGGTACTAATATTGTAGATTATATATTTTATAATTGTACCTCATTAGAAACAGTCAAAAACATAACTGTAAACAGTTGTGAATCTCTGGCATTTATGTTTAACGACTGCTTAAAATTACAATCAATAAATAATATTAGTATAGTGTCAACAAATTCGATATCATTAGAATCTATGTTTAGTGGATGTAGAGAATTAATATCTATAGCTGGTACAATAAATGATGTTTCAAATACAAAAAATATGTTCTTCGGATGTTCTAAACTACAAAATATAGATATATCAAATTGGAACTTAAATAATTGTACAGATACATCTTCAATGTTTTATAATTGCTATGCATTAGCGACAATTATAACAAACAATAATTCTTTGGGTACAATTAATGTAGAAGATATGTCATATATGTTTTACGGTTGCAGAAACTTAACTACTGTTCCATTTATAGAATTTGACAATTGCATTAGAACTTCATCAATGTTTTATAATTGTTATGCATTGACAGAAATAAAAGATATGCAAACTAAAACTTTTGCAACAGATAAAGTAACAAATATGGATGGAATGTTCTATGAATGTAGAGAGCTATTATATTTCCCTACACTAAAAACAACTTCAGTTATAAGTATAGCTCGTGCATTTTATAATTGTTCTAAAATGGTTGGTACTCCAAGTGCTACAGATTATTGGAACAGAACGCCAGCTATAAATTCTTATTCTAATTGTTTCTATAACTGTAAAAGTTTAACTAACTATGATTCTGAAATACAAGCATCATGGAAAGGTTCTAGGTCTTATTCTAGAGCAATGACTGCAAGTTATAGATTAGATAATAATGATGAAAAAAAAGCTATACTTAATAAAATTAATGACTTATCTAGTCAAATAGAAGAATTAAAAGCAAAAATAAATGAATTATAAGGAGGTATAAGATGGCACGAATAGATATGTTGGAATATAGTGACGGTACTAATTTCTTAAAAAAACATATGTTTAGCAAAACTTTATCTTCCGATAGTAGAAAAATGACTATAAAATGGAACTGCTGGGCTCAAGCAGTTCCTTATAGCTATTCTTATAGCGGTAAGAAGCGTACTGGATATTATTCTGGTGGTACAGCTTCAGAACCTGGTGGAATATATAAAGACGAAGATAATGGTAAGAAAACAGTTAGACAAAATATATTTGAAGGGGTTCGAACTGTATCTATACAATATAGAAAGAATAAAGGTAAATGGCAAACTATAAAACCTGATACGTATGATAGTCATCAATTAACTTTTAACAGTACTAAAAATGGTGAAGTATATGATATAAAGGTTACTTACGCCTTATGTACTATGGGATTTCCTCACAGATGGTATCCCTTTATGTGGTTCGGTAATCAAAGTCAAAGACCAGCAAAATATAAAATAACATCTTCAAATTCTAAATGGTTTACAGATGCAAAACCATATTTCCCTGGAGATTATTATCCATGTGTACCAGATACATGGAAACCAAATGCTCCATATAGTTATACTTGGGGAGAACCTAGAACAGGTGCAATATGGAGTAAAAGACATGGTAAAGCTAATCCTAAAACAAGTCCATGGAAAGAAAATTATTCATGTGAATATAATGCAACTATTAAGAAAACTGCAGATTGGACATCAGAAAAAGGTAATGTTCCTCAATTAACACGTAAATCTAGTTACTTTATTTATCATAGAACATTTGAAGATAGCTATACAACTAGTGGAATAATAGAAAGACCATTGCCTATCAAAGAGCCTGAAAAACCTGTAGTAACATGTATACCTGCTCATGGAGAATCTGGTATAGTAAAAGTAAAATACAATCACTCTGGTGGTGAAGATGGAATTATTGAATTGTATGGTGTACAAAAAGGAAATAGTTCAATAACTAAAAAAGTTGGAGAAAGTGATGTTATAGACGGAAGCACTATTCAATTTGATGTGGACTTTATTAAGCAAGGCTTTATAAGAAGTAAAGAAATAAGATATTATGCAATAGCAAAAGTATATGATGCGGAATATAAAACTTATAGATCTTCATGCTCATGTGACAAATCATTTGCTAATTGTGCAAGTGGTCATTATTTTAACGATGAGCCTCCAGCAGTTAATCCTACTGTCGTTGATTCAAATGATACAACTAGAACTGCTAGAATTACATTTCCAGCAATTAAAGATCCAGACAACGATAGTGTATCATATATAGCATATATAAAATCACAAAATAGTGAAGAAAATATAAACAGTAAAAGATTTTGGGGCGGCATTGTAAACGGAGTTAGAGGAGTAGACGGTATCCAAAGTTATTTCTTGCAAATGGATCCTGTTGATACCAATTATATTGATATAGACATGACAGGTTTTGACGATAGAGAAAGAATTACAGTATGGATAGAATCTACAGATAACTATATCAATAGTTATTATTATTCTTCAAAACCAGTAGAAATAATAAAAACCAAATCTCCTAATGTGTCTGTAAAAGTTACTCCAGCGCACGGGGAGTCTGGTAAATTAACTGTAACATATAGACATGACAAAGGTGCTGGTGGAGTAGTTAATTTAAAAGCATTTCAAAGCAGTGATTATTCTGGTATAGATGGTATATTTAAATCTACAATAAAGACACTAAAAGTGGATTCATTATCTACAACAACTACATTAGAAAAAACATGGACATTTGATATAGACTTTATTAAAGAAGGATTTACTCGTAGTAGAATGATAGGTTATTGGGCAGACGCTGTTGATGTTGACGGTAAAAAATCAGCAGATGCATTACCTGAATGGATAGACATGCCTAAAGGCCATTACTTTAATGAAGAACCACCTCCAGTAACTCCTACAGTAGATCAAAATTATTTAAAGACATCAGAAAAGGCATGGTTAACATGGGGAGAATCAATAGATCCAGATGGAGATAAAACTACATATGAAATATTTGTATCTGATGGAGTTCATAATAATGAACAAGATGAGTTTTTAATAGCTGGTCAAAAACGAAATCTATGGTATACATTTACATATACAACAAATGATACAAACTATATATTTGATATGTCTTCATATGATGCAAGTAAAATGAAAATATGGATAAGAACAAATGATGGTTATAAAAATAGTTATTATTATACAGGAAACATATTAGAATTTTCCAATACTGGTGTTGCTCCATATAAACCTATAGTAACTACTGTACCAGCTCATGAAGAATATGGAGATTTATATATAAATTATTCTCATCCTACTGGACGTTCTGGGAAGGTATATTTATACGCAATAGCTAAATATCAAAACGGTACTAGAAAATTAGTTAATGTGTTTGAAAAAATGAAATATACTCAAGATGATTATTATGTAATGAGCAATGGAGTTAATCAACCTTTTACTATAGATTTTAGAAAGTTGTTTGGTAATGAACCAGAAAACAGAAGCTGTGATATTCATTATTATGCTATAGCTCAAACTGTTGGATTTAATGCTAGTTCAGAAGTTGCTGGATGGGCACCAAATGTAAACATGTGGGAAAAATGGGTAAGTGGTCATTATTACAATGAAGAACCACCTATGGTCACAGTTACATTAGATAAATCTACTGATTTACATCATAATGCAGTAGTGACTTGGAATAAAGTAACAGATCCAGATGCAGATATAACTAAATATTATGTCTATCTAAATGCCAAAAGCGATACAAACAAAAAAGAAGATCAATTCTTCTTGGGCTGTAAAGAAGATAAATATTTAAACTACACTCATGAATATGTTACAGAGAACAATAAACTTAATATTAGCTTAGATGATTTCGCAGACGATGAAGAGTTTGAATTATGGATTAAATCTAGCGATGGATATCCTAATAGTTATTATTATTGTTCTGATATGATAACATTTACAAGACTAGGTTATCATGTTCCAAAAGTAGAAGCATCTATAGACAATGTTCATGGGGAATCTGGAAAATTAACAGTCAAGTACACACATCCAGATTATGGTCAAGAAGATAGAAATCCCGATGATTTAAATGGATATATTACTGTATATGCTTATGTTGACGATGTATATTCATGTGTATTATTTAATAATGTTGAAATAAATCACAACGAAACAAAAGTATTTAATGTAGATTTTAGTAAAATTTCTAAAAAACGTAGTTGCTATATTTCCTATTTTATAGTAGCTAAAGATAAACATCCTGGATTATTGTCATCAAGCACTAATAGTCATTTCGCTAGCTCATTAGAGAGAATAGGCTCAGGCAATGAAGAAAACGATACTAATCGTCATTATTATAATGAAGAACCTTCTAGAGTTTATTTAAGTACTGGTCAACCAGACAGAGATGAAGATAGACCATTTTATATGTTTGACTATGTTAATGTAACATGGAATGAAGCGACAGATGACGATGGAGATTCTGTATATTATGATGTATATATTAAAAATATAGATAATAATGCTCCTAAATATTCTAAGAAGTTTGATTTTGCAGATGAATCAAAAGAAAAAGAATACAATAAATATTATAGAATAACTTATGATAATAATAAAGATAAATATGTAACTTATAAATGGAATGCAGAAGCAAATGAGTTAAGACTTATTGATGGTTCTGAAAGTGATTATTTAGGATTTAAAATAAATTATTTAGATAAATCCGAAGGATATCCAGACCCAGAAGATTGGAAAGGTCGTTCTGGTGAAATGTGGGTAGTAACTACAGATGGTTATTACAATAGCTATTATAGATGTTCTCCTATATATTCTTTTGCTAGACAAAAACATGAACCACCTAATAAAGTAATTGTTCAATGTAAGACTGCTCATGAAGAAAAAGGAGACTTAACAATAACATATACTCATCCAGAAGATTTATCTGGGTCAGTAAATTTATATGGTTATCAAGAAGGACAATATAGAAAACTATTAAAAACTATAGAAATAGAAAGCGGAAAAACAGAGTCTATGACTATAGAATTTATTAACAATTTTGATAGAAGCTCTAATATATCTTACTATGCTATAGCTACAGATACTGCTGGTATAGGATTAAAGAGTGATGATAGAGATCCTTCCGAAATTGGATTAAGTGAACAAGCTACAGGTCATTACTTCAATGATGAACCTCCAGCAGTTGATATAAAATTAGTAGAGGGCTTCACTCCGTTTAACACTGTCAAGGTTAAATGGGATTTGGTAAATGATCCAGACAAAGACGATGTAAATTATTATATCTATCTAAAATGCTCTACTCCTGACATGAATACAAAATCAGATTATTTTTACGGAGATGGTAAAGAAAGTACTCCTATAGTAAGTGAAGGAGAAGAACATCAAGGTGAAAACAAATCATCTATAGGCAATATAAATTATTATAATGTTTATAAGATAACTCCTCAAATGGAAGCTGAACAAAATTGTCATGAGGGATATGAAATAAACATATCAGCTTTTAAAGAAGACGAACGTCTTGAAATGTGGATACAAACTAAAGACGATTATCCTAATAGTTATTATTGGTCAGGCAAAGTTCTTGTATTTGATAGAGGTCATTCAGCATCTCCAATACTTCAAGCTTATCCTAGAACAAATACAGTTATATATGCTAAAACACCAAGAATAGTTATTGAATGTAGACCAGATGATTTTCCTCAAGAAGTTCTTGTTAAATGGGGTAACAAAGAATATTCTAATAAAACAAATCCAGAGTATTTCAGTAGTACTCCTAGATTAACTACTTATTCTACAGTAGAAAAAGAAGACGGATCTATAGATTCTATTGCTGATCCTCATTATGTAATATTTAGACCGCCTATTCCTTATACTACAAAACACAATAGTAAAGTTCCTTATTCGGTAAGAGTTAACAATACTTGTTCAACAAGTGAATCTGAATATTATACTTATGTATATAAAAACTTCTGGAATGATTTTTCTGATACAAAATTCATACCACTTAAGTCTAATCATTTAAATACATTTAAAGAAGCTGTTAACGATGTTAGAGATGCTTATGCATTTGAGACAGTCAATTATAATCGTAAAGTTATTAAAGATATGATTCTTGATAATGAAGATTATAATTCAGTAGATACAGCTTTAAAGAACGTAAATCAATTTATAAATGATGCAGACCCAACAGATGCTTTAGACGATAGTAGAACTTATATAACTCTAAAAGATGGTGCATTAGTAGGCTATGATTCTGAAACAGATACTGATTTTGTTGAATGGCAAATACTACTAGATTTATTAGAAAACATGTAATAAATATAAGGGAGTCTTTATGATTCCCTTTCTTTTTAGGTAATATTTGATTGAATATAAATAGAAAGAGGTGATATTTTGGCAGGCAGAAAAATGAATAATGGACGTTTAAATGAGCAACTATTTAACGATAAATTATTTAGTGCTTATAGTATGGTCAAATATCTTGGCAATGGTAATGAAACTCCAAAACAAGATAGACAAGCCGAACTAATGAATGGTGCTTTATGGAATGACACTAATGAGCATAAGAATATTCTTAAAGCATATAATGCCCAAAATAATCTTTGGGATGTAATGTTCAAGGGCTATTATCATCCTGTTAATTTAACAGTCATGCCAGTTGAGCCTGTAGAAGGACAATTATGGCTAGATGGAAATGGCGTATTGAGATATTATGAAGACTTACAATGGAAACCAGTATCTGCAAAATCTGTTAGTGATGCCATATCTACCAATGCGGGTTTAGCTAACTTCTTGATTATGCCACATTTAGCTCAAGTAAGTGGATTTGCTAATAATTATTTAGTTCCTAGCGTAAACCTTGGTAAATTATTTGAAAATAATAATTATATTCCAAGAAATAAATATACTGCTAATGATGTTAGCTTTACATATACAACATCTAATCCGTTAAAATGGATTCATGTTAATCCTACCTTCATGTATAATGCTAAGAAAAAATTAATAAAAATAACTAAAACTGGTGCTGATGCATTTGTAGTTAATTTACCTACAAACAATACAGAATTTTATGGATTTAAGTTTGGAGAATCTTTGGGCAAGTTATTAACTTATGTACCAAGATCATATAATGTAAATGATACCATTTCTGAAAACAGTATTTTAGACGACACTGTTAGTGATTATGTGCCAGTAACAGGTGGAATCAAACTTATTAATAATGGTAAAACTTATGATTATATTTATGCTATAACATATGTATTTAATGATGTTAATACAAGCTTTGGTTCAATGAAAACAGGAACTGTTAAAATTGGTACACAAAATCAAGTATATGTGGGGCAAATAAACGATGATCCTATTTTATTTTTAAACGGTGTATACCTTGAACAAGATTATTACACTTATAATCAATCCGACGGAGTTATTACATTTAGTGGTGACACTATAACTGAACGTATGGATATGGTTGTATTATCATTTAAAGATATTATGAGAAATAACAACAAAATACTTGAACTAAAAGTAAGTAAAGAAAATATAGTAGATAACAATATAGTTATAACACATAACAATGTATCACAAGTAGCAAATTTTGCTGAGCCTATAGCATTTATATGTGGTGTCGGTACTAGCGTTAGAATGCCAGATCAAATATCTATAGAAGGTAATACAATTACTATTAAAAACTTTGGTGAAATAGAAGACAATAATACTTATTCTCTTATTATAGCTGATGCTGGAGAATCTTATATGTCTAGTGGTACAGTAACAGAAAATGCTATTAAAGACAAAAACATTTCAGAAGATGGAAGCTATGCTTTATTTGTCAATGGTATATGTATGTCTCCTAGAGAATTTGAAATTACTAATGGACAAATATTATTGGCTGGAGATTTAAATCCAGATGGTGGAACTCCAGTAGAATATTATTTAATAGACTTATCTAAAGGTGACGATGGTACTCAAATAATGTTCGATGCACCTATATCTTATTTTACTACAAGAATAGAAGATAAAAATGCAAGTTCTATATATAATGACTGTAACATGGTTGTATCATATGCATATAGTGATGACAACTCTAAGAATGGTGTATTAATAGATGAAAACTTTATAAAAGTTCCTCTAGACACAGAAAATGCTTATATAACTGGACAAGTATTGAATATAAAAACAGAAGATAATTTGGGTGACCCTATTTATGAATATTATATCTACAATGTTCATGGAAATTATACATGGACAAAGTTTGAAGCTGAATATGGTTCAGATGAATTATATAAGTTACAAGATATGATTACTCAATTCAATGAAAATGGTTCTATATCTATTATGTCTAATACAGATCTTCAAGGACTTAATTTAACATATTATGCTTATACTTATATAGACGAAGTTGATGAACCATTATTGGATGGTAGACGCAATTGTGTGATTAATGTGGATAAGCATGTGAATAAGTCTACTCAAGATTTTACAACTACTAAATTACAAACTTTTATAGCGAACAAAGGTTGTATATCTGCATTTGTTAATGGTGTTCAAGTTTACAATATAAAAGATTATCCTGGAACTCAATGTAAGTTCACTATAGACACTCCTATATCTAATGGCTTTATCAATTGGAAAGATAGGGACATGTATAATATTATTAAAAATATAAACGAAAATACAACTGTTGAAAGTTTAGAAGCATTAGGTTTAACTGAATATGCATTTGACGAAAGCAAATTAGAAAGATTAAAAATATTAAAAGATGCAATTGATCAAATGGAAGCTAAGAACGATTTATATTATATAGTAGAAAGAGTTGAAGAAAACGAATCATATGCTTGTAATAGAGTTATAACAGGACCTGAAAATAGATATGATAATTTTGATAATACTTATACGTCATCTAGTTATATAGGACCAGGTGCAATTAATGTATATCTAAACGGAGTATTGCTTGAAAAGAAAGAATATTCTATATTCGATAACTGTAATATTATATTAAATGAAATACAAACAGCAGGCGGCTCAGATGAATTTACAAGAGAAGACGAAAAAACTTGGACTCTTATAAAATATTATGATGATAAATCTGGACAAATAAAAAGAGTATATTGCCCAGAACCAGATAGATTATTATTAGAACTTAGACCAGACACATCTATAAAGAAAATAAGTTGTGATATAAAAGAAGTTTCATACGAAACTCAAGCATTTGATATCATAGATTACGATTTCCCTATATCATTAAAAAATACTAAAGATAAAATTAAAATATATATAAACGGTATAATTTACACTGGTAAATATACAAATATAAATGGAGTTATAACATTGGAAGATGCTCCATTGCAAATAGATCCTATGAGAAGATATTTTGATTCTCATCCAGATGAATATAGAGAATACAAAAAAACTAACGGTGAATGGATATCACCTAAAGATAGAATAACATTTGAATGGAGGTAAGAAAATGACAATAAGTTTAGGACAAATGCCATTAGAAGCTTTAGAAGCATATTTATCTATAGTAGCTGGCTTTACCAAAACAGAAGATCGTGCAATAGATACTAAATATGTAGCAGGTGTAGAATCTGAATTAATAGCTAAAGCAGCAACAGATGACAATGGTAATCTTGTACAAGATAGAGAAACAGTAGAAAATGCACTAAACCTTGGTGGAAAATCTGCAGATAAATATCTATTAAAAGATGATTCAAAATCATTATTAGGTGATACATATTCTGTTTCTACTACAGTAAGTGACGAAATAAAAGCAATAAGAGATGAATTGTATCAAACTAGAGCAGAATTGGCTAAGTTAGGTTTAATAAAACAAGGGCCAGTTTATAATGGTTTTTATGACGCATTTAAAAATAATGATATAAGATATAACAATAATGTCATAACAAAATTAGCTCAAACAAATAATGAAACAGGGAGTATATCTACTATAACAGTAGAAGATGATTCTGATTTATTTGTTGGAGAATATATATCAATTAAAACTTCTAAAGAAGTTCAAGTGGTTAAAATAACTGCTATAAGTAACAACAGAGTAGACATAGCTCCTTCAGTAACTGGGCCACTTGGAACAGAAACTGAAATATATAAAACTGCTGGTACATATAACAAAGGAGCATTTGTATTTGGTAACAAAACATCTGCTTATGCATCATCTGATGTATATAAAGTAATAGTTAAAGATGGAAGACGTAGACAAATAATAAAAACATTAAATACTTCTTTCGCTGGATATGCATCAAGATGTACTAATTTATATTCTATAGATGGTGCATTAAAGAAAATACAAGTATCATTAGCTTGTGATGGTAACCCAGGTATAATAAAAGCATATCTGTATAAAGTAACAGACACTACTAATCCTGCAATTAATAATGAATTAATAGCAGAAAGTGATGCTTTAAGTGCTGCACAAGTATCTGGTGTATTAAATAATTACACATTTAATTTTGAAAATCCTGTCAAAGTATCTAGAGATTATGAATATATAGTTTTATTAAAAACAGAATATGCAAATGAATCTAACAGATGGTATATTGGTGGATTTTCTGATGATTGTACAGAAGATTGTGTATGCTGTGCTGGAGATACTTATGATTATATATCTGAGGCATTCCAATTAACTAATGAAATGACTGATATGTATATAGCATTTTATATGTCAGAAATAATAGAAAATGAAATAGATTATATGCAAAGAGGATTATATACTTGCAATATAGAAGTTCCAGATAAATTTACTAGAGTAAGAACAGAATTAAGAATCAATAGAGAAGGTTTATTTACTTGTGCCGATAACAATACTCTAGTATATAATGAAAATAATCCATTACAATTAGACGGAAACGAATACAGCTATGCTACATTATTTACTACTGGGCAACAAATAGTAGGTGGTACATCTATAGCTAAAGTTGGTTCAACTGTTAATTCTAATAATAGATTTTCATTGGCAGAAAATACTTATGTACCTTATAATGCAGATGTATATAGAGTAGGATACAAAGTAAATGCTATACTTAGAAATAAAAAAATAGATTTAACTAATGCATCTAATCCAGTATCTTACGATGACGCCAAAATAATAGAATTACCATTAGTAGCAGTTATGAAAGGCAAAGAGCCTGGAAAAGAAGCTTATTCTTCTGATAGATTAATATTCGAAGCAGAAGTTGGACTAAATGATGATGCTGAAGTCAATGTATTAGATCAATACAATACATTAGAAATACAAATATACTGGGATAATAATTCTGTGCCAGTATCAACATTAAATTCTAATCCTGATTTAGCTGGTAAGATATTAGACTTATCTATATCTACCGATAGATCATACAATAAAAAAATGTAGGAGGTGTAATTAATGTCTGAAGGAATTAAAAAGTTAGATGAGAATATAGTTGCGTTAGGTCGTTCATTCACTATAGTTAATTCATCTACTAGAGATAATACAAACTTTCAAATAGGTACATTACGTTGTTATCCTACAGAATCTGGATTAAGATATAAAGCTGCAGCTAATGACTATAGATTATTTGATGCTGATAAAATACTTGAAGATTATACAATAGTTGATAATCTTATAGGCAATCAACAAGTTACAACCAGAGCTTTAAAAGATTTATGTGTAACTACAGATAAGATAGCAGATAGAAATGTAACTAGACCAAAAATAGCAATAGGTGCAGTTGGGGAATCTGAAATAGATAATGGAGCTGTAAAGACTAGACATATAACAGATCTAAATATTACTACTGAAAAATTAGCAGACCATTGTGTTGATTCAAATAAACTAAAAGATGGAGCTGTTATTCAAGGTAAGATAGCTAAAGATGCCGTACTAAGTTTAAATATAGTTAATAATGCTATAACTACTAGTAAGATAATGAATAGTGCAGTTACTAATGAAAAGATAACTGATAACACTATAGAAAATTCTAAGCTAAAAGATTTTACTATACAAGGTGGTAGTGAAAAAGGCACTGGTAAAATAGCAGAAAAAACTATCACAGCTTATAATATTGCTGATGCTACTATAACTGGTAGTCAAATAAAAGATGGCGGAATAACTGGTAAGAATATAGCAATAGCAACTATTACTGGTTCTAATATAGCACACAATACTATTGAAACTGGCAATATAGGAACTGAAGCTGTAACATCTGATAAACTTGCAACTGATTCTGTTATAACTGTTAAAATACAAGATAAAGCAATCACTAAAGAAAAACTTGCAGATGATGTATATCAATCAGTATTAAATGCAGTAGTATATGAAGTAGATGCTCAAGGCAAAAACTGCGTAAGAATAAAAGATGGCACATATTTTAATGTTCTAGGTGGAGATGTTAATGTAAACGGTAACTTAACAGCTACTAGAGTATATAATATGGCTTACTCAGACTTAGCTGAAGGATATATTCCTGGTGAAGAATTAGAACCTGGAGACACAGTATATTTATACGAAGATGGTAAAGTATATAAAGACCGTTGGAAAGATAACAAATTTAGTGTATGTGTCGGAGTTGTATCTGATGAATATGCTATGTGTCTAGGAGCAACTGACGAAGAACTTAAAAATGGTGACAAAGTTGCTGTTGCTCTTGTAGGAAAAGTACACGTAAAATGTTGTTGGAGTTCTATACACCTTGGAGAAACAGTTCAGGATAGTTATGGTACAAAAGTAGGAAAAGCATTAGAGACAATTAAAGATAATGAATTTTGGAAAAAACATAACTATATAAAAGTTCTTACTCTTGTATATCCTCATTAATTATATAATATTAGCTCCCAATATTTTTGGGAGCTTTTTTATTGTAATATATTATAGATAAGGCGGTGATTAAATGTTAAAAGATAGTACAGATTTTGATTATAATATGTCTGAATTAAAAAAAGATTTAGATATAAACATAACATTACAAGATGATGTAATGGAATCTGAAAAAATGAATACTAGTTTAAAATCTATAGAGAATAATCTGAATGTATTATATGAAAAAACTAGATACCTAGAAGATGCCATCGATTATGCTAAGACATTTCTTACTATGAAAATAGATAATTATATAAATGATATAAATTCCTCTATTAAATCAATAGAAGATTTAAGTACAGTAGATAAAAACTTAGGGTATATAGATTATAATGTTCCATTTATTGAAAACACTACAGAGGAAAAAGATAGAAATAAGAATTATAAAGTTACTCCTTGTTCTATAAAAAATAATGTTCTTACGTTATCTAATAGGATTAAAGATACATATAACTATAGTAGTATAACCTATAAATGTGAGCAAATTCCTCATTACAATAATTTATCTACAATAAATACAGATGGGTTTTATCGTTCTATTTACCTAGAAGAAAAACCAATTAAAACAGGAATAACTGAAACTATAACTATTTATTTAGAAGAACCAAAAGAAGTTAATGAATTAAATATAACTCCTGTCAATTGTAATGTAAAAAATATACGATATGTATATATAAATGGCATAGAAGAGCAGGCAGGAGATTTAGTTACAGGAATAGAGTTAGAATCTAGGATTGTTACACATATTAAATTTGACATAGAATGTACAGCATATAATACCATAGAATATACTTTAGACAAAGACAAAGTATCAACAGATAATTTATGGAATAAAGTAAAAGAGTTAGAGTATCCAGTATCAAATTCTGAAGATAAAATAGATTATGAATCTATTATAAGAAAAGTAGAATATAATTCTGTAACTAAGAATAGTACTACTACTAATTATAGAAAAGATAGTGATAATGAATTAAAAGTTGTAATGTATGCATATAATTTTGGATTAGACTCTCTTGAGGTTAATAGAGTCGTATTATATGAAAATAATTATTTTTTATCTGATCCAATAACAATAGGGGACATGGATGAATCTGAATATTTACAATTATTTGTAGATGATAATACTGGTGTAAATAGTAGTATAGAATATTATATCACTGATGGAAATTTAGATATACCTATTTTACCTATAGGAACAGATTATGTTTACAATGAAAAAATATTCCCAGAAACAGATTTAAGATTTACTGAAAGTGATGATTTAGAAACGTTCTATACAAAAACAATTAAGAAGAATGGAATTGAATTACCTATATCATTAGAAGAAGCGAAACTAAAATACGATGGTATTTATTGTGTATCGTACAATCCTATGCTTGATAATATTTATAGACCTTTGAATAATACTATAAGAATTAAAGCTATCATAAGAACATTTGGAGATGTGTATGATACTATACCATATATTAATATGATAAATATAAGAAAGTTTGGAGGTAATGCTTTATGGACGAATCTATATTAACGTCTAAAATAAATTTATTAGAAACAGATTATACTCCTACATATGAACAATTATATATACACCCAGAAGAGGGTGAAACATTCGAAATAAATAATAAGTTCAATGACATTAAATATGATTTAAACAAAATAAATAATATAGTCGTTAATACTGCAGACGACGTTAACACATTATTATCCTCTACAATTAATAGACTAGAAGCAGTTAATAAAAAAATAATAAATGAAAAAGAGCGTTTACAAGATATAAAATTATTATGTAACAAATATACAGACTTTGATAAAGTAATACTTGTAAATCCTAATAATATAGAATTATATGGTACAGCTAAGTGGGAAAATAATACCTTCTCATGTTCTATAAATAATTTTAAACAAATAGATTTATCATTATATAATGTTACAGGTAATGGTGAAGAAGGCAATAAGTATGTATATAAAAACTATGTATATGTATCTGATTCATTAGATACTACAAAACCTTCTGCATTATTTGATGATTCTATTTCTACTTATTGGGAATATCAAAGAATAACTGCATCTTCAACAGAAAAATATTTATTAAACAATTTCTATATGGATAATGAAGAAGCTAAATGTACATTAACAATATCTTCTAAAACAGATCCTATCAATGAAATAATTATATCTACAGATTTAGAAAATTTAGAAATAATAGACATGCAATACTCTAATAACAACATAGATTATTACCATATTGCAATACCAACTATAACATTTTCAAAATTAGATTGCTATGATAATGATAATTATATTTATGGTTCTGGAGTACTAACAGCGCCAAATTGTAAATATGTAAAAATAACATTTCAATCTAAAGGAACTACTAATGATTCAATAGCTTTTGAAAAAGTAATGTTTGAAGATGAATCCTTTAATGAAGAAACGATAAACAATACTCATTCAGAAACCATCGAAGTTAGATCTGCTAAAAGACATCTTATAAAAATAAACGATATACAAGCATATAGAAATGAATATAATAAAGCATCTTATTTAACTACACAAGAGTTAGTAAAAGATACTAAAATGTATTCTATAAGTGTGTTTGCTAATACATATATCCCAGAAGGTTTGTCTGATGATGCTGTTGAATATATATTAACAGTTAATGGTATAGATTATCCTGTTGTACCTATTAATAATAAATCTTTAGCCGGTACTAAAATAATAAGATATTCTCAAGGAAACTCTAAGACAGAATATACAGAACTTACTAACGAAGTAATTACTTCTGCATACTTAACTATTAAGTTAAAAGGAACTAGAGATATAACACCTTATGTTAATAACGTTAAAATATTATTAGGAGGTGAAATCTAGTGGATATATATAAAGACATGCTTGCCAAAGCTAAAATATATAAAAAACAAATAATAAATGATTTTGTAAAACGTGGATACTTTCCAACAGATAAAGATATATCAGCTAAATTAGAATCTATAGAAACGCGTACTGCATTATGCGAAACATATTTGTCAAAACCTGGTTCTTTATTTAATACCAAAGAGTTCAATTATATGTTTGAAATGATATATAAAGATTTAACTTTGTTATATGAAATACTTCAAGATATATTGTTAAATGAATATAATCAATTAAAAGTATATATAGAAGCACATCTTAATACCCTAGAAACAAAAGCAAATTTGTTTCAAAGAAGATTAGATGAAGAAATGGCTGCAACATCTTTAGGTAAATTATTATTCGTAAAAACAGATGATTGGAAATTAGAAACTGATGATACGGTAACTACTATAGACTTAGGAAATATAGAATTTAATCAAGCATCTAAAATAGCATTATTTGCTGATATAAATAATATAGATAGCAAATCTGTTTCTTTCAAATTAATATCAGAAGAAGACAAGTCTAAATCATTTGATGCTTTACCATATAATTATAATAATGATACTTATATAATTCCTGGAACTAAAAAGATTAATGAAACAGATTTAAATCTTAATGGTCGTATAATAGTAAATGATGCAATTAAAATAAATACAACAGTTGATGCAAATAATGATTATAAAATACTCGGCGGTAAAAATAAAATGACTGTACGTTATGCTCAAGGCGACGAATTTATAATAGATTTTGCATCTCAAACTAATGTATTTGAAGCTACTCAAGATTGTACTATAGAATTTTATTGCTATAATAATCCTACTATAGAATATAATATGAATAAAAAACCTAATCATTGTAACTTCCCTATATCAGATGGTTATATACACATAGATACTAAAGATATTAAAAAAGTATATCTTAATGTGCCAAAAGGATTTGTATGTTATTTCGTAGTAGACGGTGGAGAAATATATGCATCATGTGAAGATGGTATAGTATTATCAAACGATCAATTATCATATAGCGGTAATTGGGATTTAAGAGATTTTAAATTATTAGAATATGCAAACAACGAAAATAAAATCACATACAATGTGAAAGTATTTATAAATACAGATAAAAATATACTGTCTGATATAAATAGTGTATGTATTAAACAAATAGGATAGGTGATTGTATGATATTTTATAATATGAGATATAGAGGACCTTATGAGTATGATAAGTTTGTGTTAAATGTGTTCCAATATTGTAATTTAATAAATGAAATAAAACATGATACAAAAGGAACTAGTTCATTTAAAACTCTTCATGATCTTCAACAAGAAGTAGATATGCTGTTCGACAATACAACAGGAATAAATGGATTCTCTGAACAAATATATAAAAATTTTATAATGAATGGAGATGATTAAATGAAACAAGTGCTAAGTTCACAAGAATTAAATAAAAAGTTTTCTGAAGCCAAAGAACAAGGCGATAAAATGTTTGCCTCTATTAATCAAATCAAAGAAGATGTTACAAAAAAATTATCTATAATAAATTATGTAATGGATTATTCAAATATAAAACTAGATACTATTAATGCAGGTGTTAGTAGAGATAATAGTAAAATAGCATTTGATAAAAATGTATATGGTATATTTGATCAATATGGTTACACTATACATCCTAAAATAAAAAGTTCTATAGATATATTTAATTTGAAGTTATTATCCTCTGACAATACCGTAGGCAGAACAATGTTTAAACGTGCAGTAACATGCAAAGTAAACGGTGTAGACAATGATGATTATATAAATATTTTAATGGAAGACAATGTAGTAGACAAAAAGATTGTATTTGAAGAATTAAAAGATGATATTATAACTATTGAATATCAGATAGATAATCAAGTATCTATTGGTACTTCTAGGTTTAATATGATAGAAATTGATCCATATATTTCAGGATCGCTTGACATCCAATCTATCGAATGCTATAATTTAGATACAACAGGTAACTTGTCCGATACCCCATTGAAGACAATATCTACTATAAACAACATAGGTAAAACTAGAATAATACTTGACGAAAAAATAAAATTCTCAAAAGTAGTATTTACTTTTAAATGTAATTACAGCACAAAAGTAAATGATATAGACATATACCCTTTTGGTATAAAACATATATTGTTTAAAGAAGCTGACTTTCTTCTTGATTCTTTTGCCATAGTCGAATTAAATAGTACTGATTTAATAGACTATATATATAATGATATAATTTTATATTCAGTTAACGGACGTATAGAAACTACTATGGATATGTACGATATAGAAATATATACAGATTATACAAAAGTATTATCTGGACGAATATATCCATCGACAAAAGCTCAAGTAAATAGGATATCTAAAAATACTAAAAAATTATATCTTAAAATACCTTTAATAAAACAAAATAAGGCAAATGATAACAAGGAATACTTATCCCTAACAGGCATAAAAATCAACATAACAACTCAAGAAGATATTATAATATAGCGAATAATTTCGCTATATTTTTTTTATATAAAAATATATTTAATATCAAAAGAGGAGTTGATAAAATGTTAGACAAACTAATAGAAAGTTATGCTTATGTTGTTTACGGGCATACAATAGAAGACGAAAACTTATTAAAAAAATTAAAAAGAACTATAAATTATTTAATAGATAATAGATATGACAATACATTTATATTTTCATATCTATTAGACTATGGTCCAATAATATCAGAAGTATTATGGCATAACACTTTACTTAAACCAGATACTTTTTATTATCATGAACAATTAACAATAATGCCTGGTCCTTCAATATGGCATCCAAATATGAAAGAAAAATCACAAAAATTTTACCTAGAAATGAAAATAAAATACACAATAGATGACCTATTAAATTATTATTATACAGAATTATTAATACCTGTAGAACTAAGAGATAGGAATAAAGATAAAGGCGCATTCGAACATATGCTTAAGAAATACACTAAGTTTAGATGCGAACCTATAGATTTTATATTATATTTAATAGATTATAATAAGCAACAAGAAGCATTTGTAACAAACGTATTTGATTTACAAAAATATGAAAGAGAAACATATGAAAAAATTAATTATATAGTAGAAAACAGTTTACATAAAAACATAGTGTGGAGGGACTAATATGATAGTGGAATATGGAGGCGTACAAAATAATACATTTCGTAGAAATATATTTGGAGAACAGAATGATGAAAATATAATAAATAGTTTTGAGTCAGATACTTATTGTACAATTTATAAATACGATAATGAAAACATAGATAGTTGCAATTTTATAGCACCATTATATTTAGATTTAGATATAGATAATATTGAAGAAGATTATAACAAATTAATAAGAGATTTAAAAATACTTATTCATAAATTAGTTACAGAGTTTCACGTAGAACAAAATGATATCCAAATATATTTTAGTGGTTCCAAAGGATTTCATTTAATAATATCAGAAAACATATTTGGATTTGAGCCTGGAAGAACATTAAATAAAGATTTAAAAAAAGTAGCTGTATATCTTAAAGCATATACATTAACTAAATGCATAGATACTAAAATTTATGATTATAAAAGATTGTTTAGAATAAATAATACTATTAATTCTAAGACTGGATTATATAAAGTAAGAATATCATATGATGATTTAATAGATATGTCTTATAATGATTTAATAGAATATGCATCTAAACCAAAAGATATAGAACCTGATGAATATTTATATAATGATAAAGCCAACGAATCATTTGCAAATCTTATAGAAAAATTAAACAAAAGAGACAGAGAAAAAATAAATATTCAAGTGGCAAAAGAATATATTAAAAAGAAAGAATTATTACCATGCGTAAAATATATACTTCAAAATGGTTCACCAAATGGTCAAAGAAATAATTCAACCATTGCTTTGGCAAATTCATTGTTTCAAGTAGGTTATAACCAAGATGAAGTTATTGAAATAATAACTACATGGAATGAAACAAAGAACGAAGAACCATTACCAGATAGAGAAATCAGAGCAACTATAAAAAGTGCATATAATAATTCTAAACAAAATATATATTATGGTTGTTCATCATTTAGAGAACTAGATGTATGTGTCAAAGGTTGTCCCATTTATAAAAGATAAGGAGACGATAATATGAAAGATAGATTAGATAGATTAGAAGAAGAATTAATAGGGCATTTAAATAATTATGCTAAAGCATTACAAGAAATAGATGAAAAACATGATGATTTAACACAAATAACTGATCAAAAAGAATTAGTTGAGCTTGCTAGCCTAGAAACTACAGTAGTAGTACTACAAGGTATACTAGCAAGAATTAAAGAAATAAAAGAAGAAAATAATTAATTATTGGAGGGAATATTATGAACAAGGAGATACAAGATATACTAAATACAGATAAAGATTTAAGTATAGAAACTATAGATGAATTGGAAGACGTTAATGTTGCTACAGACTTCTTTCAAAATATGAAAAACGATATAGATTCATTTGATAAAGATGCTTGGGCAAATAAAACAGGATATGTTAGTCCTAATTTCCCTAGTTTTGGCGAAGCTTTAGAAGGTTGGACAGAAGGTTTATATGTATTTGCTGGGCCTTCTAACCATGGTAAAACTGCATTAATGACTAATATACAACATGATTTATGTTCCCATGCTCCTAATAAATTGTTTGGTATATACTACTCATTAGATGATACTAGAAACAGAGTTATACCTAGAATAGTAGCAATGAGAGAAGATATTCCTATTAGTATAGTAGCTAAGCCAGGTAGATATCAACAAATGATAGATGACGGACATCCAGATTCTATAAATATACAAAAGGCATTAGATAAACGTAAAAAAGGATTGGATAATTTAAAATCTGACTCTGATAAATTAGTTATATTTGAATCAGAAGATGTAGAATTAATAGATGATATATATGAAAAGACAGAACAAATATATCATTATGTTAAATCTATAGACCCAGAAATAAATATAATGATTGCTATAGATTCATTAAAAGATATAATGCTTAATAGCAATGTTAAATTAACAGATAACGAACGTATGGATATAGTATCTAAACAAATAAAAGATTTATCTAAAAAATTTAATTGTATAGTATTTGTATCTATGCATTTAAGAAAATTAAATGGTACTAGACGTCCTACTATGGATGATTTAAAAGACAGTAATATATTAGAATATGAAGCTGATGTATGTTTCTTAGTTTATAATGACGTATCTAAAAACAAACAATCTGCTAAAATATTCTATAAAGACTCTGAAGAATCTGTAGAGAAAAAGCCTATAATAGAAGTAGACTGGGGCAAAAACAAACTATCATCTTATAAAGGTGTTATGTTTTGTAATTTCTCTCCAGAATATAGTAAATGTATAGAAGTAGCAGAAGATTCTGCTCAAAGATATAGTGCAATATTGTATCAAATATAAGCTCATAACAAGAGCTTATTTTTTTTGCTTTTAAATCAAACACGGACTTAAATACTCCGCACCTGTTAGTAATATTATATAAGATAAAGACTTATCATATAAAATTAATAGAAAGGAGTTATGCTAATATGTCATTAAAGATAAAACTTATGCCACTAGTTCCTATATGGCAAGATCCTGACTTGGGTATATTCCTAGAACAAGGTAAAGTATTTGATTGTGCAGGAATTACTGATTATAGATCAATAAGAGAAGCATTAGCTAAACAACTTATTGAAATAGTTGAAGGTAAATTACCAGTTGAAACTAGTGAAGAAGGCTTAACAGCTGAAGAAGTACAACAAATGATAGATGTTTCTGTAGATAATATAAAACATCCAGAATGTCATATAACTACAGAAGAAAAAGCAGATATAATTAAAAGAATAGACGCGCTTGAAAAAAAGTCTAGTGGCGGTAGCTCAGGTGGAGGCACAACAGAACCTGTAAAACCACCTGAAACTACTGACCCTAGCAAACCAGAAGATACTAATAAATTCGGTAAATATGTCTGGAAAGAAGTTTATTCACCAGTTAATATGTCTAGTCATGTAGATATAACAGGTTCTAAAATGATCGCTGAATGGAAAAAACTTGGTGAAGGTCTAGCAGATGATGGTGATAACACATTCTGGGATGATTTCGAAAAATGTAAATATGTATTATATGGACCAAGATTAAGATTAGTTAATGGAAAACCATCTACTGAAGCTAATGACTTAGCAGATACATATATACCAATTGATGGTATAGGCCCACAAACACAAGGTGCCGATTTAGTTAAACTTTCTAAATCATTAGAAGGTATAAATTGGATGTGGGATGGAGACGAAAAACCTTACATTACTCTAAACTTCACACCAACTACAGATGTAGTATTCTATCTAATCAAACGTTTTGAATAGGAGTTGATATTTATGGCAATGACACTAGATGAAATAATGGAATTACAAGCCAAAATATTAGCTGCAAGAACAGACTCATCTACAAATCCTAACATGAAATATAGTAAATTAGCATCAAGAAATACAGGATTAAACCCTGAATATTTTAAAGGCAATGATACAAAAATAGTAAATGCCTTGAATACACTGTATAAAAAAACTGATGATGCGGCTGATACAGCCAAAAAAACTAAAGATAAGTTAAATGAAATAGTTCTTGATACAGAATTAAATGTAGATGAATGGACTAAATTAAAAGGCTTAATGGATCAAAACACTATAGTTGAAGGTTTAGTCGATTTATATGAAAATAAGCTACCAAATTCTTCTGGTGGTCCAACTGATTATGCCACTGAAGAAGATATTGATAGTATTATTAATAAATTAAAATAAGGAGTGAAAAACATATGGCAGTACAAAAACATGTTAGTCTTGAAAGATTACAATATTTCGCTCAACAATTTTATGCAAAAATTAATGACGAAAGAGCTAGTGCTCAAGACTTAGCAGACTTATTAGTTAAAATAGGTGAAGCTGCTGTTGAAGCTAATCCTGATGAAGGAACAGAAGCAAAAGCAGCAACTGGATTATACAAATTAATAGCTGATGGAGATTCTGATGCATTAATAAAAGCTAAAGCTTATGCTGATAGTGCTATAGCAGCATTAGTTAATGCTGCACCAGAAACATTAAACACATTAAAAGAATTAGCTGATGCTTTAGGAAATGACCCTCAATTCGCTACTACTATACTAAATAAAGTAGGAGCAATAGACACTAAAGTTGGTAAAGCAGCAGCAGATGGTGAAGCAGCTACTGGTTTATATAAAGATTTAGCTGATGCTAAAGCTGAATTAGAAGCTAAAGTAGAAGAAGCTAAAGGTGAAATACCTGATGTAAGTAACTTCGTTACTGGTGATCAAGTTGATACTAAAATAGAAGTTGCTGGTCAAAACTATGCAGCTAAAGATCATAATCATGATGATGTTTATTCTAAATTAGATCATAAACATGTGCCAGCTGATTTAGCTTATGTAAATGAAGCATACCCAGACATGGCAAATGTTAAAGATGCTTTAGATGAATTATTATATTACAAACCAGAAGTAAAATCATTTAGCGCAAGTCCAGCTTTCGGTGATTATGAAATAGGTTCTAAAGTTACTAATCCTAAATTTACTTGGTCTTTTAACAAAGATATTGTATCTCAATCAGTTACTGAATGTACAGTTGATGGTATAGTAACTAGAACAGCAGAATATGTTGGCGAAATAAATGCTCAAAAATCTTTTACAGTTACAGCTAAAGATAGTAAAGGTACATCTTGTTCTAGATCTGGAGCTTATAACTTCAAACATAAAAGATATTTTGGTGTTGCAGCAGCACCAGAAGCATATGATAGTGCTTTTGTTCTAGGACTTACTGGTAAAGAATTCTGCACTAATAGACAAAAAGGTGCATTTACTTTAACTGCAGGTGAAGGAAAATACTTCTATTATGCATTCCCTGCAAGTTATGGAACTCCTACTTTTAACGTAGGTGGATTCGATGGTGGTTTTGAGTTAGCAGCTACAATAGATTTTACTAATGCAAGTGGTAATACTACTTCATTCGTTATATGGAAATCTGAAAATGCTAATCTAGGCGCTCAAAATATAGTAGTTAAATAATAGGAGGTGCTCATTTAAATGGCTATAACATTAATAAGTAATATCAAACAAGCTAATAATGGTACATTTGCTCTTATTGATTCTAACGATATCGCTGGGGGCTTATACCATGTCGATACAGTTGACGAAATGAATCAACTACCTGTTGAAAGATTAAAAATAGGTATGTTATGTTACGTTGCTGGTACAGTTAATAAGTTCTATCAATACCAAAAAAACGGTGAAAAAACTGCTGCATTCCAAGAATGGAAAGCTGGTTTTGATAAGAATGAAATGTTCGAAGAACTTAGTAACAAAACAATAATCAATGCTATACTTGCAAATAGTGGAACAATAACTAAGTTACAAAGTCAAATTGATGCTATTACAGGTACAGGCGAAGGTGGAGATGCTACTACTATAGCAGGATTAAATGCTCAATTAGCATCATTAAAAACTACTGTTGGTTCTGCTTCTGCTGGAGATACTGCAGCAACAGGATTATTTGCTCAAATAGAAGCTTTACAAGCATCTTTAGCAGATATACAAGTAGCTAGCGAAGCAGAAATAAAAGCTATAATAGATGGTTTAAAATAAAAATATTAATTTAATATGGCCCTATATCTTTGTAGGGCCTGTAAAAAGAAAAGAGAAGATAATATGAAACTAATAGAAGTCAATAGTCTGCCTCTTATACTACAAACATTAAAGGAAAAGAAATATTTTTATGATGATTCGGAATTACAACTTGTAAAAACAGATGTAACAGAATTAACTGAATCTAATAATAACAATGTAGAAATTCTTGGTCATGTAATTAATGATTCTGGTTTAGACATTGTAGAAGTCAGAGATGACAAAACAAATATTATTACAGGATATAAATTCAATTTATATTCTACATTGGATTCTGATAACCCAGAGACAAAAACTATTATAGCTAGTAATGTATTGTCTTATGATACTGTAACAGATGCAGATAAAAAAGAAGTTATTACAAATGTACGTAATGATTTATAGACAATACCAAAACACTGTTAGCAAAAGTAAACTATAGATTTATGTCTTTGAACAAAACTATAAAAATATTTCAGTGTTTGTATTTGTAGGCACAAGAAGAGATTAAACAATATAGTTTACAAAGAATATAAAATTAAAAAATATAAGGGAGTGTTCAAATGCCAGATATAGATGTAATTACACAATATATAAACACATTTGGCTTCCCTATATTTGCCTGTATCGCCTTAGCTGTATTTCTTTACAGGAAAGATAGGGAAGACAGAGAGGATAGGTTACTTGCTAGACAAGAAAATGCAAAAGAGAGACGTGAATTTTTAAAGACTAATCAAAAATTGTCTGACAATTTAAAGTTTTTTCAAAATGATGTAAAGAATGACATAAATGACCTAAAAGCGGAGCAAGAGAAAAACTCTACAAAATTAGATAAAATAATAAAAAGAATGGATGATAATGAAAAGGAGTGATAATCAATGGATATGGGATATTTAAATGAATTTACAATACCTGTTGTGTTATTAGTTTGCTTGTGTGCTGGGTACATAATTAAAAAAAGTTTAGATTTCATTCCTAACAAATATATACCTTTAATATTAGCTGTTCTAGGTATGTTTGTAAACTTAGTGAACTGCTCTGTTGAAATAAGTAATAACCTTGGAGATCCTAATATAGGACCATTATTACTTAGAATAATAGTTAGTGGTGCAATGAGCGGACTAATGTCTACTGGTACCTATGAAGCTTTCAGAAATGTTATTGAGGGTAAAGAAGATAAATAATAGGAAGTGATGCAAAATGAAAACACAAAATGGTTTTACATTATTAGAAAATATCAAGGAATTAAAAGAATACCTTGACAAACAAAAACCTACAAGAACAATAAATAAATTACAAGTTCATCATATGGATTTACCAAATTATACTACTTGGGACACTACTGATAAAAGAGTGTACGGATCAAATAGAGAACTTGGTAGAACAAAAGCCTTAGATGATTACGGTAAAACAACTTGGAAATATAGTGATGGTCATGGTCATTACATAGCTCAACACTTTAATGTATTCCCTAATGGTAAAGTAACTACAGGTAGACATTTAAATTCTACACCAGTCGGCATTAAAGGATGGAATACAGGCGCTATATGTATAGAAATATATGGATGTTTTGATAAAGGCAAAGACAAAATGACTGCTGAACAAAGACAAACAGTTATAGCTCTTTACTCATTGCTAGCTCACAAATTTAACATACCAATAAATTCTAATGGAATAAGACCACACTGCTGGTTTACTGCAGGTGGTACTTACTTAGGAAATTATAATGTAGGCAAATCTGCTAAAACATGTCCTGGAACAAACTTTATGGGATTTGGCAATACCAAAAAGGCATTCGATGAACACTTTTATCCATTAGTAAAAGCATATAAATATGGAAACACATCAAATACAACTACAACACCAGATGAAAAACAAGATACATCTGGTAAAACAAAATATTTAAGAGTGCTTAAAGATGTTAATATGCATAAGACACCAGACTTTAATAGCGAATCTGTATGTGGAGAAGCTAAAGCTGGCACAGCATTAACAATAGTTAAAAGAGTAGATGTAAAAGATTCAAAAACTGATATGTATCTAGTTAAATCTGGAGTATATATTACTGCATCTACTAAATATGTAGAAGTATTTGAAAAATAATTAACTACTAGGAACTTGGAAGTATATCTTCCAGGTTCTTTTATATATTAAGAAAAAAAATTCAATACGAAAGTGAGGCACGATATATGCTTACAGATATACCTTACAATCAACGTGAAGGGATAACATTAGGAACAGCTTTAGATGTTTGTAAAGACTGTGCCAAAGAAGGTAAATATAAACCAGGAGATCTAGAGTACAAAGAAGTATTCAAAATAGATAATTTCGGTGAACCAATATGTTTATGCATGAAACATTTTGAACAAAAACTTGGCAAATATATTTTAGTTGATTCAACGGATTTAAGTGATGATACTGAAGAAGTACAAGATGAATCTGTTGAAGAAAAACCAGCCAAGAAAACAACAGCTAAAAAGACAACAAAGAAAGAGGCTGATGAAAATGTCACAGATGGCAAAGCAGCCAAATAATGTTAGAGGTAATCAAATAGGGTGTATTAATTTTCAACAATGTCCAATATGTTATGGATGTAGAGCATACGACGATAGATATGAAGAATGCAGAGAATGTTACGAACAAGGAATAGACGATACACAACGTAACTTTAATGTATGCAATAAAGAACTACATGAATCGTGGAAGGTTAATATGATGATTACTAAACATACTATAAAATTAAATGAAAATACAGAAATAAAAGATAGAGAGGTATAAATATGGAACCAATACAAATAACTTATGAAGATATAATAGAAAGATATAAAGTTAGAATGTCTGAATTAGAATATCAATTAATGTTTAAAGAAGCAGAATCAGATGCAAAAACTCAAAGAATAGCTGAATTGGAAGCTGCTTTAGAGGCTACTAAAGATAATAAAGGAGCTAAAAAAAATGAAAAGTAACAACAACAACTTTGAAGGAATATTTCTTAGAGAAGAAATGGGTTTTGAACCTGATACGAGGGAGATAGAGGAAAATGGCAAGAAGAAGAAAAAGCAAAAAGACAAAAGAAATGGGAAAAATAAAACACATAAAAACAACAATTGATAATATAACTTTTGATTCTAAAACTGAAGCTAATTATTATCAATATATAAAAGATAATAAAAAATCATTAAATATAAAAAAATTTGAATTACAACCTGAGTTTATACTACAGGAAAAACATATGATTATAAATAATCAAATAGTTATTCCCAAGGATGATAAAGAATTAAGAAAATTACAAAAGCAACATCCAGGGTGTACAGTTCAACCAATTAAATACATAGCAGATTTTCTTATAACTTATAATGATGGAACACAAGATGTAATAGACGTTAAAGGAATGAAAACAGCTGACTTTAAATTAAAAGAAAAGATATTTAATTTTAAATATCCTCAATATGGAGGACTTAAATGTATAGTTTGGTATGATAAGGACTGGTATGAATGGAGCTTAGCAGAAAAGCTTAAAAAAGATAAGAAGAGAACCAGTTAAGGTTCTCTTTTAAACTATATAGAGAGATAAAATATATAAATTAATAAAGGCGGTATATTTTATCTATGAAAACATACGACAATTCAAAAGTATTACAGTTAACAGAAGAGGAAAGATTAGCACAATGGAACGAAATAGAGGAATTAGTATTAACATATCAAAAATATCTTAACGACGAAGATATTATGAATAAAAGAAAATCACAAGATGCAGCAGATATATTATTAAATAAATTTTCTCCACTGTTTAAATCATATATAACATTAATAAAATATAATCAAATAGATTGGGACTCAAAAGATCAGAAAATGTTTATATCACAATTCATAAGTGATAGACAAACAAGAAATGCATTGCTTAGAAAGAAAACATCATCAGAATACAAAGCAAAAATATATCATTCATTTAATTTTGTAGTTATGACATACGGAGAACTATCTGAAGAAGATATATTATCTGATTTGTATATGTGTTTTCTAACACTTATGAAAAGATACAAACAAACAGGCAAAAACTTCTGTGCATATGTAGCTAATTCATATCATTTTGAAGTTTCTAGGCATATAAGAAAACAAATATCTAATCCGTTAGCTATTAATTATAAAAATCATAAATACGAAGATGTTATAAATGGTAACGAAGATACGAATATAAATATAGTACATGAAGATAATTACTATGAATCTCTTACGGGCCTTCCCGATTACACTTGGATTAATGGAGATACGTGTAGTGAAATATTTGCGGACTTAACACCATTTCAGCGAAAAATATTAATAAAATATTACCTAGAAGATTTTAATGATAGACAAATAAGTGAATTAAATGATAGCAATATAGGAACAATAAATAATAAGAGACGTACTGCCGTAAACAAATTATGTAAAGCATGTGATTATGATAAATCACAATTGGCAAGAAAAAGAAAATCTGGAAGAAAGGCAAATGTTCCAATTACGCCAGATAAATAGATGTCTACAAGTATATATTATTTATATACAATTACAAGGAGACGATAATTATGAAAATAGAAATATCAAATAATAATATAAATGAAATCAAACGTCTTTCACAAGAATTAAATATAAATAGCGACTGTGCAAACTTATTATTAAATAGAGGATTAACAGAAGAAGATATGTATGTAGTAAGTAATGATAACTATTATGATTTACTACCTAATGATAATATAAAGAATATACCAGAAGCTGCTAAAGTAATAGCTAAATATTTACAAAATAATGACGCGGCTATTTATATATATGGTGATTATGACAACGATGGAATACAATCTACATTTATAACATATGATTGTTTTACTGTGCTTGCAGATTTATTAGAAAGCACATGTCAAATAGAATATCATATACCAGAGCGTAAAGAAGGATATGGCTTATCTGCTGAATGGTGTTACGATATAGTACATAACGATATAGATAACGAAAACATATTAGTAGTTACTGTTGACAATGGAATAACTAAAAAATATGAAGTAGCTTATCTTAAAAACAATGGTATAGAAACTATAGTAACTGATCATCATTGTCCACAAGAAGGAATGGTTCCTGATTGTATAGTAGTAGATGAATTTTTGGATAAAGATAATGAATACATGGGATTATGTGGTGCAGGTGTAGCATTTAAATTATGTTCTTATTTATTAGTAGACTATTACAAAGATGATACAAGATATAATGAATCATATTTACCTAATGTAATGACTGCTACAATATCGGATATGGTTCCTGTATCGTTAGAAAATAGTATATTTATAAGAAATGGATTACAATTATTAAATGATAAAGATTGCGAATGTTCTGATGCTTTTGAACATTATATGAATTTTAGAGGATATAAACCATTAATACCTAAAGATATAGCATTTGATTACGGTCCATTAATAAATGCTTGTGGTAGAATGGGAGAAGCTAATACAGCTATAGAATTCTTATTACAAGATACAGACTTAACTGATATATATAATAAATTAGTACTATTAAATGATAAACGTAAAGACAAAACTAAGGATTTAATAATAGAAGCTATTCCACAAATAAAGACTTCGGATTTAGCTAACGTAGTTATATCTAATGATGCGGGTGGTTGTGCTGGATTATTAGCAAACAAACTTATGGAAATGTATAATAGACCTACTATAGTATTTTCCGAACATAAAGATACATATAGTGGATCAGCTAGAAGTATAGAAGGTTTAGATCTACAATCCATTTTTAAATATTTACAAGATAAAAATATAGTTATTTCATATGGTGGACATGAAGCAGCATGTGGTGTAGAAATATCTAAAGAAAATTTAGAAACATTTAAAGAAGAAATGAATAGAATTATTTATAAAATAATAATGGATTCTAAAGAAAATAAAAACAATATAGAACCTACATATTATGCAGATAAACAATTATCAGTTAAAGATATTAGCTATAAAACAATAAATAACTATAAAGATATTATGTTTTATAATGATTTAACTGCTCCTAAATTTTATTTAGAAAATGTAACAATAGATAATGTAAGTCCTTCAAAGAATAATTCAAACAATTTAAAATTTAAATTTAAAGATAATACTGGTACAGCAGAAGCATGGTGTTGGGGTTATGGAGATACATATGAAGGACTTGGTTCACCTAAAAAAGTTAATATGTTGTGTAGTTTAGAAAGATTTAATAACTTTTTAGTAATACAAATAGATAAAATGGAAGCTGCTTAAAATAGCAGTTTCTTTTTTTATGAAAACCTATATATTAATAAAAAAAGAAAAGGAGTGATAACTAATTGAAAAATAATTTTACTCATTTACATGTACATACTCCAGATAGTTTACTTGACGGATTTAATAAGATAGACAATTTAATAAATAAAGTTAAAGAGTTAGAAATGGATGCTGTTGCAATAACTGACCATGGAACATTAGCTGGTACTTATGAGTTTCAACGCAAATGTTTAGAAAATAATATTAAACCACTTCTAGGTATAGAAATGTATCATACTCATGATATGAAAATGATAACATTACCAGTTGAAGATAGAAAAGATATGGCTTTAAGAGAAGCATTAGAAAATGGTGTAGAAATACCAGAGAAAGCCAAGAAATCAGAAATAGCAGAGCTTATAAAACCTTATATGTATGATACAAAAGGGTATCATTTAATATTAATAGCTAAAAATCAAACTGGTTGGAATAACTTAATTAAGATATCATCTATTGCCAATGAAAATGGTATGTTTAATGGCAAAGGTCATTGTGATAATGAGCTATTAAAGAAATATAGCGAAGGTATTATATGTACTTCTGCTTGTATAGGTTCTATGATAAATCAATATATACTTAAAGATCAAATAGAAGAAGCATATGCAGAAGCAGTCAAATTAAAATCAATATTTGGTGATGATTTTTATTTAGAATTACAACCACTAAACGATCATCAACAATTAGTAGTAAATAGAAACTTAATAAATTTTGCTGATGAATTAGAAATAAAACTAATAGCGTCTAATGATTCACATTATACTAATAAAGAAGATGCTTATGTTCATGACGTATTATTATGTATCGGTACAGGTAAAACATACAATGATCCAGATAGAATGAGATATAATCAAGAATTTTGGATAAGAAGTTATGAAGAAATGAAAAAAGCATTTCATGTTCAAATAGATGAGCATTTTAGTGGATATGAAATGTGTATGACTGTAGAAGATTATTTTGATACTTGTAAAGAAGCATTGAATAATACTCAATTAATAGTGGATAAAGTATCATCAGATATTCAATTAGGTGCAGACCATGAATTATTACCTAATGTACCAGTACCTAAAGGATATACTCCTGAAACATGGATATCTCAACAATGTTGGATAAAACTTTATAAATATTTAAAGAAAGAAAATATAATGGATAAGAAAGATATATATGAAGCAAGATTAAAACATGAATTAAATGTTATAAATACTAAAGGTTTTGCCTCATATTTTTTAATAGTGCAAGATGCCATACAAAATAGTGGATGTCCATTTGGACCAGGTAGAGGTTCAGCGGCTGGTTCATTAGTATCATTTTTATTAGGTATAGTAAAAGGTACAGACCCTATCGAATATGATTTACTGTTCTCTAGATTCTTAACTATGGATAGAGTAGCAATGCCAGATATAGACTCTGATGTATCACAAATAGATAGACAAAACTTAATCAAGTATTTAGACAATACATATGGTCATGAAAATGTATGTCAAGTTGGTACTAAAACTACATTATCTATAATAAATGGTATTAAAGATGTAATGAGAGTATTTGAAATACCATTTGCAGAATCTAATAATCTTACTAAAGAATTAGCCAAATTAATTGACTCTCCTTCATTAACCTTTGCAATGTTCGATGCTCTTGAACAAAGCGACTCTTTAGCATATAAAAGATTCAAAGAACTTGAGAAACAATACAAAGAATATTTTGATATAGCGAGAGCACTTGAAGGTATACCTCGTAACTATGGTATACATGCAGGTGGTGTATTAATAACTCCAGTACCAATAAATGACATATTCCCTACTAGATTTATAGAAGGTAAGAAAGTTACTGTTTGGGATAAAGATATAGTAGAAAAAGCTGGCGGAGTTAAATTCGATATGCTAGGATTAAAAACCGTATCTGTTATATCAGAAACATTAAAACTTATAAGTCAACATGAAGGTATAGATATTACATTAGATGAATTATATGAAAATAAGTCAATAAGATGTAATGAAAATGTATTTGATATGCTTAAAAAGAAACAATCAGATACAGTATTTCAAATGGAGTCAGATTTATTTAAAGGATTAATATCTGATATAGAACCAGATAATATAAATGATTTAATTGCAATAACATCTATAGCTAGACCGGGCCCATTAAGTGCTGGATTTAATAAAACATATGCTAAAAGAAAACGTGGTACGGAAGAAATAGTATATGATTTAGGGTGTGATGATATTCTAGGTAATACATATGGTTGTATGCTTTATCAAGAACAATTAATGCTTATAGCAAAGAAAGTAGCTGGCTTTGATGATAACCAAGCAGATACATATTTAAGAAAATCAGTTGCAAAGAAAAAGAAAGCATTAATGGACTTATGTAAAGAGTGGTTTATACATGGAAAACCTGAACAAGATAAATATGGTCAACCAATTGTTGGAGGAATTGCTAATGGATTTGATGAACAAAGCCTAGAACAATTCTGGGAAGACGTTGTTGAAGGATGTGCGGCATATTTATTTAATAAATCTCATGCTACATCTTATTCATTATTATCTTGTATAACTGCATGGTTAAAATATTATTATCCATGTGAATACTTTACAGCAGTACTTACACTACTAGGAGATGAGTCTAAAAGAGAGGGATATTTATCTGTACTTGAAAACTCTGGTATTAGTGTATTAGCTCCAGATATAAATAAATCATTAGCTGGTTTTACATGTGACCCAGAACAATATGAAATATTATTTGGATTACAATCTATTAAAGGTGTAGGAGAAAAACCTATTCAAGCTATAATAAACAACAGACCTTATAGTTCTTTAGAAGACTTTTATTCAAAAGTAACTAAGTCTAATGTTAATAAAACAGCAGGCAAAGCTTTAATAAAAGCAGGAGCATTTGATTCTTTATATAATAATCCTAATAGATATGAACTACTAAATGAGTTCTTTGATATCAGAAGAGATAGAGATGATAGATATAATATAGAAGATTATAATCCTATTCAATGTATAGCATTAGAGAAAGAAGTTCTATCTATATCATTAACATATAAAGAATGGACTAATGATTTACAAGAAGGAGATAAAATTAAATATTTATTTAAAATAAATAGCATAATAGAAAAGACAGATAAGAATGGTAATTTAATGGCATTTATGACATTAGAAAGAGATAATGTAGAAATAGAAATGACTGTATTTTCTAGAGATTATATAAATAATTTAGATAGATTATTTATAGGAAATGAATTAGAATTAAAAGGAAAAGTAGGAATATATAAAGGAAAGAAGAATTTAGTATATTGTAATAAATAAGAGAAAATAAAAAAAGAAAGAGAGAAATAAAGAAAAAAGAGAAAGAGAATAAAATGGAATGAAAGAAAAAAAAGAAGAAATAAAAAAAGGAGATGAAAATCTCCTTTTTTTATTAGAAAGAAAAGAATTAAAATTTGTATTGTTTATTTTCAATTTCTTTTCCTTGCAATATATCATTAATCAATTCTGTATATTTTTCTTTTACTTCTAATGGTACATCCATAGATCTTATCATATCTAATAATTCATTCATATCATAGAAAGTAAATGCTCCACAATCTTCTACTATTGAAACATCTTTATTAGTAACATCTAATTTTATTATATAAGTAATTTTATCATTTTCATTGCGTATATCTTTTATAATTCCGAATCTACTTCTATGTAATCCATTTAATGCAAATGATTCTTTCTTTGCACCTTTTATATATAGATATACTTTATCATTTACTTTATACATTTCAATCACCTCTAAATAAAAATTTAGGAGACACAAGAACGTGTCTCCGTAGGAGGGTATATTATGAAAAAAGAAACACAAAAAATTGTTTTCATATAATTATTACTATGGAGTGCAGCTATATTAAAATTCATTTAGATTTTTTATTTAAAATCTATATCGTCTTTTCTCCATTTTGTTAAGTTAATTGTACATCCTCCAAGTTTTCTATATGCACGTAAATTAGATGCCCATTTTCCACCTGTTTTCTTATCTGATGTTTTAAATGATGGAGCAATGCCTTTGCCATTACCCCAACTTACTACATATGCTTTTCCGGTTAATCCGTCCCAAGCTTTTATTGAACCGTCAGTTACTTTATAGTTTGTAAATACGTCAAAGTCGAAACCTGGACCGCCAGTATCGGTAACTATCCATGTACCATCTGAACTTTTACAATGTTGTTTGATAGCTGGTATATATAGTTTAGTGCCATATGGCATATTATGAGCTGCTACTGTGCAGCCATCAACAACACCCATACCGCTTGATCCTCCTTTATTCCATACATTAAATGGTCCTCCACCATTAGTAGAGTCGCCATATTTACAATAGTTAGTACATACACATCTTTCTAGTATGCAGACATAATTATGACCATCTATAGTACCTGTTGTTTCAGTTATACCATCGCCACTTATTCCTCCAACAGTACTACTTGCAGCTTTGTCAGCTTCTATTAAATCTTTAGGTCTTATAAAGAAACTATTGTTCCAAGCATAATGTTTAGGACCGAAATTATCTATACGTATACCATTTGGAGCTGCTTTTGGTGTAGATGCATGAGCTACTTGATTATTGCCTATATAAATCATAATATGATATATAGTTAATTTTTTTCTATTCTTCATATCATCTTCAGTAGGTTTAAATTTATTATTATAGCTTGTACCACAACAAACTATACAATCTCCAGGCATTGCTTTTGATAATCCTGCATCATTGCATAACCACATTTCTCCACCATTGTTTACTATTTCTGACATTACTGTACCGCCTGCACAGTTTTTGTTATATAGAGAAGTTAATCCAGCATATTTATAACAACAAGATGCCATTGATGAACAATCATATCCATACATTCCTTTTCCTGGTCCTGATGCTATAGTTTGACGCTTAGTATCATCAACTGTTCTCCAACTATTACTATAAAATGCTTTACCGTCTTTATGAAGTTGAACTATTTCTTTAGCTTTTTCAACTATTTTATTTCTACATTCTGCTCCTGTTAATCCAGAACCAACAGAACCACTAGTGGTCAATCCTATATAACCAGCTAATCCATTATCATATTCGTAGCCTGTTCTGTTCTTGTTAAAGTTTTCGAAGTAGAAGTCTTCAGATGTATATTTATTAGATTGAGTAGTATCAGCTTCTTCTCTGGTATCTACCCATTCTCCATTGGCTATAGAATCATTATTTTTAATATCTTCTATTACATCCTTATTAAGTTTTGTATCTAAATTATAAGTTGTTTCAACTTTTTCGGCACTATCACCATTTTTTCTATAATATTTCATAGTTAATCCTTCTGATGGATACTTTTTAACGTCTGGTGCTTGACCATCTAATTCAGTTTCTGTCCAATCCATTTGGAATACATAATCAGATTCTTTAGCGTTTTCTTGGGCTTCTTTTCTTTCTTTTTCTGTAGAATATTTGTCTTTTAATGATTCTTCAAATTTCTTTTTATCTAATTCTTTCCATGTATCTATTAATGATTTTGGTAATGTTTGTTTTTCATCTATACTAACATCAGCATAATCAAAACCAGAACTACGTCTTTCTACTTGATTTAAATTTCTTAAATCATCTAAAGTCATATAAGACATTTGCATATCGTCTAATAATGCAGAACCATTTATTCCAGTTTCGTCTAGGATATCATATATTTGACCTATAATAGGTTCATATCTAGTACAGCATAAACATTGATCTATTGTTACTGAACAACCGTCATGTATTCTGTCATCATGAGTACAACGTATACTACGATATTTACCAAATATATCTTGTCCACCATAATAAACACAGTTTATATTCATTCTAGAGCCTAGACGTCCTAAGTTTCTTAATATTACTGATGATATATTTTCAATTCTTGCTAATCTTTGTTCTGTCTTTTTAGATTGTGCTAATTGCATATCACTTAACATCGCAAAATTCTTAGCCATAGGATGTGCAATAGGACATCCCGGATGATTACAAGAATATAATCTAGATTCTATTTCATCTATAGATACTTTAGGATAATGCTTTTCTAATTCAGTTATTTTAGAATCGTACGGATAAGCATCGTTATAGTTTATTGGCTTACCTTTTGATTCTTTCTTCTTGTCTTTCAATACATCATAATCATAAGTTAATTTCCTATTCCCTAGGTTTTCATTACTCATCTCTCCTGATTGTAATGCTTGTAATGGTATTGTAGAGTCAGAAGTTTTATTATCATAATCTGAAGTAGAATAATTTGGTGGGACTATTAAGTCTGGATAAATAGGATCACATTTAACACTTACTTGTTTATATAATACATTTAATTCATCTGCAGGTTTAACACAGTGGTCTGTACTTCCAGGACCTGTTTCAACTACATTATAATGTATGTCGTTACCTGTAAATGATTGCATTGTTTCTGTTAAAGTGTTTAGTCTGTCATCTTGCATTACTGGAGCGGCCAATACTGAATCTAAACCTTTATCATATGGTTCAAAATTTTCTAAATAAAAAGGTATTAATTTTGAATCTGCATTTTTCATTATATTTTCATATTCTTCAGTAGTGATAATTGTTTTTATTTCTGGTTGTTTAGCATTAGGATTTTTAGCTTTTCCTACGCTATACGCCATTATACCACCATTATCTTTAGAAGTAGTACCTACACCAGATATACCAATATTTCCTGAAGTTATTTCATCTTCTTCATCAGGATCTATATTATATATTTGTTCTCCAGATACATTGTCTAGGAATATATCATATTTATTTTTAGAACCTATGAATAATTTATAATCTCCTTCTGGTACACCACTAAATACACAAGATACTTGACCGAATTTTTTAGTATCTTTTGGTATTTCTAATTTTTGAGAGAATTTTATTTTGTTGTTTTTGTCTAATAGTGCAAATGTTATTCCATTTTTCATTAGAGTATCGACACTATCAACTTCTATACCATTAGGGATATCATCTTGAGTTACTTGTTTAATCCAAGCAGAAAATCTTACATAATAGTCTAATTCTTTTCCATTTTGTTCTACTTTTGCTATAGTTATATCATTAGTTAAACCAGTAGTAGCTTTTACTGCTGAACGTATTCTAGCAAAATGATCTTTTCTATAATTCCAATGACCATCTTCATCCCATTTTGGATTGTCTATAATATTATAATCGAAATCTCCATATTTTGACCATCCTATATTGGCTATATCACTACCAGATGAAGCGTCATCTGTATCTTTTTTATCGTCTTTCTTATTATCGTCTTTTGTAGTATCATCTTTTGCATGAGTAGAGATTTTTTTATTGTCTTTATCTTTGTCTTTATCTTTGTCTTTATCGTCTTTACCAGTATCTCCACCTTCTTCTGTATTGTTATCTCCAGAAGATTCGTTATCTGTCGAAGATTTATTTCCTTCAAAATCTCCATTTAATATTTCTATTTCGGTTGAGTCATATGGATTTTCTACTGTTTCAGTTTTTTCATAATCGAAATAGTTCCAATCAGTAGTTATTCTATATGCTTTGACCCAGCCTTCGTAATCTATATATTGAGTTTCTGGTGTTATAGTTTTCTTCTTCTTTTTATTAGTGTCTTTCTTTTTATTGTCTTTTTTAGTGCTATTGTCTTTAGCATCACTGCCGTCTCCACTATCGCCACCATCACCAGTATCTTCTTTCTTCTCTAGTTTAGTAAATTTTATATAATAAAGGTCTTTATCAGCGTCTAGTATTTTACCTCTTGCTTGATCTTCTAATGTTGTTACTTTCTTCTTTAGTTCTTTAGTTTTATATACTATTGTGTCTTCAAATTTAGTCCAACATTTTTTGCCTATATTATCAGAGTTTGCATTCCCATATTTGTTAGACATTACTATAGATAAATTTTTAGCTCTAACATAACCTTTATCAGCATCTATTTTAACTTGATAGAATTTATCCTTTGCTCCAATTATAGTTAGTTCTTCGCCAGTAGTTAATGCTCTTATTTTTTTAGAAGCAGTATCTGCATTAGCATATATATAAACATTAGTATCATGATCTACATATGCTATTTTACCTTTATTGTCTTTATCTGCCGTTATATCTTCGCTAGTTTCAGGTTTTTTATTATCGTCTTTGTCCTTATCATTATCTTTATCTTTGGCATATGTTTCTATATCGTTATCATAATCAACAACTGGTTTAAATTCGTTGCTGATATCATTAGCTTTTGTATCTGATGATGAACTACTTCCTCCTGTAGTTATGTTCTTAGTCAAATCATCTAAATATATTGTGTAACCTTTTTTGTTATAGTGAACACCATCTTGCATTAAGTCTTTTTTACCATATTTTCCATCATTAAGATCTGAAGTAAAATCTATAAAATTAATGCTTTTACTTGAACAATATGAACTTATCTCACTATTCCATTTATCTATATGTTTATTTTGCACTGAAGCAGATCTTCCAACTGCTGCTTCAGAACCTTTTGCTACATAAGACTCTTTTATAACATATAATGGTATACTTGAATATGTAGATTTTAAATAGTCTAGCATATTTTTCATATGTTCTATATTACCTTCTGGGTAATTTGTTCCTAGCCAAACTATAATAGCTTTCGTACTGTTTTTAATACCACTAAGTCTATTAACTTTTTTCTTTTTGTTATAAAAATAAGAAGCATTTGCACCTATATGTGCATATACATCTATACCGCTAAGTAGTTTGAATTCATCTCTCATGGCAACTGTTCTCGAATCTCCTATCATTGTAGTGCCTTGAAGAGAATCTATCTTTTGTCCAGTACTGCCAGTATTTCCTCCTGTTGTACCACTTCCTCCTGTACCTGGATTAACTCCTAGGTCTGGAGATATATCTATAAATTCATTAGTGTTTTCATTTTTTAATAAATTATTTGGTACATACTTAGCTGTTACTTTACCATATTTATCATTTAACCAATCTATTTGCTTTTGTACTTCTTCTAAGAATAATATCCATTTTTCTCTATCTAAGTACAAGAATGGTGATGGAGCTCTATTTAAATCAAACTCTCTCCATAATTCATTAGAAGAAAAACCTTCATCATATAATGCTTTAGCGCATTGTTCTATAAGTTTCTTTTCTGTTTTAGGATAGTCATAATTTGCATCTTTTTCTAATGCAGTTTCTTGATTATCAAAGAATTCACCTATTGATAATGTATATTTTGGATGTTGATTATTGAATAAAGCTCTCTCTATGTAGGTATGTTGACCATTATTTTCTGATGCAAAGCATATAGTACCTTTGTCTACATTATCGTATACTATATAATCTTCTGGGTTATTTAAATCATAAGCTTCTATTTCATTGTTTTCATCGTTTGCAGCAAATGTAGTTATCATATAATTTGCAGAAGTAGTTTTGTTAAATATGTCTGGTATCTTTTTACTACCTCCACCAGGTTTAACATATTGTGCAGGGTCGATAGCTTTATTGTCTAAATGTAATTCAAAATGTAGATGATTACCTGTTGATGATCCAGTTGTACCAACTTTACCTATTACATCACCTGCATTAACTGTATCTCCTACTTCTTTTAATCTTTTAGATTGATGTGCATATTTTGTACTACATCCACTACCGTGATCTATTATTATATAATTACCGTAACTATTATGAAATTCAGATTTAGTAACTTTACCATTTGCATATGCATGTATATCTGTTCCAGCATTAGCTGGTATATCTATACCATAATGCATTTCTTTACCATGGTATGGGCATATTCTAGGACCGAATGGTGAGGATATTCTTGTTAATTTAGGAAGAGGCCAACCAAATACTTCTCCTGAAGGTTGTATTGTTGTACTGTCGTCTGTAGATGATGTTGCATCTCCACCGCCACCATATCCTCCTATTATAACACCGGAATATAAACCTTCGCCTTGAACTAAATCAACGTCTGGTCTTGATGTACCCACATCGTTACCACCTCTAGTTTTCCCACTAGTAGGTTTTTTGTTGAAATCTATTTTAGTATCATGGTCTACTTTATAGTGGAAGGTTCTATCCCATTTATAATATTTGAATCTATCTACCATTTCTTTAACATCGCAATTATGGTATGGAGGATACATATGCAATGTAATACCCTTAATTCTATGCATATCTACCCAGTTATCTGAAGTATTTGCATTAGATAAAGATTCTTGAACAGTACCTTCGTGGAACACAAGTTGTATTACTTGTCCACTGCCAGAACTTCCACTAGTATCAGTTGTACTATTTTCTGAACTAGATGAGTCACCATCTTGTTTCATATTATCTGCTGTTTCAAAATCTTTAAAATCTATTTTTATTTTTTGCTGTTTGTCATTTCTTGTTTTGATTTCTTTTTTTATATAATCCCATTTTTTATTGTCAACTATCGTTGCTGGACATTTGCGATAAGCAGTATCACCATGTCTAACTACATGATCTAGTGGTATATTATAATTTTTCATTATCCATCTTATTAATTCAATAAGATTGTCAGTTGATCTAGTAAGGTCAACTGATGCAGCATCTACCACTGTTATACCTATAGAATTGCTGTTATTGACAGTACCGTCTTTAATGCCTTTTGCTCCCCATCCTTTATATGGTTTTTCACCAGCAGTATGAGAGCCAGGCCAGTTGTCTTTTAGACATTGTATAATTATATAATCATCAACTATATAGTGCGTATATGCATCTTTAGTTGATTTAGAAGCTGCAGCTTTTTCATATTCTTCATATGTTTTATTAGTATTTTTATGATCACTATTATGTATAACTATATACGAATTAGTCTGACTATCAGCTTCTTTAAGTATTAGCTTTTTCTTAGTTATTATAGCCATTAATTATTATCATCTCCTTTCGTATGGTATACATACGAAGTATCTGCATTTTTTGTATTAATATATGCGGGAGAATCGTTATTAGTCGTATTTTTTTCTATTAAATGTGATTGATAATATTCATTCCATGATAATCCATTTTGATCAGCTAAAGGTCTATCAAACATAGTTTTATTAAGAAATTGTCTTTCTTTATTTCTTAATAATTGTTGATATGCATATCTATCCATAGCATCAGATACTAATGGTTCCGCTTCTTGCACTTTCATAGCATGTTTCATATCATAATAATAATTAAAATCTATAATTTTTCCGTCTACATCATCTTCGTAATATTCATCGCCATATGCTATAAGTTTTCCTGTTACAGAACATTTTTTACATACATATGGATCTGTCATTCTTTTTAATACTAATGCCATATTAAAAAACTCCTTTCTAAATAATATTTCTATTGTATATTACTTAAAAAGGAGTCATGATTAAACAAATAGCATCAAAGGATTATTGATTACATCATTGTTTAATTTATTATTAGTTTTGGCTTTTTCCCATTGAGTTATAATACATTTCATACCATTATCATCCAATGGGCATATTATATCTTTATCTTTAAGTTTGTGTTCACGTTGTTTGTTCGCAGCTGTTCTTACATAGTTAGTTGCTGCAAATAATTTAGTATCTAGCGCACATTCCATACCATCGACTACGTTATTGGCTATTTGAGTAAGTATGTCCGTATTCTCAGACATTGCTTTTAAGCCTTCTTCATCAAAATCACCTTCCATAGTTTTGGCAGCATGTAATTTAGTAGCCATTAAAGACAAAGCTCTTTCTTGAACTGTATTATTATAATATAAATAATATACAGTAACTGGATCTTTTTGAGATAGTCTCCATGAACGTCTAGAAGCTTGTCTCAATGTATATAAGTTATAGCCTACTTGATAGAATATAACAGTAGTAAAATCTATTAAATCTAAACCAGTTTCTACTAATTTAGGATTGCATATTAATACATCTAATCCTTTATTGTCTATTAAATTTCTAATAGTAGATTCTCTCTTTTCTGATTTAACACTGGCTTTTAACTCATATGCATTATATCCATTGTTTTCTAAATATCCAACTAGTTTTTTACCAGTATCAGTTTTATTAACTGAATTATAATATACTAAACATCTTTCACCTTTTGCTACGTGAGTTTCTACTATTCTTAATAGCTCATCTTCTTTATTTCTTATTTCAGATTTAAGATGTCTAGGTGAGAATCTAATTTCTTCTGTGTCTGGATCTGGTATAGGTCTTGCACAATGAGGAGAATCTAAATAATCCATCATTTCTCTTACTATAGTTGGTATTATTTTAAGCGATGGTTTTGTTTCATTTCTAGGATCTCTTGCATCTCTTATTAAATTAGCCATAAATGTTTCATATTCATTATAACCATTTATTATATCTGGATCCGGTGCTACTGCTACTGGTATTTCTGTATAACTTGGAAGTTCATCTTTCATATCTTTTAACGAAATAAATACTGTACTATTAAATAAATAATCTGTAAATATTAATGGAGATACGCCTGGAAGTTTCTTTTTGGTTGCTCTTCCTAATGTATTATATGTATATGATATAACACCATATTTATTCACGAATGCTCCAACATCATCATAACTAAATCCACTTTTCTTCATTAGACTTGGGAACATTTTATATAAGATATAATAAATAGAGTCAGCGAAACCATTTATCAATGTACCAGTCATACCTATATTCTTTTTACAAGATTGAAGTACATAATGAAATGCTTGACCTTGTATCGAATCTTTAGATGATAATTCATGTATTTCATCTAATAATCCATAGTCAAATATTCCTTTCATATATCGTTTAATGTATTTAGCTATACAATATCTTTTTGTACCTCGATATGACACTATATAATCTCCATATTCATCTATATTATCTGATTGTTTTATAAGAGCTGCTAATAAATTTTTATCTTTTTTGATAAGCTTATCTTTGTCAAGCAATTCATTTTTAAGAGGTTCAATATGATCTTTCCATAACCAACCTTCCTTACCTAGTTTAATCCACTTACAATTTTCTTCATCTCTATTAAGAGTAGTCCATAATTTACTATGACAATGTGGACATTCAAGATTATATGGATGTGTTGTAAGAAAATCTGTTGGTGTCAAAGGTTCTTTATGTATTTTCTTATCTTTTTTAACTTCTTTATATAACGCTTTGCCACAATCAGGGCATACAAATCTACCTAATTTAGTATGAATATATTTTTCTGTATCTTTAGATTTTATTGCTGTTGTACTTTTCCATATAGCTGCTGGTCTTTTTTCATATGATAATTTAGCTGTTTCTTTTGACATAATAACGAACATATTTTCTGTTCTATATGGGTTCATTAATTTTGGTTTTAATTCTAATAATTCTTCTAAATTATGAATTATATATCCTTTACTGTTTGGAATATATAATTCAGATTCACGTTTCCATTTCTCTACTATATGAGTAGGACACATTACTAAAGCATTAAATCCTGTTCCCATATTAGCATGATGAATAAAGCATGATGATCCACCCATGATAGTTTTACCTGCGCCGCATTCTCCTACTAATAAAGCATTAGAATTTTTCTTCCAGTTATTAGCTACTGCTTGTTCAACTGCTCTTTGAGCTTCATATTTTTCTATACCTCTATTATGAATGAAGTCATCTATAATTTGTGCATGTAAATCATATTTATCTTTTCCAGGTGTAAATTTAGGTGTAAAATTTTCTTGTATTTTTTCTGCTAAAGATTCGCCAAAGAAGTCTAAATAATCATTAAGCCCAGAACAACTATCTAAGAATATAGACGGTTCATTAGAGCCATTAATATTAAATACTTTATTCTCTAGATTTTCAGATATCATGCCCTTTAAATCATTATGATTTATAGCCACACTATATACATCTAAATTATCATTATCGCAAAAATAAACATCATTATTTGTACGTGTAATGTTACATCCATTATAATATGCTGGTCTATTCCTCATTGTAGTCGTTAACTCTGGCATCCATTCTCTCAAGCATGGTATAGGAGAATAATTTTCTAATAGTTCATATACTTTGTCTTGAAGAAATTCCATTTCTTCCGCATCATTATTTTTATCTCTAAATAAAAACATAAAAAAACTATCATCATTTACTATTGGTTTTTTGTAGCATATTACATGTACATAATCACTTTTGCCCGTTTTCTTTTGAATGCATTCAAACGCATTGGCTTTAGAATGTACACTTGCTGTTCTGTTCCAACCATTATTATTTTTGAATCTTATATAACAAGATTGTTTGCCGTTAATTGAATCGATTAATTTATCAACACTTGATTTATATCCTACTGCTGATATAAATACTAAATTCTCATTATTGTCTGTAATTAATTTATCAACCATTATGTGATTGATATTATCAAATGTCACTTTTCTTGGCATCATATCCCTCCTAACTTATTTCTTTAAATAATCCATCTGCTCCGAAAGCATTTATTTGAACTCTATTAGATATCTTATCTACTCTATCTTCATCATTAGTCATGCTACCTTGCAAATGTTCTATATATTTAATAGTTCTACCTTTAATAATATGGCATCTATCTCCAGGTTCTTCAACTATACCATCTAGTTTACCTGAAGTTAATATTAACCCTACTTGTCCTATATTAAATGGAAGTAACGGTTGAGTATCTGTTAATATCTTATGAGTATTTATTTGTTTAAAGAAATCATCATAAAGACCATCTTCAGAAACTATTTTAGCCATGTCACTAGCTCTAATAGTTCCACCTCTAAATAGCTCTATTTCTTTAGTATCTTCTGGTAGATAATAAGTACAAGCCGGTTCTGTTTCTATGTCAGAATATTTTATTTCTTTTAATTCTGCATATGCTTCTTCATAATCTATATTAGTTAATTTTCTTCCCATTATAGTTATGTTACATGTTTCACTATCAGATTCTGGTTTAAATATAGTTATGTCATTAAAATTTTTAGCCCAGAATAACATAATTTCATATGAGAATCTAGAAAATGGTATAGTATATACCATTACACCATTAGGTCTTAAGTATCTATAATTATCTCTTAATGCTGTTATTTCTTTAGAAGGTAATGCATATAAATCACCTTTCATTTTATGAGTCATAGATATTTTAGGTTGAACATTTACAATATCGAATACTGAATTAGATATTCTCATGTTCTTTTTTATAGAATCATCATTTAATGATTCATCATCTTCTTGTATTAATTTTGTATATATATTTTGATTAAACTCGGAAGAATCATCATTCATTTTTGTAAATTCTTCTTCTGCAATACCATATATATCAATATTGTTAAATGCATCTTTGATATATGTGTCTTCGTCTCTTATAAAAATACAAGGATTTAAATATTTTATATTTCTACTGTTATTTAATTTGATATTATTAGATATTGCATTAATTTTATATGGTTGTATACCAGCTATATCCTTTCTTGATGTTCCCATGTATTTATTATAAGCACCACCATATGGATATTCATAATCATCTACTTTTAAATAATAACTATTATCCATTGTTGAACTTATCAATGATATACAATTTAATAATAAAGTATTGCTAGTACATTCTCTAATTGCATTTTCTTGATCTACAATTTTAGAATATATATCTTTGTTAAGATACTCTAAAGAATCATCAAATTCTTTTACAAGTCTTTTTATTCTATCAATGTACATCAATATTTTTTCTTTATGAGCTTCAAATGCTATGCTCTCTTTGTCTATCTTGATTCTTTTGTTTGCATAGTTATTTATATTGTTCATTATACTATTTAAATTATATGAAACATAAGATAACATATTTTCACTCCTTTTTATTAATAAAAAGAGGCTACTCTATTGTAGCCTCTAATAATTTACAACTATTGTTACTTCTATTACTTTCTTGTAATTCGGCTTTAATATTTACTAACGCATCTTTCTTTAATACTTTCTTATACTTTGAATATATGTTAGCAAACACAACTGAATCGAATATTCCATTACCTGTTTCAATTTTTACAAAAGCCATTTGGTTATTGTTTTTATCTTTCTTTTTAGATACGGATTTTATATAGCCAGTGATTTCAAATTGTTGTCTTATCTTTATTTTATCCATATCTATTTTTGGCAAGTTGTTCATTCTATTGTGAACGAAATTTATATTAAATAATATATATTCTATTTCTTCTTGAGAAGCATATAATTCTATTTCACTCTTGCCTATTTTAATTAAAGGAGTCATGTCTTTTTCTTTACGAAGTGTATAGTATTCTTCAAAAGTATCAACTCTGTCTCCTAAAGCACCACATGCTATCAATGATAGTACTGATGGTTTTCTACATAAACTTTTTTCTGTCTTTTCAAATATTTGTGATACATAAGATCCGTTATTATTAAATGGCATACATCTTTCTTTAATATGATTATATGTATCATAAGAGAATGAAGGCAATGCACAGAATCCTATTCTTATCTTGTCATTGTCTACTGTAAATTCCCATCTAGATTTGTTCATATCTACTGGTAAGAATTTAATTCCTAATCTAATACAGTCTTCCATTATTTCTTCTAGTTTTTCTTTGTGTTTATTTAAATCAGTCTTATTAATATAAGTGTTACTCAATAAACATGCAAAGAATTCTAGTGGATAATAAGTTTTATAAAATGCAGTTGCATAACATATAGTTGCATATGCTAATGCATGAGATTTATTGAAACTATATTTACCACTATCTAATATTAATTGGAAGATTCTTTCGAATATTTCATCTGTCATTTTGCCTCTAACTAAATCATGAAGTTGATCTTTATATGAAGCTATCTTTTCGAACTTTTTCTTGGCACTTGCTTTCATTAAATCATATCCAAGATGTAAAGGTAATCCCATGTTGTAACAACAATTCATTAGTTGTTCTTGATAAATCATTATTCCATTAGTGTCTTTGACAGCTTCATCATACATTGGATGTATTAATTCTACTTCTTCTTTACCTTCTAATATTCTCATATACTTTTCATCAAGTTTAGAAGATATACAAGGTCCTCGAACTAATGCTAAACAGTCTGCTAATTCATTTAATGTTTTAGGTTTTAGTCTAGGCATTCTTCTTTTATAAGTATTGCTACCTATTTGGAATAAGCCTGTAGTATTTGCTGAACCTATATTTTTCCATATTTTAGGATCATTGAATTCATCATTTTCTATATCGAATTTAACTCCTGTTGCTTTTTCTAATTTATCCAATAATGATAGGGTACTCAACCCTAAGTAATCATACTTTACTAACATTTGAGTTTCTGCACTATGTAAATCTAATGCAGTAGCATTAATGTATTCATTATTAGATTTTATAAGTGGTGCCACATCTACTATTTTAGTGTTAGCTATAATTATACCTGCAGCATGAATACCAGCATGATCTGGTAAGCCTTCTAGCTCTTGCGCTATGCTAAATAATTCAGGATATATCTCTTGATATTCTCTAAGTTCAGAAACATATTCTAAAGATTCTTCGATACTTAAATCAGTCTTTTTATCTTCACCACCATCATCTAAATCCACATAATATACAGTAGGTATTAATTTAGATATAGTATTAACTAACGATGGTTCTAAGCCTAGAAGTCTTCCCGCTGCTTTTACAGCTGATTTGGATTTTCTCATACCTAAAGTAGAAACACAACAACAATTCTCTGCTCCATATTTAGTTATAGTATAATTAAATAATATATCTCTACCTTCACTACTTATATCTAAATCAACATCCGGTATAGATCCTTTTCTATGTATAGATAGGAATCTTTCAAATAATAATCCATATTTGATTGGATCTATTTGAGTTATACCACATAAATAAGCAACAAGAGAGCCAGCGGCGCTACCACGCCCTGGCCCTGTTTTAATACCTTTACTTTTAGCATATTGAATTATGTCTCTCATTATTAAGAAATAAGAAACGAATCCTAAATGATCAATTACATCTAATTCATAACTTAGTCTACTTACATATTGATTAGGATTTTTAATTTTTAATATTAGTTTATTTAATTTTTGATAACATATGTGTTCTAAATAATCTCTAGTTGTATATCCATTTGGACATTTAAATGTAGGAAGATTCAGTTCTTTTCTCTCTAATATTAAATTCTCACATTTTCTACCTATTTCATTTGTATTATTTATTGCTTCTAATATCGTATTGTCTTTATTTATAAAACTATTATATAATTCTTCTTTGGTCATTAAATAATAACATTTATCTGCATATATACTATCGTTTTCATCTTCTGGTGCTTTTAGATTTCTTCCGTCTCTTACATGGAAGTCATGTGCTTTCCAGTCTTCTTTGTTAAGATAATGTATATCATTAGATACTACTAATTTTATATCATGTTCTTTTGCTATTTCGATTAGCTTATCATTTACTAATAATTGTTCTGGAAAAAGTCCAGGCTGTATTTCTAAATATAAATCATCGTCAAATATACTTTTGAGTTCTAGTATATGCGCCAATGCTTCTTCATCTCTTTCTTGTATTATAAGTTGAGGAGCATAACCTCCTACACATGCAGTAGTACATATTAAATCTTCGCTATGTTCTTTTATATAATTAAGATCTACTCTAGGTTTATAATACATGCCTTCAATAGATGCTACAGAAACTATCTTTAATAGGTTCTTTAGTCCATTGTTATTTTTTGCTAACAGAATCATATGATACATATCTTTATGTTCTTTATCCTTAAGTGTCATATCTTCACATAAATATATTTCACAACCTATTATTGGTTTAATGTTGTTGTTTGTACATTCATAATAAAAATTATACATGTTTGCTAAAGAACCATGATCTGTCATACATAGTGTATCTAAATTTAATTCTTTTGCTTTTTTGACTAAATCGCTTGTCTTTAATATACTATCTCTTAAACTTCCTTCTGCAGTATGTACATGAATTGGTACATAATTTTTAGATATAGTCATCTTCCATGTCCTCTATAATAGTTTCGGCATTAATGTCAATATTTAATAATGGTATACTTACTTCACCATATTCTTCTAATTGACAATCAACACATTTTCCTTTTTTATCATTATCCCATATAAAAGATGTACATAAATCTTCTATTTTATCAAATCCTACTACAGAAGCTATATTGCTTTTCTTACAATGACATTCTTTTATTTTAGATTCTGCTGGTGTTCCACAACAAGCTGAGTTATATATGCAGAATGTAAAATCACAATATAATTTATTATCTTTGTTGTCGTTTCTTTTTTCGTCTTTTATCAAAATTCGTCCTCCTAAAATTCTTCACTGTCTATATTATATTTTTGTTTTAATATTTCTCTTATGATACTACGATGACATTCTAAGTCATTCTTCTCATAACATATAAGACATACATCTTGTGTCTCATTTAATTCTTTTACTTGTTCTAGCGCATCCTGAAACATCGTATCGGTATTAGCATGCTCAATAAACATTTCTCTATACTGTTTCCAATCAATACTGCCATCTTTATATTTAGACAATATTAATTCAGATGGGGCCAATTGCGGCCACCATTCCATGCCATACTTCTCTACATTCATAGTGTTTCTAGGTTTCCATCTTATAACAAGTATCTTTTTCATATCTTGTGGTAGTTTCTTTACATTAGCTAAGTAACTTGTATATATCATTTTAATACCTCCTAGAAAGCTAAGTCTTTTTTATTATACTCTTTTTGAATTGTTTTAATGAGCTCATTACAATTATATTCAGCAGACTCTTTTGTTCTACCATAACCATAAGCTTCAACGTCTATAAAATCATAGCATATTACAGCTGTAGTTGCACGATATTCACTATCTATTCTTTTTACAGACTTTATAGTACAATTAGTATCATTCCATGGACTATTTAAACATAATGCAAAATATTCCATAGTATCTCTTGTAATTAATACACCATCTCTATCATAATACATTCCATCAGATCGTGTATATATTTTGGTTGTTTCATTACCTACATTTAATCTGCCTATCAACTTCATATTATACCTCTCTTAATTTAAAACAACTTAATCTTTTACTTAAGTCGTTTTGATTTGTTGTCCATTCTTGTCCTGTAGTTAAATTATGAACATATAGCCATACTGCATGTCTATTGTAGTGATGTGCTGTTGCATTGTATGTAATTTTTATTCTATCGTTCTCTTTTAAATCACAAAAGCCATTGGCTGTTGTCTTGCTATGTATTTTTTCTACTTCGTATGTTTTGCTTTCCAATGTTACTATCATGTTATACCTCCTTTAAAAAGAAAGACGCAGAATTAACTGCGTCTTATACATTTATTTTCCCATTTTTTATATGCGTCCATATACATTTCGTCTTTATCTCCATTATATGTGAACTCATAGTACATACCATCAAACAACGTAGTACTTAATAATGCCTTATTGTTTCGTAATGTTTTACAACACCAAACCATAAATACATCATCTGTTGTTATTTGTTTGTTGTCTGATTTGTCTAAATGGTCATTGGTATATTTAACTACTTCGTCTTTACACCAATCTAAAAATTCTTTTTCGTTCATATTATTCTCCTTTATTAAGATATTCTGATACTTCTTCTAATGATTTAAAATATTTACCACCATTCTTTTGAACCATTAGACCAGTTCTTTCTAAAGATCTCATTTGACCTTTATCAAATTGCAATCCTGCATCTTCTTCTAATACACAGAACAAAGTTTTTTCGGGTCTTTTGTTACTATCATCTATAACTTCAGCTATGCTATATACTCCTGTCATTAATGGAGTTATAACATATAGACAATAATCACATATTTCTCTTTGTCTTAATTCTTCTAAATAACATTCTTCAGTCCAATCATCTACAACTGGGTTAAAATAATCTATTTTTAACATTGGTATTAATTTGTCTCTCCAAGTAGATTCATTACAAGTTCCACCTAGAAATACTTTCTTGTCGTCTTTACCTGTGTAGCCTTTGCCACCACAGAAACAACAAGTTTCTCTTTGAAATCCTAGTTTACCTGTGCCTTCACAATGTTTACATATTACTTTCATTGCTATTCTCCTAATCTAAATCTATATTTTCGATAGCTGCTCTTTCTTCTAATACATCTCTATATGCTTTCATATATACTAATTGAGTATGCAATAAATCATATGAACAATTAGGAACGAAGTCTAGTGTATTGTTTCTATAACCTTCTAACATTCTTTCTAGTCCTTTTATTCTATTGTCTAACTGATAGTACTCAGCTTTTGCTCTATCTTTAAAATCTTTACTTACCATTAAATTTGCAGTGTCTTTTAATTCCATAATACCCTCCTATTCATCATCACAATCTTTTAATAACTCTTCTATATTATTATTCAAATAGTTAGTTAGCTTTTTATAATTTTTTGTATTAGCTTCTTCTGAAAATCCTCTAAAATCACATCTTACAGGATACATTCTTGTAAATTCATTATTTTCATTTGTTTCTACAGCTATTGCCATGCCAAACAAATGTAATTGTTGATTTATCCACCATAAAGCTCCTGAATTTCTAAATTCGTCTATAGATATTTCTTTTATCATATATGCCTCCTATTTTATAGAGCTACCTGCTTTTAATTTCTTATAGAATCCACATAGAGTATAGAAATCATATAGCTCTAATTTCTTTCCATTAACAGATCTTATATTAAAATCTCTTTTTATATTTTTAACTAGTTGTCCTTTCATATATGCCTCCCGATGTTATATTCTATTTATAAGTTCTACTACTAATAATCCTGCTATTGCTAATGTCCAAGCAAATGTATATCCTTCACGATATCCAGGTTTGTCAAAATAGCCTTTGCGTTCTTTATTTAGAACGCAGGCTATTGATACTATTATATAAATTATATACAATACAATTTTTAACATTTTATTTACTTCCTGTGCTACCGAATCCTCCACGATCTTCATTGCCTAGATGTTCAGTTTCATTGAATTTAACTTCTTTCATTCTTTCTACTAATCTGAACTGACATATTTTATCACCTTTTTGTATATATGTTACTTCGCCATGTCTAGGCACTAAACAATATACTGGCATTCTCCATATATCTTTATCTCCACAGTAAGTATGATCTATAATTCCCATACTATTTGTTTGGATAATTCCCCATTTTTTAAAAGTACTACTTCTTGGTAATAAATGAGCTTCATATTTTGAAGGGAATTCCATAGCAAATCCTAGAGAAACTAATGTTGAATCTCCTTGTTTTAATGTTATATCTTCAGCAGCATATAAATCTATCCAGTCACCTTTTTCTATTGCTTTAAGTTTTGTAGAGCCATCTAAATATTTTATTTTTACTTCTATCATTTACATATCTCCTTATAAATACATATTTCTTACTTCAGTTATTTCGCCTTCAACGCCTTGACCTTTAGCGCTAAATTTCCATTCGCCATTATGTCTATATATTTCGCCAAGCAATACGGATGTTTCAATACTAAAGTCTTCAGACAAATCATATCTAACTAATTCTTCATTAGTATCTCCATCCATTATTTGTATAAATGCATTTTCAACTTGTCCGAAGTTTTGTCTTCTGTCATTAGCTTGATATATACTAACGTCAAACACTATTTTATTTATTTCAGCTGGTACAGTATCTAAATCAACGTTTATTGCTTCGTCTACACCATCTCCAGCACCAGTTAAATTATCTCCACTATGTTTTATTGCTCCACTACTATGTGTTAAATTTCCATAGAATACCATGTCTGTATCTTGAGCTAATTTATCATTGGCATCTAAACATAATGCTATAGCATCTAAATCGAATGCTGCGCTTCCAGATGCATTAACATCCCATCCTAATCCTACGATTAAATGTTTTAATCCTGCATTTCCTTTTGTTAAATCAACTTTTTGTCCTTTTACTAAGCTTATTCCCATTATATGTCCTCCTATAATTCGTTATCTACCATGTAATCTATCATGAATTTAGACCAAACATCGAATTGTCCATATTTGTCTATTAATTCATTTTTAGACATCCATTGGCTTTCATAATATTCTTCATCTATTTTTGGTATATCTTTTTTATAACAATCAAGTGCTAATACATAGCCCAAATGGTTGCAGTTTTTTTCATTAAAATCCTTAACAAAACCTTTAGGTCTTATTGCCTTGATTATATTCTGTAATTTTATATCTTTTACTATTATATCTGTAGCAGCAAGAAACAATTGATCTTGATAAGCATACTCACTTTTATATATATGTTTGCTTATTCCTAATGATCGTTTATCTTTATTAGTTTTCTCTTTACCATAATCGGTATAGAATTTATCTTTCTTAACTAGTGTTAGACATTCACCAAATTCATTTTTTGCTATAACAAATGGCATTAATTGGTCTACTACTATACTAGATTCAACTTCTTCTTTTGGTACATACAATCTATCATTCTTCCATAGATCATATATGTCTCTATTATTATAAGGAGTGAATCCTTGTTCGAGTTCTATAGTTTTATTAACTATATTAGTAGGTACGACTAATACTTCATCTTTAAATAGCATATTAGATTTCGTTGAAACTATATGTTTCTGTTCTAAGTTTTAATTCTTTAATAGTATCTAATTCTTTTTTTGCTATAGCTTTTTCTATTTTTAATGCTTTAATTGTTTCGTCTTGCAATCTACATTCTTTTTTTAATAATGCATTGATATAATTTAATCTATAATTTACATCATCTTCCATGCCTTTAGCTTCTTGATAAAATCTTTTCTTTATTACTTCTGCATTTTCAATTGGTTTTCCGTTCATAGTCAGTCTCCTTTCGATAATAAAAAAAGAAGAGATATTTTCTATCTCTTCTCGTTAATATATGCTATGTGTTATTTATTAATAGCGTCTTTTAAAGATTTTCCTGCTTTAAATGCTGGTGCTTTTGAAGCTGGTATATCTATTTCTTCTTGTGGATTTCTTGGGTTTCTACCTTTTCTTGCAGCTCTTTCTCTTACTTCAAATGTTCCAAATCCTACTAATTGAACTTTATCACCATCTACTAATGCTTCTTCTACTGTTTCTGTAAATGCGTTTACTAATTTTTCTACATCTTTCTTTTTCATTTCTGTTTTTTCTGCTATTCTTGATACTAAATCTGTTTTATTCATATTGAATCCTCCTATTTTTTCATTAATTCTTTTTTGTTAAATAAATCTAAGCACTTTCTATGACATTCTATACAATTTTCAACTGAATAACTGTCTCCTATTTTTAAAAAGTCGCTAGTTATATCATTACAACTTGTACAATTGCTAGGTAAATTATAATATTTTTTTACACATTCTACAAATATTATTTTACCTTCTTCTTCGTTTTTATCATTAATTATTTGCTTTCTAAATACAAGTCCTTTATTTCTCATTAAGTTTTTTAATTTATAGTTTTGATAAGATTCGCCCTTATTCAGTTGCAATAAGTTGCCTAGACAATAAACAGGTATGTTTTCTATTGTGTCTTTGCTTTTAAGATATTCTACAGCTTCCCAAGCTATAGCAGTATCTTTTTTTAAGATTTTGCTCATTACTTTCCCTTCCTTCTAATATTATTCTTTTAATGCATTTATTAATTTGGTTAAAGATTCTTCTATATCATATGTTGTTCCAAAGTCTGCAGCATAATCATTCATAAATAAATCATCATTATCAGTTATAAATACTGAAAATGTATCTGGTTGTTGAGGTCTAAATTGATTAAATCTTACGATTATTTCATCTAATAAATCTTCTGTAAAATTTGGTCCAATTAATATTAACGTATGAGTATTTAATCCAGTAGGTTTATCTTCTTCATCATATGTAAATATATCATGGAATATTTTAGAAGTATCTTCTGTACTATATTTTTCTCCATAAAATGGAATAGTTGGTTTAACTTTGCCTTTGCATGAACCACCATTTAAATCACAGCACAATATTGGTTTATCTACATCTAAATTAATATCAGGAGTATAGAATGTTTCTTTGCATTTGACACATTGTAAAACATTTCTGTTGCCTCTCATAGGTGTGTACTCTGATTTAATATTACTAAGTGTTCCGTCTGTATTAAAATCTATTACAGATTTTATTAGATTCATATCTATTAATTCTTTTATTTTATTGTACGTGTTAGTAGATTCTTCTGGATTTTTCATTACTACTTGATCATAAAATTTCCAGAACATATTTGGATTCTTTATCATTGTTTTTCTAGAGAATATATTCATACTATTTTCTCCAGGTTGAAAGAATAGTGGTTCTTTTTTTATAAAGTCTGGATCTTCTTGCTGTTCTTCGGGCAATACTCGTTGTAAAGCTTTGCTACCTACTATTAATACAGCATCATTATATCTTTTAAGATGTTCTGTAAGATCTGTAACTGGTCTTTGCATTATTTATCTCCTTTCTTATCTAAATCAAAATTCAATAAATCTTTAAAACTAGATGATGAATTATATGCATTTTCTGAATCGTCTATGCCATTACATTCATTACATAGACGAGTTATAACTACGTCTTCTCCATCGTTAGCCATGTTCGTTATATCTGTACTGCAATTAGAACATACTTTTTTATGACATTTACTACATTCTTTTATATCACTTTCAAAAGTATCTTCTCCACAAGTAGGACATTTAACTATTTTATCTTCTGCTTCTTCTGTTTCATCAGTTTTGACTATTCTAGGCTTAAATGGTTCTTCTGTATTATTAAACAGCACACCAGGATCTTGAACTGGTTCATGTTTTAATTCAGTTATATCCATTGGTTTACATAGATTTTTTAAAAATGCATAAGGATCTTCTGACTGAGCAAAGGAACAGTCAGATATAGTTAGTTCATCATGCTCAGTCAAATAATCATAATTTTTACATATCTTTTTTAGTTTACAAGTATCACATATCATTATTTAGTTTGTCACCTTCAATCCTATTTCGTTCTCAAGGAAAGATTTTATAGTATTCTTTTCTTGGTTAGGAACTTTTTTTATAATGTTATTTACTATAGGTTGATAACGCAATTTTAATTCATATAATTCTTTTATATAATCATCTACTGCGTTTTTTGCATTATAATATCCATAAGTACACATACTATTTTCTATATAATTTGGCAATTTATATTTATATTCTAATGATATATCTGCTAAATCTTTTCCATCAGGAAGTATTACAGTTTTACAATATATATCATTATCTAATAATAAATTTGCTGCTTTATTAATGGCTTCTATACCTTTAGAATCTCCATCATAAATTAGTATGACTGTCTTATTAAGACTTTTAAGATAAGGAATATGTTCTTTTGTTAAAGCAACTCCCAATGTACATACTACATTTTGTAATCCATATTTTGTTGCTAGAATCACATCCATTACCCCTTCTGTAATAATAATATATTCATGTTTCTTATTTATATGATTTGTACCATATAAATATTGTGATTTTTTAAATATTTCAGAGCCTGGAGAATGTATGTATTTCTTATCATGTTTATTTTTAGATTCAATAATACGTTTATTAAATCCGATAATGTTACCATATTTATCTGCCATTGGAAATACTATTCTATCATTATATTTATCATATCCTATATTCCATTTAGATATATCATCATTACTTAAGCCTCTGTCATATAAATATTTATATGCTCTTTCTTTAATATCTTTTTGATATTTATTGGCTAACATTTTGTTTCTTTTATATTCTTTTTCATATTTGCTTTTAGGCATAGGTATGTTATATTTATTTGCTAGATACATTATAGCATCTTTCCATTGCATATCTTCAATCCACATTATAAAATCTATACAATCTCCACCTGTATTACAACCAAAACAAAACCATTTTTGTCCTTCGCTGGTTTCTCTTACGTGAAATGATGGAGTGGGATCATTATGGTTTGGATGCGGACAACACCCAAACCAATCATTATCATATCCTTTAGTTAAATCAGTATATTCATCTACTAATTCAGCTAAGTCTATTCTTCTTTTTAAGTCCGCAATAAATTCTTTAGGTAATGACATTATTTTATCTCGAATTTATCTGGTCTTTGTGTTACAGATACGCCTGGAACTTCTACTTGTACATTGTCCACTTCTACAAACATAACATCACTATCATTAATAAATCCATCTTTTTTAAGATCTTTCTTATTTATATTATATTTTGTTTCAGTACTAATTAAATCTGGTCTATTTTTCTTTAGCCATTCTGTAGTTTCATCTGTAGTTGTTATAACAGGTTGTTGTTTCTTAAATGACATTTTACCATGAGGTAATTTTATAGTTTTAGTTTTCTTACCTTGTATAGCATTATAAGCATATGATTCTAACATGTTTTGGAAATATGCTATTTGCTTTTGTCTACTTTCTATTTGTTCATTTCTATAATTTTCATATGTTATTCTAGTTTTTTCTAATTCACCGTTAACATAATCATTAATTTTATCTATCTCTTCTTGGTTTTTCTTTATTAATTTGATAAAATAATCTGCTTTACTGTCACAGTCTATTAATGCACTATCAGAACCAGCATCTCCTGTCATTTTATCAAAGCCTAGACGTTCTCTTTCTTCTTTTTCTACCGCTTCTTGTAATTCTTTTAAGAAATCATCCATAATAATACCTCCTTTTATATTTTATTTATTTAAATCTTGTATTATGTCATTATCATAATTACGCTTTTTGTTAATTATTTTCTGTGCTATTATATCCCATGATTCTTCGTTAGGTTCATCCATTATTAATTGATATACATAACTTGTATCATGTACAGAGTCAGCTCTTCTGACTCTACCATGTCTTTGTGTCTGCATAGCATATGAATCAGCTAAATCATATTCAATTAAATAATTACATTTACTTAGACTAATACCTTCACTCATAGCATTGGTAGCTATAAGAACCATATAGTTATCATCTTCTTGAAATAAATCATAAGCTTGTCTATGTCTTTCTTTAGCATCAACAGAGCCGTTAATAATAGCACATTTAGTATTAAATCTATTTTCTATTTCTTCTTGTAGAATGCTTTGCATTCTTTCAAATCTTGTAAAGATACAAACTTTAGAACCATTTGATATCAAATTGTCTACTAAATCCAATAACAAATCTAATTTTGGAGATGTTTTATCTTTACATATATAATTCTTTAATAAATTGCTATCGCTTAAATCAAATAATCTAGGGTCATCAACAAGTTCTTGAGCGAAAGTTTGATAAGCAAGTATTTGAGCTCGTAAAGTATTATACTCTTCATTATTTTCTAATCCTTCGCCACGAGTTTGCTTTTCTATCTTACTTGTTTCAGCTTTTAATCTATCTAACTCATTAAAGATTTGTGTATTTATCTTTTTCATTTCTGGAGTCATTTCACAATGCATTTCATTAACCATTAGTTCTGGCAATTGTTTAGCAATTTGTTCTTCAGTTTTAATGAACATGTATGGCGCTATTCTTTTCTTTAATACATCTTGGTTCTTCACTCCAGCTATTTGTCCGAAACTTCTATATATAAGAAAATCTCTAGCAAATCCGCTATGATTCTTAAACAAATTAGGATCGATCATATTAAATATACTAAATAGATTTTCAGGATCTCTTGTTATTGGTGTTGCAGTAAATCCGATTTTAACTTTAAGATTATTAAAATTATACAAAGCTTTAGATTTAGCTGTCTTATAAGATGAACCTATGTAATGAATTTCGTCCATCATAATAACTTCTATTTCTTTTTCAATAAGTTTCTCTCTGACTTTTTCATTCTTAAATGTTTCATAATTTAATACCATTAAATCTACATCTTCAAATTGTTTATCGAATTTCTTTCTTGCTTTAGCTGGTGTATCAATTGCTTTTGCTCTTAGATTAGAAAACTTTTGTATTTCTTTTACCCATTGATATTTTAATGATGCTTTAACGCATATAGCTCCAGGCTTATCTGTAATTCCATGTTTTAATAACTCTAAATATGTTCCTATACATATGGGGGTTTTACCAGTGCCCGGCGGTAATATCATTAAACTATTTAAATTATTTAATCCAAAATATATGGCTTCTTTTTGATATGAGAATGGAGGGAGCTTCATATCAGCTCCCATTTCTTCCCACGGTTGTTGAACCATTTGTGTTTCAAATTGTTCTTGAAATAGTTCTTTAAATTGAGAATCTATTACAAAACAATTTGTTTGAGGATCTACTTGTGCATTACATGTTTTAATAATATCAAAGAATTTTAGGAATTCTTCTTTATCATCTCCTACATGTGTTACACCTATATTATTATTCAGATTTAGTATCTGTATCATTCTTATCAGCTGCTTCCGGTTTTAATCTTTCTTTTACAGCTTGAGCTGCTACAGCTTGAACTGCATTGTTTACTAATCCACCATATAAAGCTTCACCATTTCGAGTTACTATACAACTATATCCACTATAGATTGCCAAATTGTTACGCATAGTTTCGTAATCGAATTTATGGTAACGGAATATTTTGACAGAGTCGTTGCTATCATCTGTTTTATGAACCCAATCATATTCCGCAACATTTGCTTTATTTTCCAACTCTTGTTTACTACAGTATTTTGGTATCATTACTTTAACTTTGTAATTAGTTTGTTCATCAGGAAGTGAATAAATATCTCTTCTTAAAGTAGGTTTATCTATTGTAGTTGCTGTTACTATATGAGCAAATAATTCTTGTGAGGTTTTAAATTTCATAGTGATTATAATATGTCCTTCGTCATCAGAGTGGACTTTGTATCCCATATTATAAGCTCCGCATATATCATATAATATTGAATTTCCATATTCAGTATCATATCTAACAGTTAAATCAACCTCTCTTCGAGACCAAATATTTCTAGCTATTACTAAAGTATTTTGGAACATAAACATATCTAGTTCTATTAAAGCAGAACAACTATTATCACATGTTTCTCTTGTGTGCTCCTGGAATCTAAAATCACAAACGTCTCCTATTATTTCACCATTTATTGCTACTGTTAAATCATGTTTACCAAAACAGTTAAATTTTTGTTTGTATTCTTTTGATGTCATAAGTACCTCCTATATAACTTTTACATGTTTTTTGTTTATTTCATTTATGAATCTACTTCTTTTAACATATTTTTCTGTATTCATAACTATTTGTTTCTTAGGATAAGTTATGAATAAATTCTTTCTTGCTCTCGTACAGCCAACAAACATAACTCTACGTTCTTCTTCTAATTGTGCAGGATCTTCTAGGCTTTTATAATGAGGCAATGTGCCTTCTACTGTATTAGTCATGAAGACTGCATCAAACTCTAATCCTTTAGACTTATGTATAGTCATTAGTTGTACAGCATCTTCATCTTCTCCAACATTATCTTGTTCTTGAAATATAGATGCCTCGACAAGTAAGTCTTCTATGTTATTGAACTCTTTGGCCACTGCTACTAATTCATTTAAGTTTTCGACTCTTTCTTCATAGTTGTCTTTATATTCTTTTGATTCTTTCATAAATGTTAAATAGTCTAATTTTTGTATAATATATTTAATGAATTCTTCTGGTGATAATTCTACTTTTTTATCATCAAAATCTTCTAATAGCTTATTGTATTCTTCAATACCTTTTTTAGCTTTGCCTTTTAATGGTAAGTCTTTATGAGCTAATGCTTTTCTTATAGACATATCTGCTTCGGTATTGTCTACCATAAAAGATTCTATTTTTTCTATAGACTTATCTCCGATACCTCTTTTAGGTATTGCTATAGATCTTTTAAAAGATTGAACATCAAATTGATTAACAGTAAGTCTTGCATATGATAATATATCTTTAACTTCCATTCTACTAAAGAAAGGAGTGCCACCTACTAATTTATATTTGATTTTAGCTTTCATCAATTCTTTTTCAAACACTCTACTTAAATGAGACATTCTATATAATATAGCCATTTCTTTATATGGCACAGGCATAGAAGATCTATTATGCAATGTCTTTATAAAAGTTACTACTCTTTTTGCTTCTTGTTCTTGGTTTCTAGTTTCGCTTATTATTATTGGTGCGCCTTGAATATTCTTACCACATGATACTTCTTTTTGAAGTTTGTTTTTATTGTGTTTTATTATTTCTTGACCAGCATCAACAATATTAGAAGTACTTCTATAATTAACACCTAAATTATACCATTTTAAATTAGGATATTTAGACTTTAAGTTAAGTATTATTGTTACATCAGAACCTCTGAAACTATATATACATTGGTCATCATCACCTACAAAAAATATATTGTGATTAGGCCCAGATAATGCATACATTAATCTTGAATCTAACTCACTACTGTCTTGAGTTTCATCGGCACTTACATATTGCCATTTGCTATTTACTTGCTCTTTAACAGTTGGTTCAGATTCTAATAATAATACAGTGTTTAATAATAAATCATCGAAGTCCATACATTGATCTCTTTTTAATTTATCTTGATAAGCTTGATAACAGCTAGACAATCTTGTAGTGTTTCTTTCTTGTGATTCTGCTTGAGCCATAGCTGGAGTTTTACAATTGATTTTACAATTACTTATATATGTTTTAAGGCTTGCAAAATCTTCTCCAAAATCTTTTGCTATTTCTTTTATTATTTTATCTGAATCATCTGCATCTAATATACTAAATGTTTTTACATAACCTATATATGTGCAATATTGTCTTAATATTCTGTTACATATACTATGATAAGTACCTACAGTTATCTTTTTACCTCTTTCACCTACTACACTTATGATTCTTTCTTTCATTTCATTTGCAGCTTTATTAGTAAAAGTAGTTAATAATATTAATGAGGGATCTATTCCCATGTCTTTTATCATATGTTGTGCTCTTGTAACTACTACTCGTGTCTTCGTTTATGTTATCGGATCGGCTTTTTATCCGTCCTTCTGGGGCATTATACCCATTATGAGTCTGTTAATTCAAACTCCAGCCCAGCATATCTTTTTATGTAATTGCTAATCGGCACATAGAGCGGCCTCGTGGTACATTATAGGCTATATCATAAGTATAGTCATCAGTACTATGCGTTGCCCCTGACTGGTATTGCTACCATCACTAATTTCCACCAAACAATGGCTTTATATAGCTTAGACTTATAAAAGTCGCCTTCGGTTCTGATTATGGACGTTACCCATTTCCCAGTTTAATTCCACTCTAATAGCTTTAGGATTTCCACCGACTTTATCCTAAAGCGGCAATTCTAAATACTTATTATATTTTCTGTCTAATCGATTCGATTCGTTCGAATCTTCATAGATAAAATCAAAGAATTTTTTAGTATTATCATTTGATGTTTTTACTCGAACTGAATATAAATTTCTATTGTGACTTATTTTACCACAAAGTATATCATGTTCTTTTAATAGGTCTATAATATCTTGTATAAAGTTTTTGTTACCACTACAAAAACTAACAGAATTATTGCTTATGCATCCATCTCCATCCATAATCCCTCTTATTATATCCTTGTGATATTCTGGATTTATTTTAGGGATTCTTACATCAAATGATTTATTATTACTACAACCCATTTTTTTTAAATCATTACATATGTCTTTATCTCTTATATTAATTCTCCATGAGATACATTCTTTGTTATTTATCATTACAGTTCTCTTATTTATTTTATGATCACTTTTTAGAAAGTTTTTAAATTTTTCTATATGTTCTTTGTCTTTTAAAGTTAATTCAAAAGAACTATAATCTTTTGATACATATCCATCTGTCAGCATTATACCTAACCAATAGGCGGAATCTGCATTCATTATACTAAAAGCATTGCTATCAATATTTTTTTTATTCGATTCTAATTTTAATGTATCTACTTCTGGATATTTTATTTTAAATTTTTCCGATAACACTTGTCTACATATTTTATTTTCTTTAGCGAATTTACTTTGAGACTTGCCAGTAGACAAATATTCTTCATAATACTTATCTACAAGTTCATCTGTTACTATGTTTTTATTTTTTTTAGGTTTTAAAGTAGCTTGTGTATAGTTGCAATATTTTTTAAACTTTGCAACTAAATTTTGTCTACTAGTGTTATTTTCTTCGGCTATTTTTGTTAATGATTTATTTGTAGTTTTGTATTCATTATATAATTCTTTAATTTTTTCTTCTGATAATCTCATTAATGATCACTTCTTTCTTATGCTTTTTAATGATATTACCTGAATTGGCAGTTATTGTTATGAAAATATAAAAAATATTTATACTATCTACCAGCACCTGCAGTTGCAGTGACTAAAGCTGGCCCATCTATATGCATAGCTGCTTCTTTTTGTTGGTCATTTAGTCCTGCCAACACTTCATATTCTTTATTCATTGTATGCCTCCCTCTTTGTAATTTTATTTATTCTAATTCATTTTCACAATCATCAATTACTGTGTCGATAATATCCCAACCAAATTCTATAGATCTATCGCACAAGACTTTTCTTAGTCCATTGGTTAATAATATATCTATATTTTCACCTGTTGGTTTAAAGCCTCTATTTTCTAGAGCTTCTTTTAAATCATCATCTACCCATTGTATTGTTGTAATTATATTATCTTTATCCATTTGTCATTCCTCCTATCTTTTTCTTTCTTCCGTATGATATTCACGTATATGTCTTATTGTATTATCAAATAAGAACGAATTGTAATCTTGTTGGTCAAAGTACTCCATGTCTTCTATGAGTTTTGCTACAACATATTTTTTAAATCTGTTTGCATCTTTTCTCATATATTTCTGATAAATATCAACATCTTCATCTTCGCCTTCTTCACACAAGTCTGCTATAGATTCAAATGCACATTCGGCATCTTGTTTAGCAGTAATATCATATGCACATTCACCTGTTTCACAATCGTAATCCTTATCAACAATGTATCTTAAAACATCCATAGCTTGATCAGGATCTGTAATTTCAATTATCATATTTTTCCTCCTTACTAAATAAGCCAGTCAATTAAGACTGGCCTACTTTATTTTATTTTTGAGTAAAGATATCGATCATTTCATCACCATTATCTTCAAAGTATTCTGGTTTTTGATGTGTTTCTGAGCTAGATGCTCCTGCTATTAATATTTCCATACCTTTAGCTTTTTGTTCACAACTCATACCTGAGAATCCTTCAACTAAATCTGTAACAACGTTACCTTGTTTATCAACTATCATTTTAACTTTTTTCATTTTTATATATCCTCCATTTTATTAACGTAATAATGTACATTTAAGTGCACTTGTATTTTCTTCACTTAAATAAGTATATTGATTTTCTATGTCCCAATTTATATTTTCTGGGCAATCTGCACGGTTTACTAAAAAATCTCCCATATGATTTGCCCATACTTTTTCTTCTAGTGTGCCTAGAAAATCATTTTCGCCTTCTCTTATACTCAAGGCTTTTAGACTATAAGGTAATAAATCACGATTAATTCTATAGTTAGTAAATAAACCTCTTAATCCACATATATCCATACCTTCATAATCAGTTATATCTTTATAATTTTTTGGTCTCATAAGTTTCTCCTTATAATAAATAAGGGTTTATATAAACTAATATATAAACCCTTATCAAATTTATCTAGTTTCTAGAACATAGAACTTAATTCTACTTCTATTTCGCCTTCAGCATTAGTTTTTACAGACTCAACAGTCCACATATTTTCTACTGCTTTAGCTTTTATATGTTCTACTTGATAAGATTGTGCTATAGAATCTAATATTCCTTGATGTCCACCATCTCTACCTAAACCAGTACCCCATGGGTCACCTACTAATTCTACACCTCTATCTTTGTTATAAACTATACCTACAGATGTTACTTTACCATCTTTATTTATTAAAGCTGCGTCACAAGTATCACTACCAAATCCATTTCTTATAGATTTAACTGTTTTATCTAATCCTAATCCCATGCTTGCTAAAGCTGAATCTAATATTCTTTCATCTACGTTTCTTCCTAATGCATCACTTTTAACTTTTTTCCATACTGACATGTTCATGTCCTCCTTATATTTTAATTATTTATTTTCTTTACTTAAATTTTTTACTAATTGCTTTCTCATATCTTTATATATGCTAGTCATACTGTCATCACTCACTGATGTGTTATTATTTTTTGTTAATGTTTCATAGTCTCCTTTTAGTATGGCTGGCACAGTAGTGTCAAATAAAAACTTTACTGACTCTAGTAATTGTATTATGTTTTGGTCTACTCCTACTGGATTAAATACCTCTATTCCATCCAGTATTTTTGATATATTTTCTGCATTCTCTTGACTTTTCTCAAGTCCCAATTTAATTGTAGCTCTTATATCGTCTAGACCATCATTCTTTTGTTGCTCATTGGCGGCCTTATTATCGCCGCCAACATCCATAGTTATAGCCATATTAAACTCCTTTCTTACATAACATCGAATTCAGAAACATCTATTTCTTCTAGACGATCAAACTTATCATCAGAATCAGATTTTGCATTGGCATAAAGTGCTCTACCTTGTGCCCATGTTTCTAATGCATTTATCTTTTCTTTAGAAGATTTAGATATAGGAACTACATCTTTAATTGCTTCTTCTATTATGTTTTCTGTTATGTTCATTTCTTTTTTATTATTTTTCATTTTGTCTACAAATTCTTTTTTGATAGACATTTTAGCAACTTGTTCTAACTCAGCACCAGTATATGATTTAGTTAGTTTGGCCGCTTCATTTATAAGGTTATTACTTAAATCGTAACCTCTTTTTCTGAAATGGATATCTAATATGTCTTTTCTTTCATCTTCAGTAGGTAGAGTAAAATACCAGATAGCATCTAATCTACCTGCTCTAGTTAATTCAGGTGGTAAATCTTGTACATTATTTGAAGTCATGACACAGAATATACCTTTGTCATTATCATTCAACATTTGTAATATCTTACCAAATATTCTAGCGACAACCCCTGAATCTGAAGCATTTGATGATGCATAACCACCAATAGCTTTTTCAACTTCATCTATTAATAATACACATGGAGCGCAAGATTCTATTAATTCTATAGCTCTTGCTACTCTTTGTTCGGATTCACCGACTTTACAAGATAATAACTTAGACATGTCTAATGCCAAGAATGGCACTTCTAGGTCATGTGCTATAGCTTTTGCACCCAAAGTTTTTGAACAACCAGCTATTCCTAAAGCTAAGTATCCTTTTGGAGCATCTACGCCACATTTTTTAGCTTCTTTAGAAAAACAATATTTAGTTTCTTCAAACCATTGTTTAAAGCGTTTGTTGCCACCTATATCTTCCATAGTTACTGTTGGTGTTTCATAACTTAATAGATTAGTTTTATTTATTAATTCTATTTTCTTTTCTTTTAATAAAGATAAGTTAACTTCATTATATCTATAAAAAGATATGTCAAGTAATTCTATTATCTCTCTATAATAAAAACCTTGAACCCATAAAATCACTTCTTCTTTATTATTTATTTCTCTGTATGTTTTCTTTTCATACATATCTAATAGCTCTCTTATTTCTTCTTTAGTAGGAGCAGTATAATCTATCAATGTAAACGTATCTAATAAGTCTGCTGGTACATCATAAGATGCTGCAGTAAATATTATAGGAATATATTTTCTATTGCTTTGTTCAACTACTTCCTTAATCATTCTTTTATACATAGGATTAGTTTCTAAACAAGCATCATAATCTCTAAATATAATAGCTGCGCTTCTTACGTTTTTATCGTCTTGTAATTCTTTATAAAAGTTCAAGAATTGATTAGGATTTAATACAGCAGCACTATCTAATGGTTCTTTTTTATATCCATATTCTGGGCTAACTTTTATTTTTTCTACTCCTTTTATAACAGACCAAGTATATATTTCTTCTATATCTTCGTCCAATAAAGCATTTATTATAGCAGGCATAGTTTCTTTTTCTTGTCCTGTTTTAACCCATATTGCCTCTTTATTTATAGACAAGCATTCTTTTAGTTCTTCTTTCATCTCTTCCCTCCTATTATTAACTTAACATATAATTTAAAATATTTATTCTTTGAGCAAAGAACGATTTATTAGTTTTATAAAAATTATATAAAATTTTATCATCATAGTTGTTCTTTATAAATAATTCTTTTTCTAATGATTCTGCAGTTGCATTCTTTGAGAATTCTGGTAATTGTATACGACTTGTATCAAATTTTTTCACATCCATTTGGTTGTTATCTGTAAGTGTTATATTTGACATTAAGCCTTGAACACATACATATCCTATATCTGTTTTGCTAGTGCCGTTTATATTAGATGAACTTATATTTATAGAAAGCACCATGTTATTATCTAAGAACATATCTATAGTACCTTCTGATTCTGCTTTAGAATCTTTAAACAACACTTCTGCAAGAAATATTCTATTGATATTATCAAATAATATTCTGTTAAATATCACACCGTCGCCTGATTTACCATACATTCCTTCTATAATATCGCCATCGAATATTAATAAACCTTTGTCTTCGAATACATCTTTTTTAACTGATTCTTTTGACATATTTAAATGTTGACTTATTAAATCAATATCAAATATATATTCATCTTCTTCTATAATAGATCTGAATATATGTTCTATATGTTCTTTGTTCATTATAAAGCTTACAGTTCTATAAGTTTTATCTAGTTCTATGTCTTTTAAAGTATTGCTACATTTTAAAGCATCTGCATTGCTATCGTAAGCTATTTCACTTATAAATTTACAATTTCTTAATCCAGTTTTAGTTACATAATAAGCTAATTCAGATTTGAAAAACAGACCATCTTTAATGCTGTCTAGGTTTACAGTTGTAACTGTATCATTACTATTTGGTATTTGTATAGGTGTAGTAAATTCTATTATGTTTGCCATCTTATCCTTCCTCCTTTAATATATACATTAATTTATTGTTACTGTCTAATTGTATTCCTTTTAGGTCTCTCATATATTTTTTATGATTATTTTTAATGTCCCATATTCTTTGATTTCCACTACCTACAGAACCATATAAACCATCATATGTATCACTAATGTATAGTTTTTCTTCTGGTTTGAATTCGCCGTCTATTACTATGTCTATATAATACATAAGTTCTGTAGGACAATGTGTATCTTTAAAATAATCATAGTCAAATATATCTTGTTTAAGAGTATATCCACCGTCCTCATCAGTGTTTAATTCTTTCCAAGTGTACATTAATATATGAAACCCTCTTTCTTTTAGTCTCTTACAAAAAGGAATTAAATTTTCTATTTGATCAGTTGGTTCTCCTCCTCCTATTGTAATGTAACGGTTAGAAGTATAATCAGCTATTTTGTCAGCTAATTTCGTAGGATTCCAACTAAACTCTGCTTTAGATGCATCCCATGTAATAGAATTAAAGCAGCCGGGACAAGCATGTCCTTCGGCCGCCTTTTTACATCCTAATAAAAATACTTCTACTCTTTCATTGTTAGCAGGAGATGGACCAGCAGTTTTACACTTCCAATTGATATCAAATAGTCTTATTCCTTCATTTGCTGGTAACATCTCTTTCATAATTATTATTCCTTTCTTAATTTTTTTCCACACATAGGACAATAATTAATATTTAGTGCATCAGACCATTCGCCGTATACTCTAGGTCTTTCGCTTTCTTCATCTTGCACTAATACTACGACTTCAGTATCTATTTGCCATAGATCATCTTCTGGTCTTATATCCATTCTTGTTCTGGCTATAGCACTTTTTACATCTCCATAACCTTGTCCTCTTAAATTATATTCTATTTCACTTAAACAACTTGTTTCTTCACAATATTTACACATAATAATATTCTCCTATTTTGTATAATATTCTACGTCATCTTGTGTAAATGCAAGATTGCTATTTGTATTTACATTTATTGCAATTACAAGATGCCCGCAATCTCTACATCTTATTTCTTTTACTGGTTGTACTTTTTTATATATTAGCTTACCAGAAGAGTCTTTCTCCTCTGATAAACCAAATACGTTTTCTTCTTTTAAATATAGACTACCACATTTAGTACAACCTATCATTTTTTCGTTAAACATGTCCATATTATTCGTCTCCTTCTTCATTGTCAGATTCTATCGCATCTAATAATTGTTCTGTAAGTTCTATAGGTAAATCGTTTATATCACTTATAGCTCCACCAGTTATAAGTTCTACATAATAGCTAACATCTTCGTCGCTCCAACCATATGCGTCTCTTACTTTTGTGTAAGCACTCCATGTATCTTTATATTGTTCTTTCATACCTGGTTTACCCCAAGTATCGACTAATTCATTTATGATTTCATCAAATGCTCTAGCTTCAGATTCATCTCTATATAATTCTAGTGCTACTCCTAGAAGAGTTGCTGCTTTCTTAATAGCATCTGATTGAGCGCCTTTATATCCATTTTGTGCTTGAGTAGATTGTCCACCTATAATAGCTTGAGAACCAAATCCTTGTTTAACTATTTTATGCATATTGCCTTGTTCGTCAATTAAATTGACTTCTATCTCTACTATACACCATGCAGTAGGTAGTTGCGGTACAGTAACATATCTATTTCCTGCTCCATCTACTTGAATCTTATCCTCTGAAGGATTAATTCCATTAGGCCATTTCTTTGCTTTAGTTTTGAAATCAAGTTGTTCTTTTATAACTTGATCATAACCTGGTTCCATCCAATGGTCTACGATTCTCATAGACCAATTGTGACCGAATATACTATTTAATATATCTATACAAGTATTTGCACTAATATATGTTAATTTTTGTCCTGCAGATTTTCTTTCTTTTAATAGTTTTTTATCTATTTTTTGTGATAGCTTTAATCTTATGTCAGTTTCTAAACTTATTGGTTTTAACATTTAATTAGCTCCTTTACATATTATTTATTTCTATTTTAAATACAGATGCAAATGTGATTAATAATTGTCTATTATAGCCCATAGTATCTATACAATATTTATAGAAATTAACTTTATGTTTTAACATTAATAGATATTGCTCTAAGTCAACTGCTTTTTCATCTTCTGGATTCTTTTTAAAGAACATAACTGCTTTAGTAGCATTAAGATTTCTTTCAGTGGCATTAGAACCAACACTATTTAATGTTTTAATATCTTTTATTTGTTTTTCTAATGAGTTAGCAGATTTTTCTACATCAACTAATCTACCTTTTATATCTGTATAAGCTGTAGATAGTTTGCCTATTAATTTCTTTACATCATCAGGATTTAAGTCATGTCTTACTGCTAATGATACTAATTCATCTCTTAATTCTTTTTCTTCTTCTTCCCATTCATCTGATGTAAAGTTTATTATATCTTCTAGATATTCTGTAGCTTCATTAACATCTGTAATAGTTTCAACGTTTGTATTAATTTCTTTGACTGTTTCTTCTACTTTCTTCTTAGTTGTTTTTCTTTTTCTTGTTGATTTCTTTTTAGGTTCAGCATCTACTTTATCTTCTTCATCTGTTGTAACTGTTACTTTTGCTGCTGCTATTTCTGTATAGTGTTCGTCTGTAGTAGAATTTTCTTCAGAATTTTCATTTTCAGAAATTTTTTCATCTTCGTCATTTTCGCCCATTGATAAATCGATTTTTTGATCGGCATTGACATCGATTTTAGCATTTTCTTCTAAATCTTGATTTTCGGCTATTTCAACAGATTCTTCGATATTTTCATTTTCGACGTTTTCTTGAATTTCTTCATTTTCAGCCATTTTTGGTTTTTCTACTTTTAGAGGTTTTTTAGTCATTTTTGGTTTTTTCTTACCTGGCATACTTATTCCATTATTGCCTTTTGCGTTTAATAATCCCATAATTCATCTCTCCTTATTTTCGTTTATTATTAATATATTCTTGTGCTTTATTTAATGCACTAATTACATTATCTGTTTGCTCCTGCAAGTCTTCTTCTTCTAATATATCAGCTAGTAAAAATAGGTCATTTGCTGAATATGTTATAATTGCAGGAATTCCATTAAATTTAACAGTTTTGCCAATATTCTTATTTAATGCAGAATCAGGTATATATTGATTCAGTGCAGTTGCTCCCATAGACACTATTATTCTAGGTCTTACGAATTGCAATACATAATCTAAGAAATATTTACAATTAGTAGATTCATTAGTAGAGGATAATCTCTCTACTTCTTTTCCTCTATTGTTTCTCGTGCAAATACAAGAAACAGAGTGAATTATAAAAATGTCATTTTTATCTATTTCTGAATAATCCAATAGTTCCTGAAAGAAATCATTAATATCTTCTCTACCTGTTGCATTTCCAGCTATAATAAGAATGTTAGCATCGGGATTACCCTTTGCTAACACTTTCTTATTATTTTTACATGTTTTACAATCATTACAATTAATGATATGTTCATTTAATTTATTCATACAAGCAGGAGCTAACATTTTTCTTGCAGACTCTAATGGGTTATCGCTATTTGCTAATAGTCTTAATAACTCCATAATATCGTCCTTTCTTATTTTTCAATATCTTCTATTTTTAAAGCGTTAGTATCGACTTCTATTCTTATATTATCGTTATTATCGTTGCCGACGTATAATCTAGTACAATCAGTATCTTTCACTAACGCTATCTCGCTATTTATATATGCTGGACTTCCTCTTAATGCTTCATGCATTTTATCTGCTATTTCTGGTTTTCCACTAAAAACAAAATATATTGCCATTATTTATCACCTTTTTCAAATTTGTATTTATAATTCTTTCTGTTTTTTGTTGTGTGTCAAATAAGCGCAACCCGCAACTGTTCCGCCTAGTATTGTTAAACTTGGTATAAGAGGTAAGCCTGCTATCAATAGCATCAAACCTACACCTCCTACTGTAATAATATTAGCTGTTGAATCTTTAATTTCTTTTTTCATTTTAATTTACTCCTTTATTAATTATTTCTCTCTAATATTATTATCTTTAGTTTATTATATTTATTTTTCAAATTTGCATTTGTTGCATTCTGTATCGTCTTCGTAGCATATAGAACATGGTTTTAATTCTTTACCACATTTTTTGCATTTATGAGGTTTAAGTTCTAGTGGAAATTCATTTTCTGTATCACAGTCTGGACACCATTCATACATTTTACCTACTAAATCTTCTGGTTTTCTAGGATTGCCACAGCTCATTGAACCTTCACCACATTTACCGAATGTACAATCTGGTCCAGCTTTCTTAAATAATGTAGGTGCTACTTTTTTACATTCTTTAAGCATTTCGTCTGCCATAGCACGTATTTCCCATTGAGCCCTATTACAGCATCTTACATTAAAGAAGTGTAATAAACTTCTAGCGTTCATTGTACATACTATTTTAGTTTCACATGCATTTGGGAATACATATCTAGCATCTTCTATAGCCTCTTTTTCTAATGCGCTATATTCTTTTTTATGGTTTTTCGCCCATAGATTACGTATATTTTGATTTAATTGCAATTGTTCTTCTGTGTTTAAATTTGTATATTCATCTTCTGTATCTTCGATCCATGTAGGATATTTTTTATCTAATTTATTTTCTATAAGTACGTTTACTAATTCATCATATGTTTTTTGTGAATCTTCCATATGTCTTGTAAATATAGTTCTTGCATATGAATCTTTTTCTATTGCTGGTGGCATTATATACTCAAATTGTTCTAGCTTAACATATCTTTGAGATTGTTGTGAATATGATGCTAATCTATGTCTTACAAGTTGATGAGTTGTTACTCTCGATATTCCTTCTATTGCGAAGGTGAAATTTACATGTTCTAATGGACTTTCATGTCCTATTGTAGCTAAATGGTCTACAAATTTTTCTATTTTTTCTGGAGTCAATTTCTCCATTATTCCATCAACACCAACAGGTGAGTAACATAATTTAGCAGCTTGTGCCACAACTTCCTCTGGATTAGGTGTATGTGCTATTAGTTTTACTTTTAGTGCCATAATATTCCTCCTAGTTATAATATTTTTTCTAATGATTCTTCAAATATCTCAAAATCTGTTTTGAATAAAACTTTTCCATTATCATCCAAAAACTCTAAATCATTATTTAGTAATGACTTATCTATTCTTACTTCTAACTTCTCAATGTTGTTGTTTTTGAACAATTCATTTAATGAAGTTTTTGGCTTAAATTTTAAATTTGCTACATCATTTTTTTCGCATAATTTATACAATTTAATTACTGTATTTTCATTTCCTGTAATTGTCATTTTATCAACCCCTTTCTATCCATTTATAAGAAATTTAACGTTACTTTCATCAAAATCTATCGTCATCTTTGATAATAAATTTGTATTATCTGCAACTATTTCATATAATATATGATAATCCGTCATTGTGTAATAAACTATATAAGCTTTTCCTTTGTCTAGTTCTAAATATATATTGTCTTTACCATATATATTCATCATCTCTACACATTTCTCTAATGCTTTCTTATAATTAATGGTGTTATTGTTCATAATTATTCCTCCCATTTAAAAAGAGCCAGAATTAACTGGCTCTAATCATAACTGATATCGTCTGGATCTTTATCATGTCTTAATCTTTTGAACCTTGGGAATCTTAACGATGGTTTACCATCTTCATCTTCTGATTCATATGAATAAGCTACTTCTATTAATTTGTTTAAATAGAACTCTTTATTGTTCCAGATTTTATCTCTTAAGTCATCAGGTATTCCACTGACATTTACTGTGTTATCTTTATACTCTATGACAAATGCTCCTAGAGTGTCTTTATATTTACTTGTTTCTTTTCCAGGCACTAAATCTATGACTTTAAAATCACCAGATAATTCTGGTTTCATTTTATACATAGAATTACCTTTTTTTCTTTCATAAGGTGCATTAGATATATCTATTACTAATCCTTCTTCACCTTGCTCAATTACTTTAGCAAATGTAGTTTCTAATATTTCCATCATATTATTATTTCTACTGCTTATATAAGTAGGAATTAAATAATCTATAAATTTATATTTCCTAGAATTATCATCATTTAATAATATGCTTTGGGCTTGTAATTTTCTTTTAACACATGGCACATTATAAACTTCATAATTAAGAAATGTATCTATATCTTTTATATAATCGAAACATTTCATTTCTACACCTGTTTTTTCTTCTTTTTTAGTAGATAGTATTTTTGATGTAGCTTGGAATCTTTCTGTAGAAGTTTCAAAATCTCCTGTTGCTACACATTCACAATCATATACTCCTGTAGGAATATCTGGATTTTTAAATTCTTCTATTATTTCTGTTAATGAATTATCTATATATCCAGTAGATGAATATATATCTATGTTTTCGTTATCAAATTTTATAACTGGGTATCTAAACCCATCTACTTTAAGTGTTACAATAAGATCTTTTCCACTTAATTGCTTATTTATATCAGTAACTGCATGTCCTTTTCTCATTTCCCATGGTCTTGATATACTTGGGATAATTTTAGATGCGACCTTTGCAGTTACTCCACATTTAAAAGTTTTTGTTACAATTTGAGTAACAAATGGTTTATACGTTTCATCTTCTAATTCATTTATAAATGTTTGAGCATTTATTATATCAATATCTCTACCAGTGTTATGAGCAATTAAATATTCTAATAAATCTTTAATATTGTCAAAACATTCAGTTGGTTCTAAATCTATTTTCTTTTTTATCTTTGCTGTCGATATTCCACTTTTGATTTGTTTATCCAATAAATAGTTTAAAACAAATACACTGTTATTATCGTCAGACAAATTTTCTAATGCTTCTTCTTTACCTGTCTTTGTTGTACATGCTTTTAATGTCATAAAATTTTCGTATATTGTTTCTAGCAATTAAAATTCACCTCTACAATTTGATGTTCTGATATTTGTTCTTTTGGGGTAAATATTGCATAACAAGTGCCTTGACCACAACTATGTTCTAAAATATATACTTTATTATTATATCTAAAAGGTGTAGTTGATATAGCGAAGGTATTATCTTCGTCTTGATAAAAATCAGTACATTCTCCTGTTAATTGTTCATCTAGTAAATAACAATCTAATGATTCTAGATAATTAAAATCTTCATTATCTTCATCACTTCCTACAGAATATGCTTTACCTATAGGTGCATCCCACATTTTAGATATCATTTCATCTAATTTGTTTTTAAATTTTATGTCATTTATATTCCATGCATATTTTTCTTCCCATAGTTTATGTTTCTTTTCTTCTTCCTCAAAATATTCATCTAGTTTATCTAATATTTTATTTATATCTTCTTCGGAAAAATTCATAGCATACCCTCCTTTTGTTTATAATAGTAAATCAAATATAAAACATAACAATGACACTATCATACATATAGTAGTAAATATAGAATTTCTTTTGCTTTTTCTATAAGAATCATCACATAATGTCATTAATATGCTTTGAGCACAATCGATTTCAGCTGAAATTAAACTATCATTATTATATATAATAGTTCTTTGATCTATTGATGTACTTGTCATAAAATCATCTATTTTTGCTTTGTCATCTTCTAATCTTCTTTGTATTTCTTCAGGGTCATCACCTCTGCTAGAAAGACGATCTATTATAATATCGTCATAAGAATCGATTATCAATGCTTTAGTTCTAAAATGTTTAGAAAGATTTTTATATCCTTCTGTATCTACCACTGCTATATAATCTTTTTTCTTGTTTATTTGTTTTTTATTAATTCCATATTCCCATATTTCTCCATTTTTTACTGTATATTCTCTTAGGTCTATAAATTCATTTTTATGTTTATCAAAATATGCATGGTCTACAAAAAAATAATCTTCTTCGTCTTTTTCTTTTTTTCTTTTGGGTCTACTTGTGTAAGATACTATAATCGGGATATGCAGATTTCTGCTTATGCTTTTTGCTAATGTCGTTTTGCCTACCCCCGTTTTTCCAATTATGCAAAATATCATGTTGTCGCCTCCTATTTTTGTTTGGTCCTATATGATAATCCTTTACATATTTTTACTGTATTGTATGTTTTACCTGTTGATGTTCTAGTATGTCTTATGCGTTTGTTACCTATTGAGTAACCAACTCCATGTTTAGATAAGTTTAATTTAAGTGGTCCTAATTTGATACTTTTTCTAAATAAAAATCCCATATTAAAGTCTCCAATCATCTGCTGTTTCAATATTTATTGAAAATTCTGGATTAGAATAAGATCTAATTCTATTGGTATCGCCACTGCTACCATTATGCCATGATATAGGTTCTCTTCTTGTTTCAAGTGTTACAGAATCTGTTGGTACAGCAGTTCCGTCAAGTGTTATATATGGTGCTGTTGTAAGTATTCTACCCCATCCATTATCATTTGGAATTTTAACTTCAATATTGTTACTAAGTTCACAACCACAATATGGACACCATCTAGGTTCTTTTTCTTCACCACAGTCTATGATAAAACTTCTATCACATCTAGAACAATCTACTTCATATGCGTTGGTTACATCTAATTTTTTCATATCTGTCTTTTCTATTTTACTCATGTCATAACATACCACCTTTTTAAAAATAAAGAGCAGTTAATACTGCTCTTCTATAATTTCATTGTTCTTAATACTTTCTTTTACATTTATTATTCTTTGATTAGGAGAGCCTCTATAATTAAGTGTTATATCTCTATGCTCTAATTCAAATTCGCCATCGACTACTACATCTACTTTATTTTCTAATTCTTTTAATGAATCTACTGTCATTACGTATCCAGTATATAACCAAACTGATAATTGAGGCAATTCCTTTTTGAAAGTTTTTAAGAAGTTTAGTATTTCTTGTTTATAAATATATAAAGGATCGCCACCACTTATTGTAATACCTTTCAACAAAAAATTATTTTTACAGACATTGATAAATTCATTTTGTAAATCTTTTGTAAATTCTTGACCATAATTGGCATCCCATGTTTCAGGGTTATGACAACCTTCACAATGGTGTTCACAACCTGAAACAAATATAGTATTTCTTAGACCTGGACCGTCAACAATAGATTCATATTCTATTCCTGATATTTTCATTATCTCTCCTTGCCAAGAGCATGTTTAACTCTCTTTTTAAACTCTTGTTGTTTACCTTTATTAAAGTTTCTATAATCTGAGCTTAAATAACCTGTAACTCTTCCTAATATTTCAATATTATCTGAATGACATTCTGGGCATTCATCATTCATATCTCCATCGTAATGACAATTTAAACAATGTGAAATTGGGAAATTTAACGCAAAATAAGAAGCTCCACTATTCATAGCATAGTTTATTATATCTTCTACAACTTGTGCATTATGAGTAACAGATGATTCTAATTCTACATACATTATAAAACCACCAGTAGCTAATTTAGCAAAAGGCGCTTCTAAATCTATTTTTCTTTGTATAGATATATTGTAATCTACTGGTATATGATGTGAATTAGTTAAATATTCTTTATCTGTTATACCTTTTATTTCTCCAAATTGTTCAAATAATTTATCTCTTAGTGTACTACAACTACCTTCAGCTGGAGTGGCATAACAACTAAAATTAAGATGATTTCTTTTTGTAGCATCTACTGCATAATCATGTATATGTTCTATAACGCTATATGCAAATTTATAAACATCATCGTCTTCACCTTGATGTTTACCAAATAAAGCTATCATACAGTCGGCTAATCCTAAATAACCCATAGCAAGAGTTCCATGTTTTACACATTCTCTTACTTCTTCATCTGGTCTTAATTTTCTGCCTAGTGTATTTTTCATTACTCCATTTTCATATAAGAATGGATTACTTCTTGCTTTTTTAGATGCTATGTATTCAAATCTAAATAATAAAGACTCTTCTTCTACTTTTAGCATTTCGTCTAGTTCTTTCCAGAATCCTTCTATATCTGGTTCTTTTCTTTCTCCTAGACAAATACCATGTTTAATTCCTAAATAAGCTAGATTCAAAGTAGCAGGACATATATTTCCTCTGCCTCCTTGAGTATCGCCTAGTCCATTAATATCATATCCTAACATAGTTCTGCATCCCATAGTACCAAATCTTTCTACAGGAATATCAAAATCATTAGTTAGATGTGGTGCATCACAATTAACAAAATTAGGATATATTCTCTTAGATAATGATTTAATCGCTAATTGTTTTAAATCATAATTAGGGTCTCCTGGATTAGCATTAACTCCTTTTTTATGTTGGAATATAGCAATAGGGAATATTGGAGTTCTATGATATTTTCCAACTCCATTAATGCTAGCTTTCAATAAAGAACGAGTAACTAATCTACCTTCCTCAGTTGTATCTAATCCATAGTTTATACTTGTAAATGGTAGTTGTGAACCAGCTCTAGATTCTAATGTCCCTAAATTATGATATAATGATTCGCATGCTTGTTCAGTTTCTTCCACAGTATGTCTTTTAGCTACTTTATATTCTATAGGATATAATTCTTGTAGCTTTTTGTTTCCTAAATGTATTATATTTTCATCTTCTTTTTTAAGGTCATAGATAATTCTTTCAGCTTCTTCTTTGGAATAGTCTCTGCAATCCATTAAAGCATTTTTGAATTTTTTTTCAAAAGTTATTCTTACATAAGGTGCTGCTTCTGTATCTATTTTGGCACTTGATATTCCTCCAAATTGACATTGTGATTCTAATTGAAATACAACAGCAACTAATTGGAAGAATGTCATAATACTATTAGGTTTTCTTACATCTGTATTTCTTGTTTTAAATCCTTGATTATTTTCAAATAAGTCTTCAAAATCTACTGTGATACAATTGTGATTACCAACATTATAATTGTCTAGGTCATGTTGATATAATACACCTTTTCTATGTAATTCAGATATATGCTTAGGTATTAAATTATCTAAAGCATAATTTTTATTTACATAGTCAAGAACTCTTTTATTTTTCCCAGAAGTAGAATACTCATCTACATTGGTATTAGAGTTTTCTATATCATCTGCATCTAATATAGATTTTATTTTTTCTTCCATGTTTGAATAAGATTCTGCTTGTTTATCTCTTATTCTTCTTCTTTCTTCTCTATAAAGAATATATTTCTTAGCAGTTTTTGTGAATCCTTCTTTCATTAAACAGTTTTCTACTATATCTTGTATATTTTCTATTGATATGTAGTCAGAATAATACTCATCAATTTCTGTTTGTATAGATTCGATTAGCAATCTAAATTTATACTCATCCTGTTCATCTGTTTCCATTGCTGACATTATAGCTTTTTCAATCTTCTTAATGTCAAATTCTACAACGTTTCCGTCTCTTTTAATTACGTCCATAACTATAATCACTCCTTTTAATGTCTCGTGTATTTATATTACTCCTTATTCTTTGTCTTCCTCTTTTTCTGCCAATACAAAACAATAATTTGTTTTCAATATAGGACTACCATTTTTTATAGCTTGGCTTATAAGTTGTCTCGAACATCCCATATATTTTGCTGCATCTGTTTGACTTGCAAAACTTTTAATGAATTCACCTGTTTTAAAACTATACATATCTACAGGTGATTTAAGCTTATTTGGGCGTTCATATTCTCTTGAATAATATAACGGATCTTTTTTAATCATTTCCATGTAATGCTCTCTTGTTGCAAATCTATATCCATAGAAATCTTTATTAGATATATTCATATAAAAATTAACGACACTCTTATTTGCACAAATACCTTTCATAGAAAGTGAGTTTAAAGCCTCTATGTTAGTTTTGTATGCTCCAAGTATTTTGCCTTCTTTATTAATAACTAAAACATCTTCTCTAGTTAGCAACCATATTATTTCTTTTAAATGATTTATATAATCATCTTTTGTAACACATACAACATTGCTTGCTGATAATCTTTTTTTACATGTAGAGCTTTTGTTGTTTACAATAGCTGATATATAATTTGAACATTCACAAAAAGAAACATATGGTGTATTGTATGCCTTTTCTATTTCTTTAAATGTTTTATATTCTGCTATAAAGTTTCCACATTTATCTAATATATAATAGCTCATAACTATTCCTCCTTGTTTTTTAATAATGCTTTTAAATATTCTATTTCAGCATGCAATTTAACATTTTCAGCCTCGACCAATTCTCTATGTTTATTAGCTATATCTATCTTAGATTGTGCAGACTTAGCTATTTTTCTATCTTCAACCATTGTTGCTATACAATCTAATAATAGTTGTTGATCCATTACAGCATATAATTGTTCATCGTTATCTTTAAAGGAAAATACTAATGACCAGAAGTCCATGTTTTCAGCAGGAGCTTCTTTTGCTAATTTATCGAGCCATTCACGCTTAACTGTGAATTGTTTATGACCACGAGCTCTTTCTATTTCTTGAGTCTTTGATTCAAACATCCAGTTCACTAAACCCTTTATCTGTTCATCACCTTTGATTCTACCTGCTCCACTATTAGGAGTCATATTAGCTTTAGTATCTAATGTTTGTTCAAGTCTTTTATGGTTAATCATTTCTGCTTGACTTCCCATTCTTCCAGATGTTTTATTGGTATTTTTCTTTATACCATATTGCTTTTTCTTGGTTGGAGTATATTTATCTGCATTAAAGCATAATAAACAATAATCATCATCGCCATAGTTCTTACAATCATATTTATCAAATTTACAATCCATTTATTTTTCCTTTCTTTTTTCTTGCAATTTCTTTCTTCTCATTTCTGATTCTTTTAATTTTGTATTATATATTGATAACATATAATCTGGAAATTTATACATCCAGCCTTCATCATTTACGAGGCATAATGATTTTATTCTTAGTTTATTTGGTATCCATTTTTTAGTTTCTCCACAAGTTTTATGATATGTTTTAAAATCTATCTGTTTTATCTCTGTTGCTTTAGATAAAAACTCGGGAGTTATATCATCTCTAGTTAGTCCTATTTTGCTATAGAATTTTTCAAATTTTTTATTTATTTTTCCATAGCATTTATATTTAGTTAATGTTTTGGGTTCTTCGTCTTGACATACTGTAGAAATGTCACAAATTCTATACATAAAAGGTATTTCTTTGTTATCTACTATAAGAACTATTTTATTTAGCCTATCTTCAAGATCAAATTCCCAATTGCGATCTTCGTCATGCGTAAGTTCTATTATTAATTTTGGTTTTGTTAAATCATTTTTTGACATATTATTTCTCCTTTCTTTCTGGTATAATTTGTTAATGGATTTATATAACCATTTGTTATATAATTATAATATAATTGGTTTAACAAAGGAGTATGTTTATGAAAATAGTTAGTTTTTTTAATGTAAAAGGTGGAGTAGGAAAAACTACATTGACTATACTAACATCAATTGCATTAAGTAAAGAAAACAAGAAGGTACTTATAATAGATGCAGATACACAAGCTAATTTAACACAATTTATATATAAAGTAAGTCATAATAATAAAACTATGTTCGATGGACTAGCTGATAATATATCTGCAGAAAATCTTATAATTAAAGCACCAAATAATAAATATAAAAATATAGATTTAATACCATCAGATTTATCACTATCTGTTCTTAGTGAATATTTAACTACTAAGACTAATAGAGAAAAATCAGTATGGAGATGGTTCAGAAATAATGTAGAATATCTTAAACCATATGATTATATATTTATTGATTTATCGCCTTCTTATGATTTAGTTGCACGTAATTTTATGTTAATTAGCGATTCAATTATAACACCAGTCGCTTATCAAGATATTGCATCAATAAGAGGTTGTGAGTTATTCTATAAAAAATTTAATCAAGACCTTGAAGATATGGAAATGGATAATGAAGCTCATAGAGCAGTACTAATTAATTCATATACTTCTAGGAATTTAAGTACAGGTAAATATTTTAACGAAAAACTTAAAGAGTTTGATGATATTCGCAAAGATTTATTAAGACATAAAATAAGCGATACTACAGTTATTAAGAACGCTATTCTTAATAAAATGGATATTGAGGATTACTGCAGAAAGATACGTAAACCTCATAAAGTTAGAGAAGAACTTAAATCTGTTATAAAAGAATTAAAAGAAAGGGATGTTTTATAATGGGATTAGATAAATTTTTCGATGAAAGATATAATGAAAAATTGGATTTACCTAATAATGACTATAAAACAAGAGTAAATAGAGCTATCAATTCTCCATTTGACTTAATGAATTTAGAAGAGCGTATGTCTTCTAAAAAGAAGGTTCCAATGAGTATATATTTTAATGAAGAAGATTTAGACTTATTAAAAGCAATAGCTTATAACAAAAATTTAACGGTCAATCAAGTACTTATGAATATACTTGACGAACCGTTAAGAGTTACATTTAATAATCTACCTGTAGATTTTAATATTAAATCTTTAGCTAGGAAATACAATAGCAAATGTAGAAAACGTAAGAACGTATAAAAGGCAGCTTTCGCTGCCTTAATTTATTCTTCAGTTTCTTCTGCCATTGCTTCGTCCAATGTTTCGTTCAATTGTTCAACCAATTGTTCTTCAGCATTGTCTTGTTGTTGAAGTATATCTATTTCCTCAACAGATAAAGATTCTGATTCTATATTTCCTTCTACTCTATCTTTTAGATATGATACATAGTCTGGATTATTATTTAAGAAGTCTAATAATTTAGCCATACCATTCCATGCACATTTAGTTTCATCTGGTAATATTCTTTCTTCACCAGACTCTTCATATTCTCTTATCCACGCGCCTTTTTTAGATAATATATCTTGTTCAATAGCTGCATCAACTATTTCACCTATAATATCTGTACCTTTACCTATTTTAACTGTGTATTCACATTGTACAAATGGGTTTATTGTAGTACGCATATGATTCTTTAATACCTTACTTCTAAATTGCATATATCTATCTTTCATAGAGTATAGTGGATTACTACTATTAATATTAACTCTTGTATTATCTACTGTTAAATAAGAGTTATATTTTATTTGTTCTCCACCAGTTATAGTTTTGCCTCCCATATAACTACCTATATCTGTAGATTTATGTTGTACAACAACTAATGCGGTGTTTGATTCATATATAGTAGGTATAACTATTCTCATAAATTTAGCATTTAATCTTGCTTGTAATGCTACGTTTTGATCTTCCATTTTATCTTTAAATTCTTTTGAAGGAGTTAAACATTTAAGTGAATTTATTACTATCATATCTACACCTTGTTTAGCGAATGTGATAGCATAATCCATTGCTGTTTCTCCACCTTCTGAACCAACTGGATAGAAGTAGAATCTATCTCTATCTATACCAAACATGTCTAATGGTTCATTATTTAAAGAGCCTTCTGATTCGATCCAACATGCAGTAAAATTTGGATCTTCTTCCATATTTTTAGCTATAGTTTCTAGTAATAAGAAAGTTTTACCACTATCTGGTCCACCAGTTAATATTGAGAAATGTCCTTTAGGCCATCCTCCACCTATTGCTTTATTAACTCTCATGGAAGCTGTAGGTATAACCTCAACTGTTAATTTATCTATCATTTCTTTATCAGAAGCTTTTCCTATTACTATTTTACCAGCTTTCTTATTTATTGCATCAGCTATAGCATTTAAGTTTTTCAACTTTTCTGCTTGTGTTTTTTGAGCGGTTTTTTCATTATCTATAGTTACTTGTTTCTTCTTTGCCATTATTCATCATCCTTTCCTTTTGTTGATATGTTTAATATATATTGATCTAACATATTTATTATCTCATTAATTTCAATGATAGGTTGTGAATCTTCGATATTTAACTCAATCTCTTTTGCATCATTTATCATGTCTTGTTTGTATCGTTTAAGCAAATACAAAGCAGCTTGAAAAATAGGATTTGCACAATTGATATCAACTTTGTTGTCTGTATTGTCACATGCATATTTACATAATTCTTCACATAATAATGCAATGACATTTTCTTTTTGTAATTCGCCTTCAAATGCGGAGGCACTTATTAGTGCCCCCAAATAATTTGCAAATGATTGACGAATGGCTTCCTGTTTATTTGTATAACCACTCATTTTGTCACTCCTTATTCTTGTTCTTCTTCAATAGCTTTAGGAGCTAAAGAAATAGATTTTATACAATCTCCTTTATCTAGATTTTGTAATCTGCAACCTGTAGTATCCCTTTTTGTTTCTCTTACATCTTCAGATGATATTCTTATTATTTTGCCATTTTGAGTACACAATAATAAATCTTCATCATTCATTGCAAGAATGCCTACAAGTGGTCCTGTCTTTTCAGATAGTTTATGGCATTTAATACCTTTACCACCTTTGTTCTTAGCGCATGGATACTCAGATTCATCTGTTTTCTTAGCTAATGCTAATGAAGTTATGGTTAAGACATCTTGATCTTCTTCCACTTTAGTTAATCCTGCTACGCAATCATCATCAGTTTTCATTCTGATTCCTATTACGCCTTGAGCAGTTTTACCTTGTGGTTTAATAGCAGAAGCACTTACTCTTATGCAGTTACCTTTTGCAGTAGCTACTATAATTTCATCGTCTTCTTCTACTAATACTACGTCTTTTATTTCATGTCCTTCTTTTAATGTAATAGCTTTAGTTATATTTCTCTTTTTAGATAATAAGTCTAGAGACAATCTTTTGATTTGTCCTTTATCTGTTACAAACATTATATATTGATCAGTACCTGGCTCAATTCTTGTTGCTAAAGTTTTTACTACGACTTCATCTTCTTCAAGAGAAAGATAATTGACTATATTTTTACCTTTAGCAGTTTTAGCTACTTTAGGTATTTTATATGCTTTCAGATGATGTATTCTACCGCTATTAGTTACGAATAATAAATCATCTTTAGAAGACAATGTGAATAATTGTGTTATTATTTCATTATCTTTCATTGCAACACCTTTAGAACCTTTACCATTCTTTCTTTGCTTAGTATATTCAGATGCAGAAACAGATTTAATATTGCCTTCACTTGTTATAGTAATTATTAAATCCTCGTCTTCTATAAGATCTTCTACAGTAGTTTCGTCTTTAAGTTCAATAGTTGTTCTTCTTTCGTCTGCATATTTCTTTCTAAGTTCTTTAAAACGATTTAAAACTTCTCTGTAAAGAGCATTGTCTTCATTTTCTACTATTATACGTAGTTGTTCTATAGCTGTTTCTAGTTCATCTTCTTCTGTTTGATATTTTTCGAATTGTTCTATTGATATTGCACTTAATTGTCTAGATATGACATAGTCTGCTTGGTCTGCAGTTATATCGAATCTTTCCATTAAGTTTTCTATTTTTTTATCTTTATCATATCTTATTATTTTGATTGCATCATCTAAAGTTTCATCAGATTCTAATATTTTAAGCATAGCTTGAACTTTAATTAGTCTTTCTGCTTTTTTGTCGTGATCGTATTGGCACTCTCTTTGTACAACAGTTGCTGAATGTTCTAGGAATTCATCTATTGCTATTAATATATTCGAATCTACTAATTCTTTATTTTTAAGACCATACATATTATAAGATATATTTTTCTTTAGATCTGTTTTTGCTAATAAATTATTTATTATTATTTCATAATTAGCATTCTTTTTAAATGTTATTAATATTTTTAAACCATTAGTCCCAGAAGAAGCATCTATTATGTCTTTGATACCATCAATAGAACCATTATCTACTAAGTCTTCTATCTTTTCGACTAATGCTTTTTTATTGACTTGATAAGGCAGTTCTGTTATTACCATTTGTTTGTCTTTACGTTTAGTTTCTACTATTTCATATTTAGCAGACGTAATTATTCTACCTTTACCAGTTCTTATTATTTGAGGCCATTCTTTGTTATCTATTATAAGACCTCCACCTGGAAAATCAGGTCCTTTCATATATTTCATAATACTTTTAACTAAATAATCTTCTAGTTCATCATCTGATATTTCGCTTAGTTTGCCTGATATTATATCTTTTAGTACAAACATACAAGCATCATATATTTCTCCTAGGTTATGAGTTGGTATTTTAGGTGCAAAACCACAAGCTATACCTTCAGTACCATTAGCTAAGTAATTTGGTATTAATGTAGGCATTACTATTGGTTCTCTCCATGTATCATCAAAGTTAGGTGTAAAGTCTACTGCGTTTCTGTCTAAACCTTGAGCCATTTCATAACCTATTTTAGATAATTTACATTCGGTATATCTCATAGCTGCTGGTGGGTCATTATCTATAGAACCAACATTACCTTTAAAAGTAATTAATGGATATCTCATATTCCAAGGTTGTGCCAAACCTACTAATGCTTTATAAGCACTTGTGTCACCATGTGGGTGAAGCTTACCAATTACATCTCCAACTATTCTTGCACATTTTACAAATTTACTATTAGGATCAACTCCTAATGAATACATATCATATAAGATACGAAGATGGACTGGTTTAAGTCCATCTCTTATATCTGCTATTGCTCTTTCTTGTATTGTTTCATCTGCATAGTCTAAATAATTGGAAGAAAGTTCATCACTTAATTCAACATTTATAATTTCTTCTGCCATAATATTCCTCCCTAATTTTATAATCCTCTATTTAATATAAAGCTTTTTCTAGCTGTTGTTTCTCTATCATTCATGCAAACATTTAATATTTCCATACAAGCTTCAACATCTTCGATAGTAACTCTTTTTAATTTTCTACTATCTTTGCTCATAGTACTGTCTCTTAAATCTTCCCAGTCCATTTCTCCTAGACCTTTTTCTCTAGATACTTCATATTTACAAGTAAGTTTAGATATTATTTCATCTTTTTCTTCTGGTGAATATGCAAATATCTTTTGTTCTTTCTTAGTTCTAGGATTTTTAGTTATAACAAATAATGGTGGTAAGGCTATATATAAATAACCTTCTTCTATTATTTTTCTCATATGTCTAAAGAAGAATGTCATCCATAAGCATCTTATATGTAAGCCATCAACATCCGCATCTGTTAATAATATAATTTTATGATATCTTAATTTTTCAATATCAAATTCTTCATCTATACCACAACCAAATGCTTTGACTGCTTCCATTATTTTAGGAGATTTTAGTAGTTTATCTATATCAATATTATAAGTATTGTTTATTTTACCAAATACAGGTAATATTGCCATAGTTTCATGGTCTCTCGCTTGTTTAGCAGAACCACCTGCTGAATCTCCTTCTACTAAGAATACTTCACTTTTAGTAGGATCTTTAGAAGTACATTTAGTTAAACCTTCTACTTTACCAGCTCCGACAGATTTAACTTTTTTAGCTGTTTCTTTAGATTTTCTTGCAGTCTCTCTTATTCTAGCTGCTTCTATAACTCTTCTTAATATAATATCTTTTTGTGTTGGATTTTTATCAAATATATCGTCTAAATATTCTTCTATCGCATTAGACACTGTAGATCTTGCTATAGGCATGATTATTCTGTCTTTATTTTGTGCATCATAAAAAGGATTGTATAACTTAATAGATACAATAGATACTATACCTTCTCTAGTATCTTCATTAGTTATATTAAACTTTTGTTTATTAAGATCTGAATCTTCTATAGCATTTTTAATAGATGATGCTAAGCCTGCTTTAAAACCGTCTATTTGAGACGATCTTCTATCGGTATTAGATACATTATTAGTAAAACCTATAATATTATCTCCACCTTCACCTTCTGTAAAACAGAATGCTATATCCATATCTATTGTATTTCCATCTTCATCAATAGGTACAGATTTATTTAAATTATATATTTCAGTTATAGGCTCTTCATCGCCTAGAATATCTTTAACATACTGATTAATACCTTTTTCAAAGTGATAAGACTCATCAAAATCATATTCGCCATATTCTACTTTGAAGTTAATAGTTAATCCAGTATTAAGATAACATTTTTGTTTTAATCTTCTTTTAATAGCTGGTATATCAAAATCATCTAAGTTTTTCCATATTGATTGATCTGGTTTGGCTACTATAATAGTACCAGTATCATTCTTATCTACTTTTCCTATTTCTGTAAGCTTTTCTACGCATTTGCCTTTTTCAAAACGCATATGATATTTCTTACCGTCACGTTTTATTGTAACATCAAAATATTCTGATAAAAAGTTTATACCAGCAGAACCTATACCATTAAGCCCAGAAGATTTAGCTCCATCTGTACCAAATTTACCACCACTTCTTATACTAGAGAAAGCAACTTCTGCTTCACTTTTATCTGGATATTTCTCAGAAGGTGTAACTGGTAATCCTCTACCATAGTCTTCTACTGTTGTTTCTCCATCAGGTTTTAATTCTATATTAATTACATTACCAAAACCTTCAAGATGTTCGTCAGTACTATTATCTGCTAGTTCATATATAGTGTAATCTATACTAGAGAAAAAGTTACCTGGTCTTAATCTGACTTGTTCAACTTCTTCCAATGTTTCTATCTTTTGTGTCTTAGCTGTTGATTTTACTTTTTGTATTGGTTTCTTTTTCTTTTTAATCATTCTATTCCTCCTATTAAACTATTCTTCTGGCAATTCTTCTATTATAAATTCGCCTAATAATTTAGCTATTGCTGTCTTACATAATAGATTTATCATTTGTTCTTCTTCTAATGAATCATCTATTTCTAATTCTAAAACCATAGGTTTATATACTTTAGGTGCTAGATTAATAGGACTGCCTTCATCTAGTTTTCCCATCTTATTTATAGCTTCTATTAGACTTAAATTCTCTTTTTGTACTCCATATGCTTTATCAACATCTGTAACAGTTAATACATATGTAGGTAATTTGCCTTTCTTACCTGTACTTAAAGTAAATATATATAGTGTTCCATTAACGTCTACCTTGCTATTGAAGTTATGTAGCATCATATCTTTTGCTACTATCTCAGCCTGATCTTCGATACTCTTATTCTTATCCACTTCGCTGTCTATCTCTTCTAATCCCTTTTGAACGGTATCATATACTGTTTTATCGATATTATCTATCATGTATGCCTCCTATTTGTTGATATTTAGAATTTGTAGTGAATACCCTTGACTTTCTTCCGATTTTTGGAAAATGACTGTTTTTAGATCCATAATGGACATAGTTACCCTACAGACAAGTGTAAGATAACTATACTCCAATGTTTTTGAGTCCTCATGTTACGACCATGAAACGTTGGATCAATGCAAGTTAATATATATCTCTAGCTTTTCATTTAAGTGTAGATTCATATTCCCCCGAATCTGCTAATGTGAGATATACTCCTCAAAGAATATCCACCCCTAGCTTTTGATTGTTGTGGTATCTAGTCACCACTCTCAGCCCTTAGAGATAGCATTGATTATCTCATATATGCTGTGCAAACTTAATTACAAGTGTTTAGTCGATTTCACCTGTTCCCTGTCGGGCCATTCGGTTTATCCTAGGTCAAACACTCTTCCTTATAAAACCCTTACAACACTAATGTAGTTGTCCACTATTAACTTTTTGTTTGCGATAATATTCGATGTAATTATAGCACATCTTTATCAAAAAAGCGATAATATTCGAAAAAAAATCGTACATTATCGCTTTTTTTATATTAATATATAGTTTTATTCAGTTTTTATAACCTAAGCTGTTTTACTTGGTCTTTCTTTTATAGATGGTTTCTTTTTAGCAGATGGTTTTTTAGCTGCTGGTTTAGTAGATGTAGTTGCTGCAGTTGTTGTAGAACCGCCATCTTCATTATTGGCAGCTTCTGGCCAGTTATCTATAGAATCAACTCTTACTATCCATTGACCTGGTACAGTTCTATCTTCTGTTACATAATCATCTTCTTTTTCTAATTTACCTACCATATATACTTTTTCCATTGGTGCAAATTTAGCTAATCTTTCTGCTAAGTATCCATTTGCTAATACTTTTATTGCTTCATGTTTAGTATATCCAGTGCTTTCGTCTTTTCTATCCATAGATACATTTATAAATCTTACTGTAAAAGCATCGTTTCTTTCACCTTCGCCAGTTGTTCTTGCTCTATCTACTTGTCCAAAGTTTGCTATTGTTCCTGATATTGTTATGTTTCTCATTTTAAATCCTCCTATACGACATGTCGACGCATGTCTACCTTTAGTTTTTATTTGTTTGTTATAATTTTATTTACCCATTGTAGGGTTGCCCATTTAGTCATTCCGACAAAGCTGGGCCCTGCTTTTCTATATAATAATTACTTGTAATTTAACGCCTTATTCTTCGTCTTCATCATCAAATGTTTGGTCAACATATTGAGTGAATCCTTCAACGTTATTATCAGTTATATATTTATATACATCTGTAAATTCATTTTCTGTTAATTTAGCTACACATTCATTTATTTCATCTAAGCCATAGAAATTAATACAGTATGCTAAATATATTTTAGTTCCAGATGATTCTAACATGCTTAAGCTATTATATTCATCTATACAATTATCATATTCTGCTATATAACCAGCTATAGTACGTTTTTCTTCTGGGTCTTCTACATCTGTTATTTGATTATATATATCTGTTACATCTAAAACTTCGCCTTCTTCTGTTTCATAAGTTATTCTTTCATCAGCTTCAGCATCTTGTTCTACTTCTTCAGAATCTTCAAGTGGGTCAGCTTCTTCAGCTTTTTCTTCTGCTTCATCTTCCACTTCTTCTCCGTCTTCTAATGGATCTTCTGTTTCTTCAGTAGTTTCTTCTGCAACTTCTTCTTCTGCTTGTTCAACAGGTTCTTCTTCAGTTTCTTCAACCATTGGTTCTTCAACTTCTTTAGGTATATCTTCTTTTATAGCATCTTTACCACAGCTACAATTACCTCCACAACTGCATCCATTTTCTAATGCTCCACTAACAGATATATTAAATAATAATTCTATATATTTTGCTCTTGCATTGGCTCTTTCTCCAATGTCTAATATACCTTCTACCTCTTTAGCTAATGTTTTCATTTGACTGTTTATTGCTTTTACGTTTTCTTTTTTCATTCTCTTGATTCTCCTTTTATTTTATTAAGGGCAGCTTTTGCGCTACCCTTTTACCCTATATTATATATTTATTATTTTTCTGCTTCTGCAATTGCTCCAACTGGTCCTGCTTTTAATGTTTCTCTACCATATATACATTTCATATCTTTGCCGATAGTTAATTTTATGATAGTTTTATCTTTAGGTATGTCATACATTGCATCACCTAATATTTTAGTCAGCATAGATCTTAATGCTCTTGCACCTATTTTATTTTCTTTAGCTTCTTTGGCAATAGCTTCTAAACCTTCTTTAGTAAAGTCCACTATTAAATCTTTGTTGTCTAATTTCAATAGTTCTGTAAATTGTTTTACAATAGCATGTTTTGGTTGAGTTAGGATATGTACTAATTGTTCCACACTTAACTCATTTAATGGTGCTATTACAGGACATCTACCTAGAACTTCAGATATAATACCAAACTCTTTTAAATCAGCTTGTGTTATTTTATCTGCTATTTCATTATATTCTACTTTCTTTTTAGATTCTTTATGAGCCCCGAATCCTATAGATGATTCTTGTTTAAGTCTCTTAGATACTATATCGCTTATACCTTCAAAAGCTCCACCTAGAACAAATAAAACATTAGTAGTGTCAAATTTAAATGAAGATGCTCTATCTGTCTTATCTCTTTTGACATCATATTCTCCACCTTCTATCATCTTAAGCAATGCTTGTTGCACTGCTTCACCACCAACATCTTTATTTCCATTAGCAGTATATTCTTTTTTAAGTTTATCGAATTCATCTATAAAAACTATACCTCTTTCTGCTTTAGTTAAATCATTGTCTGCAGCGTCCATTAAATCTCTTAATATATCTTCTACATCACGACCAACATATCCAGAAGCAGTAAAGCTTGTAGCATTTTGTATAGTATATGGTATATCTAGTATATCGCCTAATGCTCTTACTATTTCAGTTTTCCCTGTCGCTTGTTATTAACATGTAGCTTTTTATCTACATCTCTGGAGTATTACACTCATTTTCATCGGTATGTCATTTCATACCCAGGCTAGCATATCTTTTTACGCAATTACTAACTATGAACGTAGAGCGGCCTCGTGCTAGAATTATACTCTTACATCAGTTGTGTAAGTATCATCTAGTATGCGTTGCCCCTGACCATTATTTCTAATGTCACCAACTTCCATTATTGACTTATTCAATAACTTTATATGGCTTAGTTCTTTACGAACGCCTTCGGTATCTGATTGTGGTTTTCCACCCACTTCCCAGCTTAATTCCACTCTAATCATCCTGGGCCTTCTCATAGCTTTGACCCAAGACGGCAATATGCTAAATATTTATTATATTTTCTATCTAAATAAATCGTTGAATCTTTATATAACCAATCTAATAATGTCTGTACTGCTTTTGTACTACTTATATTTAATTCTGGAACTCTATAACCATAATTGTAAATTCTTATGTGTGATTCTTCTATTTGAATCTCATTTTGTATTATGTCTTTTAAATCTTTTAAAACAGTTTCAACATATGATACAATTCTGAAGCTACAAGCTCCTTTTGTTTTTTTTAAATTAAGATTTCCATCTCCATCATATAAGCCTCTAATAAAATGTCTTATATATTCTTTAGGAATATCTGGTATCTCCCAATCATATGTTTTATTTGGACTAACACCTAATTCTTTTAATTTTGAACCAAGTATTTGATCTCTAAATGACATTCTATAATATTCATTTCCTTTGATGTATCTTTTACTTATCTTATGATTACTCTTTAAGTCTGTTTTGAATTTTTCTAGATGTTCCTTATCTTTTATGCATAATTCAAAATTGTTATCCATTGATAAATGACCATCTGCAAAAATAAAACCCAACCAATAAGCTGATTTTTCATTCCATTCGTTAAAAAAAGTATTGTCTATTTCTTTTTTATTACAATGTTGAGTAATATTAGCTCCAGCTTTTTTCATTCGTATTGATAGAGTACCTCTATCTCTATTCAATTCTTTGGCTATTTTTGTAATACTCATTCCATTATTAAATTTCTCTATTGCTAATTGTATTTCTTCGTCTGGTATTTTCATAGTCAAATCTCTTCTTTCTTTTTGTTTGACTATCTATTACCTATACCAGTTGGTTAATTATTATTTATTTAGAAAATATTGTAAAATATTTAAGCAAGTTTACCAGTTGGCCCAACCATTATAATATTAGATTTATCTATTCTAAGCTTTTTGTTTGCTTGTGGATCTCCTTCTAATCTTTTAATTCTTTTTAAATGATTATATACTTCGGTTGCTATAGTTTTCTTAGCATATTCTTGTCCTATAACCCATTCATCAAGACCAGCTTTAATAGTGTCTGGTGTTAAATCTATATGTTTATGTGTCGCTTTCTTTTTATTATGCTCGTCTATAAGATCCATACAAGTTTTTATGCAGTCAGGACAAATTCTGACTGGCTTAGATTCTTTAGAGTCTCCTTTCGAAAATATTCTACTTTCTCCAGAAAAACTCATTTCTCCTTCGATTTCTTTTCCACAGAAGTCACATATTTTTTTTGCCATGATCGTATTCTCCTAACCTAATTATTTTTGTATTTCTTCTTTATTTTGTATAACAGCATCAACTAATCCATATTCTTTCGCTTCTTGTGCTGTCATGAAATTATCTCTTTCTGTATCTTTTACTACAGTTTCATAATCTTGACCAGTGTTTTCAGAAAGTATTCTATTTAATCTTTCTTTTGTTCTTAATATGTTTTTAGTGTGTATTTCTATGTCTGTAGCTTGACCTTTTGCTCCACCTAGAACTTGGTGTATCATTATTTCACTATTTGGTAATGCAAATCTCTTTCCTTTTGCTCCAGACGATAATAAAAATGCACCCATTGAAGCAGCCATACCCATGCACACAGTTACTACATCTGGTTTTATATATTGCATAGTATCATATATAGCCATACCAGCTGTTACAACTCCTCCTGGTGAGTTTATATATAAATATATATCTTTGTCTGGGTCTTCTGCCTCTAAAAATAATAATTGTGCTACTACTAAACTAGCTGTAGTGTCATTTACTTCATCACTTAAGAATACTATTCTATCTTTTAAAAGTCTAGAATATATATCATAAGCTCTTTCTCCTTTATTTGTTGAATCAATTACTGTTGGTATTAATGCCATATTATTTATCCTCTCTTCCTATTCTTTATTATTAAAAAGAGCTATACATTATACGTATAGCTCGTCTTCACTTATCAATTCTCTTAAGAAATTTTTACCTTTTCTTATATGCCTAGAAACACAAGATTGTTTCATACCTCTTTCTCTTGCTATATCATCTTGTGTTCTTTCTTTGAATATATATTCTATTATCATTTCATAGCTTTCAGGATAATAGCGTTTCAATATATTCATTTTTTGAGATAGCATATCATGTAGCTCTATGTTATGATAGTTTCTGCATGAATTTTCATCTACCTCTATACTATTGACACATTCATTTTTTAAGTTAGAACTGTCATTAGAACCATCTACTGTTACATTATTAGTAAATACTTCTTTGACACTTACACCTGTTTTATCTTTTGTGTGTCTTTTACCGAAGGAATTAACATAGTCTTGATGCATTAGTCGTTGTGCAAACGGAACAAAACATGATTTAGTATTATCTTTTGTAATATCATATTTTAGTACAGCTTTTACCCAACCAGTACGCAAGATTGCTAATATATCTTCTTTGATCCATTGATTTGTTTTCCACTCATCAAATAGGACGTCTTTATGAAATGTGTCATATATACAATTTTGGGTCTTTTCATACGCAACTTTCCAGAATAAATCCTTTTGTACTTCAGAACAATTAAATGATCCTTTCTTGCTGTTTTGTATAAGCATGACTATTGTTTCTACACTTAAGTTATTTAGTATTTCTTCAGTTAATAATATAGTCAATATATCCCCTCCTAAAGTCGTTTACATATCTATGTCAGTTGTATTCAAATAGTTTATTAGAAATTTCAACATTGATGAATGTATTGTGATTACGTCACCTTCATCTGAACCTAATCTTATACTTCCATTGTCATATAGATCTATATCTAAACAATGTTCTTTATTGCCAAAGCTAGCGCTTTCTATTATTTCGTTATTAAATTTTTCTTTTTTAGATGTTCTTTTGCCTTCTATAAAATCTTTAGGGAACAAATCATCTATAGATGATTCATCTAAGTTAAATGTTTTAACTTCTATATCATCTTCTTCGTCAGATTCATCATCTAATCCTGTTAAACCACTTAAAATAGCTCCAGCCAAGAAGTCAAATAAATTTTCTGTTTTTTTAGGTTTGTTCTTATCTTCTTCATAGCTTTTATCGAAGCCTTCAAATATTTCATCCCAATCTTTTTCTTCCATTTTATCTGTCAATGTACAACTATAAGTAAATGGAATTTCTAAGTCTTTATCTTTAGAGATATTATTTATTAAAAACATTACAGATTGTTTTTCTAACATAGGATAAATATTATCTCTTAGGCTTTGCAAATCTATACTATATCCATTTAATATTATTAGTGTTTTATTCATTTTAATATTTGATAAAATACTATTCATTATATTTTCTTGAGATACATATTCCATATTCTCTTTTATAACAGATTTAAATAATGAGCCTGGAGAAATATTAATATCTACTGTATTCATATTTGTTAACATTACTATGTTTATAGGCGTAGGGCCATCATATACTGATAATGCCTCATCAATTCCTTTTATTATGGCTTTTTCTATTTTATTGTTATCTGGAATATATGTTAGTCTTATTTTGCTTTTCATTTTTATGTCTCCTATATTTCTATTTGTATTGAATTTAATTCTTCTATACCGTCTGATAAGTATTCAACTATTAGCCTAGAATCATGCACTCTATAACTTAATGCATTAATAAATATAGTTCTTAATAATACTTTTGTATTTATTTTATTGTCCCTTATTATATGATTCCCCATAGAATGCTTCATTTCCTTCTTGAAAATGTCAAATTCTACCAAATCATCATCATCTGGCAATATAAAACTGATATCTAAATTATCTTCATCTATATCTACTTGTAAATCGAAGCTTAATTTATTTATATCTATATCAAGTTTATCTTTTATATAATTGATCACTATACCTTTTAATTCATTGGCATATATATCAGCCGTGATAGTTGAATTATTTATATGCTGTTTTAACATAGCGCATATTTTCTTATAATCTTTTTCTTTTACATTGTCTATGTTTAATTTTAAATCCATTGTAATATCTCCTCTCTTAATGAATGGTCCAAGACAATTTATCGTATTATCTTGGACACATATTAAACTATATAGAGGGATAATTGTATTTTTAACTGTAATATATATGACTATATATCAGAATATACAATTACCCTAATAATTGTTCTATCAAATGTTCTGTATCTTGTTTAGATATTTCTTCAAGTCTCATTAATATCTTTCTACTATAATCCATTTTGGCTTTATTAAATCTAGATCCACCTGCTTTTTTGTATAAGTTAGTGCTATAGAATTTAACATGACCAAATACATTTTTATTAGTATATCTATCTTGAAATTCTTTCCACAATTTTAATTCATCTGATAATATTTGAGTTCCATTATATGTTTTTTTGTTTAATAACCAATATTTATATGTGTTTTTAGTTATTATGTCATATAATGTATTGCCTAGAGATATTTCACATATTACTTCTGATTCAGGGTCTTTATCTAACAGCTGTTCTATCTTTGCTAAATATTTATTCAATACATATAATTCATTTAATTCTATTGCTTTTTTGCTATTGAAATCTTGTGGTTCTATTGGAAGCTTTGTGAATTTTCTAATGCTATTTGCTGTATTATACTTTCTAATGTGTTCAAATGAGAAGTTTGCAGCTAATATACTAGCTCTTCCTCCTACTAATATAATGTTTTTATAATCTACTAATTTAGCTTGTTCTTTCATATTTATCTCTCCTTTTAAATTATTTATTTTTCGTAAATATATCTAGCCAAATCGTTTCTAGTTAATCCCATTTCTTTAAGTATCCTAGAAACGGTACCTTGAGCTATAGTACCCTTTTTACATGGCACGGGTACAGTCTTGCCAGTCTTTTGATTTTTGTATATTAAATGCGTGCTCTTGTTTCTTCTATGATAATAGTAGTTTTGTGATTCCATGAATCCTACTAATTCTTTATACTTTATCCTCAAGCTCTCTTTATATTTAAAGTTATTGTCAGTACTTTTAATGTCGCTACTCAAATCATCACCTCCTGTTGTTTATTGCATAAAAAAATAGAGCAGTAATTAAACTGCTCTATACAACTAAGGCAAGCGTATATTTTATCTCTCTTTTGTAATTAGTTTTGTTTTCTTATATGTATTAGAAGGAAAAATATACTTATCCTCTGTTGGGAGAAAAAAAGGAAAGTAAAGTAAAAACAAAAGCAAATGGTCTGCGTAGCTGGAATTGAACCAGCAGCATCGTGACCCCAAATCACGCACTCTACCAAATTGAGCTATACGCAGATATTATAATCATATAAGCCTGGAATAAACCAAGTACTATATGATTATATACATTATATATTGCCGCCTGACGACACTCGCGCAACGTGCCCGGCTCAGCAATATATAATAATTCTTCATGAAGAATGAATCTTGTTTAGTGCTACTAAGATGCAATGCTATAATAATATTAGTAGCTTATGTCTTTTGTCAGTATATACCGAGTAGTAAAAGCATTGATACCCTAAGCCGGTATAACCAGTCGCTATTATCAAGCATGTACTTTTACTAAATGTAATCCATGCAACTTCCTGCTCGGGATTACGAAGCGCTTATCCTTTGTGGGCCTCCAGTAGGGTTCGAACCTACGACGCGAGGAGTTTTTGTTCCTCCGCTCTACCTGCTGAGCTATGAAGGCATAAAAGATTCTAGGCAATCGATATATCTATAAGCCAGTGCATGAACTTTTACACTGTAATTATCATCCCATATGATTTGTAAAAAAATATAGAAGGAAGATGTATCTAGTTCAAAATCCTAGAATCATAAAATATGGTAATCATTAATTCTATAATATAAACTCCCTAAGTTGAGAGTGTCTTCTTATGGTAACCCCTAATTGAAGCCAAGAGGTTTATGGCTTAGAAGGAAGAATTAATCATAGCCATATAAAATGCTTATTTATGGTAGTAGTAATCGGAATCGAACCAATGATCTCTCGCGTATGAAACGAGCGCTTTAACCAACTAAGCTATACTACTATAATAATCATTAGGTAATCAATGTATCTACAAACCTTTTAGATTTTAGTCTTAGATGTATCTGCTTAAGCAGACTATCTATCCCTAAAATCTACATCATCTTATTTTATCCAATAAACATAGAAGGAAGAATACATTTCGCACTATTCCAATCCCGGAATATTCTTATTGTTAATGCTTTCCTAACGATTAATATGTAGGCAATCATATATCTATAAATCGATTACAAGTCGAGCCCTTATTAGGAAATAGAAGGAAGATATAATTTATCCTACAAATATAAATTATGTTATGTTGAGGTTATCATAATATCTAAACATTATCCAGGCCACAGCCTAGTCAAACAAATTATTTGAACTATTGTTAGAAGGAAGATATTATTAGTCCTCTATAAATGGAGCTGGTGACAGGAATTGAACCCGTAACATCCTGATTACAAGTCAGGTACTCTGCCAGTTGAGCTACACCAGCATAATGGTAGCGGGGGTAAGATTCGAACTTACGACTTCAAGGTTATGAGCCTTGATTGCTGACCACTGCATCACCCCGCTATATGACTACCAGACTAGAAAGGGAGATGTTATTATATGAGTATAAATTTAGTTTAGAGTCCGGTAGTATTTGTATTGGCACACCCTAAAGGATTCGAACCTCTATCTATGGTTTTGGAGACCACTATTCTAGCCATTGAACTAAAGGTGTAGAGTGTGCTCCTCAATTAAGAGGAGCGTATGCTTATGAGTATTGTTAAATTGGTGATACTTGGAGTAATAGAAATGGTTTTTGTCTTGTGTCAGGATTATTACCAAGTATCTTTATTGGCTCTCCCAGCTGGACTCGAACCAGCGACACATCGGTTAACAGCCGATTGCTCTACCAACTGAGCTATAGGAGAATATTAACGAATGGGAATTATATATTCTAATACAGGGCTAATGCTCTACCTGTTGAGCTATATCTGCTAGTGCAAATAGTGGGATTCGAACCTACAACCTCTAGCTTGTCAAAGGTATGTAGAAGGAAGATTATATATATCCATTCGTTAAGAGTAAAATCTTTCATAGAATAACTCTTTATGAATTACTATTAATGGTGGGTAGAGTTGGATTCGAACCAACGAAGCTTGCGCAACAGATTTACAGTCTGCCTCCTTTGGCCACTTGGATATCTACCCAAAAATACTGCTAGGATAACTAGGGGGAAAATTTATGATGAAACAAACAAATAATTAATTGAAGGAAGTATTATTATCATCTATCCTAGCAGTTACAATATTAAATTGTTAAAATGGCTGGGCGAGATAGAATCGAACTATCATTACATGAGTCAAAGTCATGTGTCCTACCGTTGAACGATCGCCCAATGTTACGGAGCATATTAATGCTCCGCTTGTCAAGGTTGAGTCACCATGTACTTTTACTAAGTACAAAATTATATAATATTATAGGTTTGAAAGGAAAAATTATGAGGAGTTATTTAAAATAACTAAATGGTCACTCCGACGAGATTCGAACTCGTAATCCTCACCGTGAAAGGATGATGGCTTAACCATTTCGCCTACGGAGCGTCATAACCTATAAGGGATATATGGGAGACTTATGTGTCTCCCTTGACTCGTTTGCTTTCTTATTAACTTTTATGTACATAATATAATACCTATACTTATATCTTATAACACTTATTTTTATTTTTTTACTTTCTATATCCAGGTACACCTGTATTAGATGTAATAATACCTCTAGCACCTGGTTGTAGCATATCTTGTGAAGACATTTTGCATATCTTTTTCTTGGCTGTCTTTGTTTTTTTCTTAGTCGTTGTCTTTTTCTTTGCCATCTACATCATCTCCTAATCTCCATGTATCTGGAGGATCTATAAATATGCAGTCGTTAAACATTTTTGTTATATCACATTCATCACAATTTTCATATTTATTACATATATCTATGAAAGGTTTTAAATGTTCATATAATTCTTTATTCATCTTGATCACCCTGTTCCTCTTCATTATTTGTATTATCTTCATATATATAGTCTGGATTATATCGTCTTTTATTTCTTATTGTTTTGCATCTATTACATTCATTATTAAGACGATCCCATCTATCTTTTTTATATATAAATTCGCTTACTGGCAAATAGTTTTTACATCTACTACATCTTTTCTTTTCTACACCATTTTCGAATATATGTGGTATTCTAGGTGGCATACTATCACTTCTTTCTTATATATTATGCTTAAAATAATATTACTGACATCAGTTCGGTATTTATAATATGAGGTGAATAAAAATGACAATAGTAAAAAAGAAACACATGTTGTTCGGTACTGTAAGGTTTGACCAAGGATATCCTTTCCTAGAAGATGTAGCAAAAGCTCTTAACTATAGAGATGATTCATATAAATCTTACATAGGTGATAATGTAATAGTTAAAAATAATCATATACTTATTAATGATGAAGGTATTGATGCTCTTATAGTACATTCTAATATTAAAACACCTATAGTGTTTAGTCAATGGATGTTTGAATTTATACTTCCTTCATTAAGAAGAGAAGAAGTTATGGAACATCCTAAAGTTAATAAAGAAACCGTCAAGGAACAATCTCTTGCTAAAAAACTAAATGATTCATTTACTAAACATGTTATGTCTATTGATGGTTGGATAACGATTCCTGTGCATGGTTTTAGTAATAATCATATGTATAGTTATACTGAAAATGGAAATATAGTAAAGTCAAAAGCCTATTGTGTGTGGAGACATAA